AGAAGGGGATTCTGTGATGACTACCATAAGTACAGGGTTTGAGCATAATGACAAGCCAGTTCCTCCACCTCCTGAAATCAACCTTAGCTGTAAAACTCCGAAACATAAAAATCCAGATTCAGTTATAGGAAGTGTAGATACGGGATTCGGATGTGATAATTAGCTTATTAGAGAATGTCCAAAACCAAAATATAAAACTCATTTATGTAAAGAAAATTATTTAGGCGAGTTTAAAACAGAATCTGAGAAGACGCTAGCTAGAACTAATCTAGGAGTTTATAGTAAAGAAGAAATAGATAGAATTGTAGGTCAAATTGTGGAAAACAATAACAACAATTTTATCACTAAAAAGGAAGTTCAGAATATGATAGCCGACTTAGATTTTGTAGATTCTACACTAAAATCTTATGTAGACTACCAAATACCTAATAATTTATTTAAATTATGAGTACAACACAAATAAAAAGATTATTTCAATCAAAAACTGAATTTGTCCCTATTACCTTAGCGGAGGCAGTAGTAGTAAACACCTCTAATATTCCAGGACTTTCATCATTAGGAATAACAACTCTTGACAAGGTATTAAGAACTACAATGGGAGTTGTAGGAACTAATGCTGGAGATATTGCTGTGTTGAAGAATACAGTTCAACAAATTAATACAGCCTTAGAGGGTAAATAGGACAAGCTTACTGCTGGCGTAGGTATTACTATTTCTCCAGAAGGAGTTATTAGTACTACTAATAGCATAGAACTATACAAGATAGTTACTTAGCTACCAACAGCGTCAAAAGACTGTTTAAATTCTATATATTTAGTTCCTGCACCATCCGGTACTGCAGGAAATATTTTTATCGAATATATTTGTGTATATGAAAATACGCAGGCGAAATATATTTGGGAAAAAATTGGAGAAGTCCAAACAGATGTAGATTTATCTGGTTATGTAACTAACGAAACCTTTAATTAGACTATTAATATTATTAATGGCTAGTTAGCAAACACTATCACTGCTCAAGATGTTACTACATCAGATGGTGCTTCTAAGGTAGTAGTTAATTATACTATTCCATCAGATTTATATGACAGTATGGTCAATACAGATAGCACAGACCAAGTAATAGGAGGATAATCATGGAATTAACTATTAAACAACTTAAGCAACATGGTTAGATATTCGTTCCTTAGACTACTGCTGAAGCTGTTTTAGTTAAAGGTGGTGAAGAAGTAATTACTCTTGATAATATGCTAGAGAGGAAGATTGAGTAGATTATTACACCTGCTGGGTCTGGACTATAGGCATTTAAGCAAGAAAAGAATATAATTCTTACTCACTCTAACTCCATAACTGCAAATGAATCTCCTTCTTCAGTAAAGGTAAAATACGATAATCGAGGACACATAGTAGAAGTCGCTCCTACTAGTAATGTGACGGTAATAGTGGACCAAGAAGGTTATCTTTAGTATAACGGGTCAGAAGACCGGAATCTGCTTCTGGGGAATGATTTTGGAATAGATGAAGATAATAAAATTATACTAAAATGGAATCATTTATAACATGGCACTATTAAATTTTGCTAATACCTATGCTGAAATATCAGGCAATCTTACTTTGCCGGAATCTGCTTCTGGGGAATACGTAAAGCTATTCTTTTCTAAAGACGGTCACATTATATCTCATGGAAAGGATTTTACTCCCACATTTACTCCTACAGTAAGAGGTTTAGTTCCTATTTCTAGCGGTAAATCCACTGAAATATTTAGAGGAAATGCTACCTGGGCTGAGATAACAACTACAGACTTACCAATGGCTGAAAATACCTCTGTAAATAACACAACAACCCTATTTACTACTTAGTAGGTTCATTAGATAATTAATGCTAGCTTTGCTGCTAACGATGCAATGCGGTATAAGGGTACTATTACTTATAGTAATGGAAGCTATACAACACATACTGTTGCTGGAGTAGAGGTTTAGGGATTCCCTACTAAATGTGAGGTTGGGGATACCTATAGAGTGACTTCTCAGGGAACTTATGCTGGATAGACGTGTTCAGCTGGCGACTTACTAATATGTATACAAGACGGAACAGGAAGCGGATTAAACACTGCAGCTTATTGGACAGCTGTAGAAGCAAATATTAACGGATAGGTTAAACACACTGTCAACGGTACTTCTATATATGTTTATAGTAATAGTACTAATACATTTACTATTTATGCTCCAACAACTGGTGGTACTTAGGGTTAGGTACTACTTAGTAATGGTAGTGCTGCTCCTACTTGGGCTGCACAATCTACTTTAGTAGTAGGAGAAGCTAAGAAGGTTAGTAATGCATTGTCACTTGGTGTAGGCTTAACTTTTGGAACTACTGGAGTTACTTATAATGGTAGTGCAGCTAGAACAATATCTCTAGTAGCCGCAACTACTACTACTATAGGAGGAGTAATTGTAGACAAAGACTCTAAGAATAAAACGATTTCTGTTACTAGCGCTGGAAGCATTTATTTAACTAAACAGAATATTATTAACGCTTTAGGTTACGACCCAGCTACAAAGGATTCATGGAGACCTATTACTATTGGAGGTGTATCAATCGGAGACAAGACGTTAAACTTCGTACCATCTGGAGATGTTTATTTAAAAGCAGACTCTAACGGGGACGATATACAAGATATTAGTTTTGGAATAAGCTGGTATAATATCAGTACTAAAAAATACGAAACAGCATAATCTATGAAGATAGCATACAATCCTACTACGGCAGCAGCTTTAACGACTGCTCCCAATAATAATGATATAACCTTTGACTTAAAGGGCTTAAATATCTTTACTAGAGGGATAAAGTTTAAAGGGACAGATACTACTTACTCAGTATTTAAAAAACATACTTCTAGTGGAAGTGGAGGTTATAACGGATTGGTGCCTGTCCCTTCATATACTGCAACAAATGTTAGATTTTTAAGGGAAGATGGCACCTGGTCCATACCTGCGGCTGCGGCTGCGGCATTCATTTATACCCAATTAACTAATCAAGATCTAGATGATTACTTAGACGAAGGGAGATGGTACTATGCTGGCGGTGGTAATACCACAACGAACAAACCTAGTGGAGTAGATGCATATGAATTATATGTTGGTCAAAATGCTAGTGGTTATCGTTATTAGAAGTTAATTACTTCTAATGGTCTGATATGGTTTAGGTACCATGATTCTTCTGCTTGGAAAACTTGGGTTAGATGGTATACAGACATGAATACTGATTAGAAAGTATTGTAGTCTGCTACCACTACCTCAAATTATAGACCTCTTGCTTTAGGTTATACTAACACAAGTACCACTGCTGATTTAGGTGCTAGTGTTACTTAGCAAGTTTATGTAACTACAACAATATATGCTCAGCCTAGTACAGGTAGTCTATGGGCTAATAAATTGTACTCAGGTGGAAAACCAGTTCTTACAGAACATCAATCATTAGCTAATTACGTTACATTAAATACTGCACAAACTATAACTGGGGCTAAGACATTCACAGTTAATGTTACAGCAGCAGGTTATAAAAAGACTAATTCTTCTGACTCTTATGTATTGTTGGGTGGAGGAGGACATAAAGCTGTATCCGACTTTATGTTAAAAACAGAAGAATTATCTAACAATCTCACAACCATTACTAAATCGTTAAATGTTACACAAGCATGGATGGATACGGGAATAACATCTACTAACCTTCCTGCTAATGGAACTTATATAGTATAGGTACAAGTTAGTGCTAACGATAATACAGGAGCTATGTGGCATTGCTATAATTCTGGTGTAATGAGTTGGTATAGAGATGGTACTAATGATACAGACACCGATGAAATTATCCTTCACCGTTCTGGTCATGCTTATGGAAAAACAATTTACTTAAGAACTGTTATGCAAAGTTCTGGAGTTTTAAAATTATAGATAGGTGCAAGTGCTGGCATAGGCGCTGCTTACACTTATACATTTAAATTTAAGAGGATAATATGATAAAAGTTAAAGATGGATATGCAAAACTTATAGGAACCACATATCAAGGAAGCGCTACACAAGTCCTTCTTAGCAACGGAGGAGACTTAGAGTACTCTGCTTCAAGCAAAGCCAGCACCCTAGTTCAACGAAACGCCAGCTAGCATATTTACGCTACTTATTTTAACTCAGCTATTTCTGATGAAGCGTTAACAGATATTGGTTCCGTATATGTAAGAAATACTTCTGATACCTTTATTAGAAGAGTGAGTAAGACTTAGTTTTATTCAATTTTAGATAATAAGTTTGTAACTCTTGACACTACTCAAAGTATTACAGGAGCAAAGACTTTTTCTACTAGTGTTAGATTTGTTAGTAATGCTAGTATTATATAGAACTAGAATGATACTAGTAACTATACTACTATACTGAAATGGTATAAAAATGGTGCATCTAGGAATACCTACGACCCTTCTATAGGACAGCATAATACTGGAGGAGATGGAAATGGCTCTATCTGCATACTTCCGTATCCTACAGCAACTAGTCCTTGGGGTGGAACGGTAGGTCTGTTTATAAGTAAAGGGGTTTTAAAATTAGATGGTAAATCAGTCGCACTAGCTGAGAATTACTATACTAAAACTGAATCCGATGAGAGATATGTGAATGTAACTGGAGATACTATGACTGGACCTCTAATAGTAAAAGCTGCTATAACAGGAACTCAGTTAATATCTACTATTGCTACAGGTACCTCTCCATTAAAGGTAACTAGCACAACTGTGGTTACTAACCTTAATTCAGACTTATTAGACGGGTTACATGAAACTTCATTCTTTAGAGCTAGAGGAGATTAGTCCATAGCAAGTTCTGTTCCTACAACTACCGAATTAGCAAATAATAATAATTTATGTGGTAGCTGGAATGTAAAGTATACAGGAGCTTCTGGACACCTAGTATAGTTTAATGCTGGAAGTGGAAGCACAAGATATATGCAGTTCTACTCTACGTATTCTGGAAGTTTGTATTGGAGAAATAGTACAGACTCAACTTTGAATACAAAATCATGGAAAACTATTGTAGATAGTGCTAACTATACTGGAATAGTTTTAAAGATTGGAACGGCTACAAAAGGTTCTGCGACTCTTCCTATATACCTAAATGCAGGTACACCAACAGCCTGTAGTACGACTCTTGGAGTTTCTATTACAGGCAATGCGGCAACAGCAACCAAACTATAGACTGCAAGAACCATCAATGGAACATCATTTGATGGAACTACTAATATAGTAACAGCTTATTGGGGTACTGCACGAACTATTAGTCTATCTGGTGCAGTTACTGGTAGTGCTTCTGTTAATGGTAGTTAGAATGTAACTATTACTACTACCTACTAGTTTGGCTCTATTGATGGAAGATATGTAGGAGGTAATAAAACTGCTAATCATGGCTCTTCTGGAACAGCTTATACAGCTGATACATATTCTTCTACATTTGTTAATAAGGCATTTGTAGCATTTGCTGAACGAGGTTCTTGGGCTTACGCTAATAATGGATATGTATCTACAGATACTGGTGTAAATATTCCATTGGCAGGAACAGCTATATTCTAGTGGGGAGCTAGTAATACAAACAAGACGTAGTTATATATAACTCCATATAATAACTCAGGAGTAAGTAATCCTGCTGTTAACGAAATGTTATTCTATACAAGCAACGGGAGTGGTTATACTTCCGCTTGGACTAGAGTATTAACTCACAGAAATTATACTAATTATACTGTGACTAAAACTGGTGGAGGTGCAAGTGGTACTTGGGGAATCTCAATTACTGGTAATGCTGCTACAGCTACAACTGCATAGTATTTGGCATCTAATAGTAGAATGGATTATGGATGGAATGGATTAAACTATTTCAACATAAATGGAACTGCTGGAACTGCTGTTAAAGCCAATAATACTCCCACAACTGCTTGGTGGCATATTCTACGATTTAATCATGCAAATAGCTCTGGATATTATACTGATTTAGCTGTCCCATTTAATGCTAACAGCTTATATTATAAAAGAGTAGCTGCTGGAGCCTTGGCAAATGGAAAGTGGGTTAGAATACTAGACGAGTTGAATTATACTTCTTATGTAAATCCAGCTAATTTCGTAACATCTCTTGGAACTAATGGAAACTATGTAACCTGGACTAAAAATGGTACTACTAATAACTTAACAGTTCCCTTTGCTACTACTTCTAACGTATTAAATAACCTAGGAAATAGAACAGCTATATCTGGAACTACTGTTGGATAGAGTGGGCTTAGGTTGTACGAAGTTTATAATAATGGTTATCCAGTAATCTTCGGTAATGTTTTAAATATTGGTGGGCAGGGTTATGGAGAACTTTTGTTTTAGTGGACTATGGATAGTAATCCTGGACATTTGTACTACAGAAGTAAAAGAGATGTGGCTTCATAGGCTTGGAGTAATTGGGTTACTATACTAGATAATAATAACTATTCTTCTACTCTAGATGGTAGATATGTAACTCTTGCTACAAACTAGACAGTTAGTGGAATTAAAACTTTTAGTACATAGTAGAAATTTACAGTAGCGACTGGAACATCTCCCTTCACAGTATCTTCTACTACTGTTGTTTCTAACCTAAATGCTGATATGCTAGATGGATGGCATCTAAATTATATACTAAAAGATGGATATGTTACAAGTGCCACGTCTGGACTTTCGTCGTATTGGAGAAAGGTGTGGGACATAACATTAAATAATTAGTATAATGATGTTGACATTAATCTTCTTGTGCATTCAGCTTATAATTAGTAGTGGGGAATAATATCTTTTAAATTAAGATAGAATGGAACTGGAACCGCAAAGAGTATATCTGCTTTCCTGGCTGAAGTTGTAGGAAATATACCACTAGATAGATTCAGATTATACTATAACAATAGTAGTGGATTATGTTAGCTATGGTGCAATCCAAGTGGTTAGTATAACGTCTATAACTATAGAGTTCTAGCTAAGACTTGGAGAACAGGTACTGAAGCTGCTACTCTTGGAACATTTTATACTGGTGATACTTCCACAGCACAGTCTCTTCCTTCTGATAGTTATGTTTCTATGACTGGAATAACTATAGTTAATACGGCTGCAAAGGTTGCTAATACCCTAACATTTTCTGCAGGAAAATTTTCTTCTAAAACGTATAACGGAAGTTCTGCAATAACAGTTAATGTTCCGACTCACACTAGTCATTTAACAAATGATAGTGGATTCTGGACTGGAACAAGATATTGGGCTAACATAGCAGTATCTACTTCTTCTAGTACAAGTACTTCACCTACGTTTAGTACTGCCTATACTTCAAATTGGTTTAGAAGTACTGGATCTACGGGATGGTATTCTCAGACTTATGGTGGTGGATGGTATATGTCCGACAGTACTTGGATTAGAACCTATGGGAGTAAATCGGTTTATCAGAATACTGGATAGATAAGAACAGATGGATATTTAGTTACTAATGGGGGAATTACTGTAGGAGCTACTTCTCCGAATAATGGTACTTATAAATCACATGTTACTGGAAACTCATGGTCTTCTGGATATATTAGAGCAGGTGCTGGTTTTTATCATAATTCAGTAAATAGTAATAGCTATGTATTGTTAGCTGGAGGCTCCTACAAATCATTAGCAGACTTCGCCAAGGGTAATGCTGGTGCCTCAAATAGAGGAGTATATGTAACTAATGGAACTGTTACTGCTATGACATATTACTTAAATGCTACAGTTTACTCTGGAGCATCTGGCAAACTAGCTTATTATAGCGGTACTAACTCTATTGACGACTATACTAATACTATAGGATCTTCATCGACTCCTATATATATTAATAATGGAATTCCTAATGCAGCCAACAGTTATAAAGTTGTGAATAGTGGTCATTATTTTAGCGCTTTTGGTATAAGCGGATATATTTATGTAATTAGATATGGTTAGGTGGTATGTGTATCTATAAATATGTCTTCAGGTGGGAACGGGTCTACGGGAACAACTACCCTTTTAACTAATCTCCCATCAGCTGTTTATACAACTGGATAGTCTGCTTCTAAAGGTGGTGGGTCAGCCCTTAGATAGGCCACTTTTTATGTTTCTGGAACAACGTTATATGTTTATTCTTACCAAGCAAATTAGTTACCAAATAAAGTGTCTTTTACATACATAACTAATACTCTAGAATAATTAATAAATTTTAACTTTTAAAATAGTTTATATTTATTTAGTTTAGTATAAACCAAAAATTAATGATTTATGACGTTAAATGATGTATTGACAAAACAAAATGTAATCACCAAGATTATTCTTAAAGACGGTGATAAGGAACTCTCAAAAGAGTTAAAGGTAAAGATTATGCGCATTAGAATGGCTTATAATAAAATTAAGAAGCAATTCGATGATGATACTCAAGAATTTACAAATCAGATTATATCTGATGAACTTAGAGAATTAGCTAATAAATCCGAAAGGACTCTGGAAGAAGAAGCAAGATTCAATGAACTCAACGATAAAACTAATTCTGAATACCAAGAATATCTTATTCAGAAGGGCTTAGAGGAAGTTAAAGATACACCAGATGATGTAATCACCATGGAAGAGTATTCAGATATTCTAGATGTTAATTCCGGAAATGATGTAGAAATTAACGGAAATTCTGTTAAGGCTGCAGACTTAATGGAAATTGTATTTGACTTATTTGTAAAATAATAATTTATGGAAATTGTAAAGTAGAATGAATCCTACCAAATCTCAGAAACAAGAGAAAATGGGCAACACATGATAGGAACTGTGAGTAAGGATGTTAACGGAGTACTTAGTATTAATTTCAATCTCCTTACTGCAGGAGAACTAAGTGATGAACATATTGGAGATGCCAACTATTATATGGCTGAAGGAGCTTCAAATGTGTCTATTAACTTTAGCGTTGCAGAACCTAATAGAGATGACTTTATGACTTATATGGATACAGTATTTGACACTGTTTTAAACTTCTTTTAGACAGAAGATAAATAAACTTAATATGGGAAGAAAGAAACCTAATGTACCAAGAGCCGGAGTTAAACGTGGAGGAAAAATCAAACGCAAGTGTAAATAAGAGGCTGTCAGAACTTACAATCTGCTGAAATTCAAGGTCAGTTAGCTGGTCTACGTGAGTAGATGAATACTAACTAGAACACTCAGCTGTTAATGGACGCAATCAAAGGTAACTCTGCTGCTCTTGGTCAACTTGCTACTAATCTGAACTGCGACTTCGGAGTATTGAAAGACTGCTGCTGCAATATTCAAAATGCAATTGCCACAGTAGGAGGACAAGTTGGTTATACTTCTGAAAGAGTTATCAACGCTGTAGAAAGAGGTAACTGTGATGTTATTCAGGCAATTAATAACTGCTGCTGCAACACACAGAAAGCTATTATCGAACAAGGCTACCAAAATCAATTAGCAAATGAAAGACAGACTTATCAGATTACTAATAGTGTAGATTCAGTAGGACGTGCAGTAGAAAGAGGTTTCTGCGATACTGCTTATGCAACTCAGACTTAGACTTGCTCTCTTCAAAATACTATTAGAGACACAGGTACTGCAAACACTAATCAGATTATAGCTAAGCTTGACGCAATGTAGAATCAGGCTCTGCTAGATAAGATTGATGCTCTACGTGAAAAGAATAGTCAATAGGCTGTTGTTATTAACAATGCCCAATAGACTGCTGCATTTGGACAAATGATAAGTCAAGCTACTACTCCTATTGTTGCTGCTGTAAATGCTCTACAAGGTGATGTAAATGGAATCAAGTGTAAACTTCCAGAAACTGTAACATTGCCATACAGTTGTGCTACTGCTGTACCAACTCAAGCCGTGTTTAACGGATATGCTCTTGGTACTTACGCAGGATGGAATAATGGATGCTGCGGTAACTCTCTTTGGGGTTAAGAAAGGAGGTAACTATGTTATTACCTACTTATATTAACGTAAATAGAGGAGGAATACCAGCAATTAGTAGCTTATCTGTAACAGTTACGGCTAATGAAGTACAATTTGACTTTAATAATCACCGTAACATAGGTGCGCCTTTTAGAGGATTATTAATAGTAAGACTTAACTAGGCTATACCAGCAGGAACTACTACGACTTTACCTATTGTATTCACCAGTGGTGGAGGAGGTAACGCTCAGAAATTGACTGGTTACAACGGAGCAGATATAACTGTGTCTCAAATACCAGGAACAGGTATTTACTTGTGTTGGTTTGAACACAGCACTAATACATTACAATTATTAACAGGAATTGCATAATGGCATTTTAGAATTTAAGGAATAGTAATTAGCTATTTATCTTGCATAAAGATTCTGTCCCTACTCTGGAAATTGGTAAGGTTACTAACGTATCCATACCAGTTCCAAAGTATGGAAACCCAGGAATGTATAATCAGGAAATGATAGTGGATATTACGGCCGAAATAAACGGCACATCCGCTAGTTTCTAGAAATTGCCAGCGATGGGAGACATCGCGGATTTCGGAAACAATATTGTGGTTTCCTGCAACAAAGAAGCAATGAATAGTGAAGTTTCTTCGATGAAGCAAAGAAGCCTGGATATAATTAATAGTATCGAAACACATTAGAGTATTATTAAAGGATGTGACGAAATTCTATCGCAATTAAATCCAGAAATAGTTGAGAAACAAAGACAAGAATAGGAGAATAAGGCTTTAAGGGAAGAAATAAACTCTCTTAAAGAAATGTTCAGAGAATTTATTAAAACATCTTTAAAATAGGAACAACATGGCAACAATAATTGAAATTCAGGAGTCAAAATTTGAGCATCTTTCAGATTGTGCTGAACAAATCGTTAAGCATGGAAAGAAATTGATGCATTGTTTATCAGAACTAGAAAGTAAATCTGGTGAACACTACATGGAAAGATACGGAAAACGTAGACGTGGAGGAATGAGAGATTCTGACTACGACGACGAGGACTACCCAAGATACTATTGATATGAGAGCAGCTTTGGATATGTATGACGATATGCCAAAGTATATGCGTAAGTACTTACAAAACTACGGTTGGCATTTCAATAAGGCTTTGTGTTCATACGCTATTTCTTTTATGAAGAAGGGAGGAAAATCCCTAGAGCCAGTATCCAAAGAATACATTGATAAGGTATTAACGTAGAATAACATTAAACTAGAAAATAATGTTGGCTATGATTATGTATTTGTTGGCAATATGTGTAAGGCTGATTATTACGGAAGTAGTATAACAGATGAAAGACATTTTGCTCTTTACATTAAAGATACCATAGACGATGAAGACGCTGGAGATGGTACTACTATGAGGAGATGGTATGCTACTATGGTAGCTAACGGAACTATGGTAGACTGGGAGGATGTGATATGACACATTTCAGAGTATTGTTTGAGAAATACGATTGGGATATAGAAGTTTGCATAATTGTAGAAAATCCCAATGTTCAATACATTTTGAGTAGATTAGAGAATTTGGGATGTCCAGACGATGTTTTACATAGGGCAGCTTCTAGGATAGAGGATTACGAAAATTCAGGTTTTACGTTTACTAACCAAGAAGAACACAAAAGCATCATAGTTATAAATAGACCTGATTCCGCTGAGGAATTTATAGATACTTATAACCATGAAAAGAATCATGTTGAAATGCATATATGTAAAGAGTTTGGTATTGACCCATATTCCGAGAAAGCTGCTTATCTAAGTGGTCAATTAGCAAAAAAGTTATTTAAAGCATAGTTGAGAAACTGGATTAGATAACTATATATAATTAGTAGGAGGATTTCCCTAAGTTGGGAAGTTCTCCTATTTTTGTTTTGATAAATCACTAGTTATGACTATATATTACTGTAAACATATAAACATATAATCTTATGAAATTTTTTACTATCAAAGAACTAACAAAGAGCACTACTGCTTAGTAGAAGGGAATTAAAAATGTTCCGTCTAAAGAATAGGAACAAAATTTGATAGCTCTTATAGAAAATGTTCTAGACCCTCTTAGAGAGGCATATGGAAAGCCAATCGTTGTTACTAGTGGATATAGATGTCCAGCTCTAAACAAGGCTGTAGGAGGAGCTAGTAACAGTCAGCACATGACTGGATAGGCTGCCGATATAAGAACTATTGAAGATACTAAGGCGGAAAATAAAAAGCTATTCGATTTAGCCCAAAAGCTAAAATTACCATTTGACTAGCTAATAGATGAGCATAACTTAGATTGGGTTCATATAAGTTATTCTAATAGAAATAGAAGACAAGTATTAACAATAAAATAACATGGGAGAAGGTAAAACCAATATGTTCGGTAAAACCTATAATACTATTGGTTCTACCGATTCTAACTTTTTAATAAAAACAAAGGGAGATTTGAAAGTCCAATGGGGCGGCAAATTTATAGATATAATTAAGAATGGGAAATTAGCCTCTGCTGGAGCTGACATACTTAAAGTTGCTACCAGTTCAGATGAGATTTCAAGTAATGGAATCTATTTAGTTCCTACAGAAGAAGGGAATGAGGTTTGGATTTCAATAGATGGAACTAAAGTTAATTTAGCTGGAGAAGTTGGAACTACTTACGTTTCATTCCTAGCTGAACAAAAAGAAGTAACTGCGGATTAGAAATATACAGCGTTAACTAATGCAGGGTTCTACTATGAAACTTTAGAATAGGCTAAAGCTTCTGGAATAAAGGCTGGAATAATCTTTGTAGAAGGAGATGGAAAACTTTATGTTGTGAAGGAGGGGGAACTTCAAGATTATTATCTAACTTAGCAACAATTAACTGGACAAGAGCAGACAAATAAGTTTGATGAGATCTATGTAGGAGCCTTACACATATATACTAATGATGGGTATAGCACATTCGATACCTAGAAGATGGTACTTTTAATGAATGGAGACTAGTATTTATTAATAGAAGATTCTATGATTTATGTGGGATATTCTATTTCATTAAAAAGAAATGTGCTTATACAATCAGAAGGGGCCTCAGAAAATGAGGGATTTAGGTTGTATAATACAGAGGAGGGATCTATTCTTGAAGTAGATGATATAGTATGGAGAAATCAGCCAGACCCCTCTGTGGTATACTCTGAACAACTTAGGGAGTCAGATATATACAGTTAGCATAATAATGTTATCTAGAAAGTAATAAACACACAAGAAATATAGGACGATAAGTTTAAAGTTAAGTGCGTATTAAAGTATAACAATAGTTATTAGGCAGGATAGTATATATATATTTATCTCTCTGAAGATTATACATAGTATGTGATTCAACTTGGTATAGGGCTGGAAGATGGAGTCTACATTATTTTAGCAAAGCTTTTGGAGGACAAAATAGCTCCGGAATTAATTTCTATAGAAGTTACATATGACGATGGTAGCAGAACTACTGTATTAAATATACAAGAAGGAGAAAACTATGGATAGTCTTAGGTTAGCATTTCCAATACTGGAACTATAGATAAAGCAAAAATACTGGCAGGACCTAAAAATATAAGGTTTGAAGAATAGTCATGGTAGGCAGAGGAAGATGAGGAAAACGAAGTAGTTAGGGATATAGGAACTGACGAAATTATTCTGAATAAGGCTTCTGCAAAAGAATATGAAATTATTGAGAGTGCTCTAGAGTATGTTACTATATTAGTATCCTAGAAAGATATCAACTCTTTTTTAGACTGGAGTATAAATGCTTTAACCTGCTTATCTAGCAGACCTTATATTAAGATATAGGGAAGTAATATAGATGTGCTAGACCGTTCTAAAACCATTACTGAAGAAATAACTAATGAATCTGGAATAGTCGAGACTGTAGAAAAGCCAGACGAAACAATTCATACCAGAATTGGTACAGTAAAGGAGACTGACTTCCAATAGCTTAAAGAATGCCCTGAGAAATAGGAGGAAGTCTAGGTTGGAATATATTCTGATAATTTTATTGGGTTAAACTCAAAACTATACGATTCAGTTTTTAAGAAAAGATGTGATTATCCTAAATACGATGAATCTGTTGAAATTCCAGAAGATTTTTAGGATGAAAAATATAATAAAGCAGTTCCAAATGTTGAATGGATTAAAGAACTAATTAAACTAGCAGTTCCAAGTGGGACCATTGCTATGTATAATGGGCAATCAGAAATCCCAGAAGGATGGGCTGTATGTGATGGAAATAACGGAACTCCTAACCTAGTAGGAAAATTTATTAAAGCTGTGTCTGCAATAGATTAGATAGGAGACAATGAATCTGAGTTGAATGAGAACAATGAATTCATAATTACTTAGGAACATCTTCCAAAACATAGCCATCCTCACAAACCTCATACACATAATCTAGGAGGAGACCTATCGGGAACCACAGGAAGTTCTGGAGATTTAACAGTATCTTTAGATTATTCAGATTATAACTGGGGAATAGAATCTGTTTAGAAAACATTTGTCACATCTGTAACCGGAGAAGGGGTAACTTCAGAAACCGGAACTGTTGATGGAGTATCAAATATAAGGACCCAGGGAGGAAACGCTACTGGGGGAAGTCATACTCATTCTATTTCTTTAGATGCTGAAGGAGGAGTTTCTTTATCTTCTGCTACAAGTGAGGAAGAGACTTTAGAAGATTCCGAATGGCCAAATAAACCTCTAAAAATAGAACCTCGCTCTTATTCTCTAGTATTTATTATGAAATTATAATTTTTTATTACAGAAGTTTAACATTTAATTATGTTTTAATTGCTGTCTACCTAATCAATACATATATATTGTATGATTAACTAAAAAATGATTATGTATATGGAAAATTTTGATGAAGTGATTTTTGACGACGACGAGTTTGGAGGTGATTCCTTTGAACAAACAAAACCAGAAGATGGTGATGGCAACCAGTCTTCTAATGGCGGAACACCTTCTGGATAGCAAGATGAAGATTTAACAACTGAAGTACTACGTCTTAAAGGTATTACTGACCCAGGAAAAATTAAATTCGAAGATGAAACTGGTGCTATTGTAGAAAGAGCTTGGGACTCATTAAGCAGGGAAGAATAGATTAATATCTTGATTGACCAAGAACCAGAACAGTAGGACTTCGATGAATCTGAATTGTAGCTTATTAACACAATTAGAGAGAGCGGAATGACTCCAGAGGAGTACATCTAGTCTTTACAGCCAGAAGTTGAACCAACTAAACGATATAGAGTCGATGATCTTTCTGACGATGAGGTTTATGCGTTGGATTTATTACATAAAATTGGGTCCGATATTTCTGACGAGGAAATCAATCAAGCACTTGAATTAGCTAAACAAAATGAAGGTTTATTCAAGAAAACAGTAGAAGGTCTTCGTAAAGAATATATAAGACTTCAAGAAGATGAAGAAGCTCAGATAGCTAGCGAGAAAGCTGCTAGAGAAGAGGCTGCATATAATAAATTTGCTGACTCAATCAAAGGTCAAATTAAAGACCTAAATTCTTTTGCAGGACAACCTTTGCAACTATCTGATGATGATATAGAAGATTTATCCTCGTTTATGCTAGACATAGATGATTAGGGATTAAGTGCGTTTGGTAGAGCTATGAATGACCCAGCTTTATTTACTAAAGCCGCATTTTGGATTCTTAATGAGGATAAAATAGTAGAAGAATTAAACAAACAGATTCAGGATAACTATAGAAGAGGTTATGAGCAAGCCAAGGCGGATTTATAGGGAAAACCTAAGCCTAAATTGGTGTTCAACAAACCCGCTTCACAAAAGAAAACCACAGACGATGTGTTTATAGATGATGAAGATTGGTATTAAGATTTATTAACATTTAAAAAGAATAATTATGCTTGTAGCGAGTTTTGTAACTAATCACCCTACGATGGGTGACACTAGAACTTATGAAGATTTTAGTAAATTCTTAGGAGAAAGACCTCACCGTTTAGGCGTTGTATCTCGTCTTTATCCAGAATTAACTGCAACTTTCTTGACAGAGGCTCTAAGAAATATTTTCTATGGAGATACCAAGAAAGCAACTGGATTCCAGAATATTGATTCTACTTATTTTGAATGGGAAGTAGAAACTAATTACATTAAGAGAATCCCCTTCGCAGCAGTGCCTGTTGAAGATGGAGCTGACGGCTCTGAAATTGAAATGATTTTCCCTGAAAACTATTATCAATTACACGAAATTTTCAAAATTGAGAAGACTGGACAGCAATGTTTTGTTGTATCTCGTCCTACTAGAAAGGCTGACAATATGTGGTCTGTAATGGTAAGACTCATCGACGATGACTATTCATCAATCCTAGATAAAGATGGATGTTAGGTAGGTGATACAACTCGTTTCATTGGTAATGCTAAACCAGAATTGCATGATACTGGCTTCGTTAAGTATCAATCTAATGTTGAAAAGATGAGAAACTATATGACAACTATTCGTGTTGACGATAGCTACTCTTCTAAATATGCATTGATGGAAGATACCTTCATTAAGGTTGGTAAAGGAGAAAATCAAGGATGCCTAACTGAAAAGATTTATAAACTTGAGCCTATGAAGAAGAATCTAATTGAAAACTTCTTGTATGCTCGTGAAAATATGATTCTATTAGCTAAAGGAAATATTGGGGTAGATGGTAAAGCTACTATTTCCGATAGAGGTACTGGACGTCCAATTCCTATTGGTGATGGTATGATTCCTCAAATCGAAAGATTTGCTTCTAAATATGCTGCTAATAGAGTAACTATTAATACATTCCACACTATCATTTCTACGATGGTTGAAAAAGCTGAGAAGCCTACTGGAAATCACTTTGTATTCATGGTAAACGAAAGAATGTGGGGAATTGTACAGAGAGTTCTTGGAGATTATCTAGCAACTCGTAAGACTGATGGAGCTTACTTGTGGTCTAGAGGTGGAGAAGGAAAATACATCAAAGTAGGTGCTACATTTGATGCTTATGAATGGGGCGGAAATGTTGTATCATTTAAAGTTGATAGAACATTAAGTAGAGAGTTCTTAGAACCATACGCTCTATGTATTGACCTTACAACTGGTAAGACTTCTACTCAACCTCCTGTAGCTATGTACTCTCTGAAAGGAAAAGACTACATCTTTAACGAAGTACTTGGTGTAGGCGGACGTTCAGGTGGTGACAGCGGTGTAGTTTCTACTCCTGTTGCTGGAGGTATGATGACTATTCACGGATACGCTGGCATCGCAGTGTTCAACCCCTATAGAAGTTTTATATTACGCTGCAAAGAGTAATATAAGTTAAATTTAGATTAAAAAAATAAAATATAGATAAGGTAGGGAACGAGGTGCTTCCCTACCTAATTCTTTAAAATATGAAAATGAATTATGGCAAAAAAGGTTAATGAAGTACAAGACGGTGATTTAAAGAGTAACATCGTTGTATTAAGAAGTGTGTTTGGTAAAGTAGGACAGAAATATTATATTCAACCTCAAAAAGATTCTCGTGGTAGATATGCAGATTGTGTTAAAAGAGTTAACTCCCAAGGAGATATTATTTTAACACCAGAAGAAATTGAAAAAGAGTCAAAAGGATTAGCTGCTTATATTCCAGAGACAGAGTTGTTTGTAATAGAGGATGGTAAAACTTTTAATTTGGATGATGTCTATGAGAACGCTGTTTGGGAAGCAATTAAAAATTGTGACCTCATCGCTCCAGACAGATTTGCAAAAAATGATAAAGGAGACTATCTAATCGACGGAACTGTAGACCCACGGTCTAAAAGACCTAGATATGGAACTGCAGAGCTTTATGTAGATAGACCTGGATTTGAAGCTCAACGTAGAGTTACTAGACGTAAACTCATTGTAGAGGCTTCTAATTATATCATGAATGATGAGCGTGGATATGAAGGAAGATTGCTCGTTGCTAAGGTATTAGGTAGAGATATGAAAAATCAGCCAAATGCTGATGTTGAAGACTATCTATTGTCTATAGCTGAGAAAACTCCAGAGAAAATTATTAATTGCTACACTGGAGGAGATATTCAACTTCGTATGCTGTTTATAGAAGCTCGTGAAAAGGGAGTTATTCTTAAAAAGGATGGACTCTTTGTTTATGGAGAAGATGGTAAGGTAGCATTAGGAGCTACAGATAATGCAGTTGTAGAATGGATGAAATTATCTAGAAACGCCAAAACCTTAGCCTTAATTAGAAAAGACACATATCCTGATATGTTTGAAGATTAATTATCAATATTTTAATATAATGCGAAATGACCGCAAGACAGGTTTTTGAAGCTACGCTAATAGAACTTAGTAAAATTCAAGCACCTTCACTAAAGCTTTATGAGTTTAATTACTTATTCAATAAGGCTATAAACTAGTACATTAATAAAGTATACAATGTATACGATATTAACTAGCAAACTACTGATGACCTGAGAGTCTTGAAAGCTACAACTTTCTTGACTCCTCACAAAGTAGAACTTGCAGGTAGAGCATCTGGAGCTGCAAAAGACAGTGCCATTCAAAACACCAAAGCAGTTACTGGAAATCAAGATTCTCCAGAAGGAGGATATACTGGTTAGGCTTCTTCTTATTTAAGTAAAGCACATCGCTCAATCCAATCTCTGCATGGAGCTACTTATGAAGTATATATGCCTATTGATTACTTGCATATGTTGAATTGTGTTTGCATTTATTATGTTGCTAAACAAAAAGATTGCTGGGATGCAGGCTCATATATTGAAATCCCTGCAACAAGATTAACTGCTGATTCTTGGAGTCAAATCATTACTGATATTTATAATAGACCTTCGCCCATGCGTCCGTACTATTATATTCATAATCTTAACCAACAATAGGTATTACCTACAGACCCTCGTACTGAGGTTACTACTGGAACAGGTCTTGAAGAAGTTGGTATTGACATGAATGGAATTTATCAGGTTACTTCCGCTTCTGGAGGAGAATGGGAGGATAATGATATTGATGCAGGAACTGCTGGTGGCACAAATGTGAAAACCCAAAATTCCAACTTCCAAAGAACATTTAAACTAAAAATAGGAGAAACAGAACAATAGGTATCTCTTGTAGAAAAACCAATTGCCCTTAGAGCTGGAAATACTTCCAATGTTCGTTGTGAAATTAGATATGGTAAGGACGACAGTTTGTTCCAATTAGTAGAAGTGCAGATTGATTATGTTAAGTGTCCATAGTTTATCCGTCTAACTCAAGAACAGATAGACTTAACAGAAGATACTTCTCAAATCATGGAGTTCCCAGATTATGTAAACCAAGAGATTATAAACGAGTTGGTACACTTAGTAATGGAACGTGTAAACGATCCTAGACTAGGCAATAATATTTAGATGACTCAATCTATTGCTAGACCAACTGGGCAATAGCAACCAGCCCCTCAACAAGGCTAATTAAAATTTAATTAATTATGGCAACAGGTTTAAATTTCCAAACTTAGACGATTATTAATTCGAATCTGGATCCAGATTCAAGTAAACTAAATGGAAAAGGTACTGACAATACTTACCTTTTCAAGAGTGGCAAAACAAACATTGATGGTGTAGAAGTTAATGCTCTCAAGATTAAAAGAGACTTTGTATTTGTAAAAGATTGTGTAAAAGCAATCAGAAAGAGAGCTGGATATAATGCTGTAATGTGCAAAGCTACTATAGACTTTGCAGATTCTGCTCTTTTAGCTGCTTTAAAAGCAGGTGGAGCAAAAACATATTGCAGACTCGATATTTATTTGGGTGTTGAAGGTGCAGAACCTTATATTTATTCAACTCCCTGGGTTCAAAAAGGTATGCCATTCTGGATTGAGTTTACTGTAAAAGAAGCTGATGAAGCTGCTACTATTGCTAAAAACGTAGCAGATATGCTTAAGAAAAATCACGTATTCCTATGTGATAAAGATTTGATTAACGTATCTGTATCTGGTAGTAAATTAATCCTAGAAGGAGCTACTGAATATCAGAGATTCCGCAAAATCGAAATTAGCACATTTGATGCTTATGATGATTATGCAGATAAAGTTGCAGAATTAGACCCAACTAAAACCGCTGCTACAGACATCAAGTTGGATGAAAGAGGTAAGAATAGCTTCGGTACATATTCTCAAATCATTAAAGATTTAAGATTACCTACCGCTGCAAACTATCAATGGACTCATATCCGTCAGGTGGAAACTCCTATAGTAGGCGCTATCTACAATCAATATATTGTAGAATATGAAGCACCAGCTACAAATGATGGTCTTCACGCAGTTGGGCAGAGAATGACTTCTCATACTGTTCATGTGTTCTGGGTTAAGAATGATTCTGATTTGATTTCAACTTGGGAAACTGCACTTGGTACAGTAGGTACTGTAGTTGACGTTGATGCCACTTCTAGTACCGACGAAGATAATAGCGAATTAAGCTCTTAAATAAACTAAAGGCGGGACTACCCTGTTCCGCCTTTCTTTTTAATAAGGTATGGAACAGTCTATTTTAGAATGGGCCTTAGCAGTAATAGGCAGTGGTGGTATTGGCGCAGTTATCACCTACGTTTGTACATTTAAAAGCAAGAAGAAATAGGTGGAAGCTGAAGCAGAATCTTCAATGGTCGATGTTGAGCAAAAGAAAACAGACCTCAAACAAGACCAATATGATTATTTATAGAAAACGTGTGATAAGTACATAAAGGATTACCATGAGCTTGAAGGCGATTTTAGAAAGTAGATATCGGAATTGAGAGAGCAAATGGATAAAATTATGTTAGAGAAATCCCAAGCCATATCTGCAAAATGTAATGAAATTGCCACTCTAAAATCTAAAGTCACTTATTTAAAAGGAATAAGATGTTATAACTTTACTTGCAAACATAGGATAATGACTAATCCTGATAAAACAGAAGAATAATGTATATAGAGAAACTTGCATCCCAAATTCGTAATGATGTTGTATCTGGACTAAGAGGTTATCATTAGAATTTATCTATGAATATGGACTAGCTATAGGATGAAATAGTAGCCTGTAGATTATCCATATTACATTAGTATTTTCTCAGAGGAATATTTCCTATCAAAGACCTATTGATAGCGATTAACTGCATCGACGTAGACTGTGAGTCTCTTGAGAGATGTAAATGTGGAGTGAGAAGTGCGGATGATACTGTAACAGCTCATTTTGAAATTCCACAGGTTATTTCGCAATACGGAAAGCAAGCTATAGAATACATAGGTTCTACTGATAGACAAAATAAGTTCACAATAGTAACATCATTATCAGAATTTAATAATAGAAAATATAGAAAAAGAAGTTAGAAGAAGCCATATGTTTGGATTGATTTTGCTCCAAACGCAAATGGAATGTTAGACTGCTTCTTATTTAATGCTCCATTTTTGCAACAAGTTTCTGTAGTTGCTGTCTTCAAAGATCCTAGATAGCTTAAATAGTACAGTTGCTGTAATACTGACGAGCTTAATGGCCCAGATGTAAACACCAGTTTTATTGATTAGTTAGTTAAAGAGAAGTTAACTAAAGAAAAACTATACTACTATAGATAGGTGGCTGCACAACCTCTTCCAAACGATTAGCAATATGTAACAGGAGGATAATATGAGTAAACTTAATAACTTTCATTACGCCATAAGTTTAGCTCAAACGCTATACGATATTGAAGGAGATGACGATGACCTAGAAGAAATCGGTCTAGTGGCATATAACTTTATTGGAAACAAAAATACTAGATTATATAGGGCATCATTAGATATAAATTGTTAGGATGGGTCAGTTTAGCTGCCTTGTAATGTTGACATTATAGAAGCAGTAACTTATTGTGGTCCTGAGGATTGGGGATATACGAGTAATACAAAAGAGTTTGGAGATATACAGTCTTTGTATACTGAAAACTATATAGAAAGTAGAAAAGCTTTCCTAGATCCTTTTTATGTTAGCGGAAAATTCGTTAAATATAAAAGAGTGGGAGATACGCTTTATGTAAATAAAGGACTTGGAAGAATAAATATTCTCTATCATGGAATATTACTTGATGAAGAAGGTCTTCCAGAGATAAACGATAAGGAAGCTATAGCAATAGCAGAATATATTGCCTATACTTATAAATACAAGGAAGCAATACGTACTAACAACTAGAATGTGTTGAAAATGGCTTAGGAATTAAAAAGATAGTGGCTCCTACATTGCTAGGCTGCTAGAGTTCCAGAATATGTATCACAAGAAGAAATGGATAAAATACTAAATGTATAGGCTTCTTGGGGACGTAAATTCTACAATAAGAGCTATAAACCAACTATGTAAAATATGTAGGGAGGCAATTTGTCTCCCTATTTTTGTTTATGATTATGAGTGATAAGAATTATGCAATGGGTCATGCTTTTTCTCTGCATGATACCTTTATGAATTTTCCAGTAGAAAAACTAAAAATGACAACAGAATAGTGCAAAGAGACATATTCTGATGGAAGTAAAAGAGATTTAGCCGCTTCTATCTTTGCAAGAAGCGTATAGATGGTAGTTGACGATATTATAGATAATAATGTTCATTTTAAACTACCTGGAATGGGGAGAACCTAGGCATATTTATATATGAAAAGAACAGAAGGTAAAAAGTTTAAAAAGGCATTTAAGAATGGAAAATGGAATGATGTAGATTTTATTATGTCCAACTTTAGCGGTTACTAGTTGACTCTAGAGATGTAGAGTGAAAAAAGACTCCCTAGGGAGAAACCTGTCTATCTTTCCGGAAAGGATAAGTAGAGAATTATAGATAACACTAATATGGGTAAATAGTATTAATTATTATGGTACAAAAAACTATATAGGATTACTATGACCAAATTTGTGAAGAGTATCCAAATATTCCTAGGTAGGATATTAAAAGAATTTTGCAATACGGATGGAAATCATTATACTTACATAATAGTTACGGAGGAGACACTCTAATTAATAGAAATGGGTTCTGGTTTTACTGTGGATAGCTAATGAACGATTCCTTAAAGTACTTTGAATATTATAAGAAGAAAATGAGAATTAAATTACGAATAATGTATAAACGTAAAAGAGTTCCTTGGGATGGTTATTACTATTTCGCATTAACATAGAATTAGTATAATGAATATTTAGGTTAGAAAAATAAAAGAGGACGACCTAGGAAAAGGTTTACCTTTTCTAAGATCATCCTCTACAAAATATACGATGAGTGTAATATATCAGAAAGTAATAGAGTGGCGATATTTAGATTACAGATGCCAGCCGATTTAGGTATTAGCTTATATAAAAAAGAGTTAACTACTGATAAAGCAGAACTTATTCTAGTTAGAGAACCCCTAAAATTTCAGGATATATTACTGTCTAATTATAATTATCAATTTATTTCAGATAATTTAAGAAAATATAACAAAAAAAAACAAGAAAACAATGGCTAATACAGTTATGACTGCAAAGAACACATTTGCAGAAGGATTAGTAATGGATTTCGCTCCAGATAACACTCAGGCTACAACTCTTACATCTGCATTGAATGCTACCCTATTGACATTTAATGGGAATGAAATGTCTCTATAGAATGACATGGGTAATGGTAGAGTAGAAACTGCATATCTTCCTGAAGGCTATGTACCAGTAGGAACTTGCGAGTTTGGCGATATTATTTATATAGTATCCTATAATCCAATTACTAATAAATCTTAGATAGGGTGTTTTCCTAGCCCAGAAAGAAATATAAGTAGTGAAGAGATATCTGATCTGTCGCAAAGTATATCTTCTGCAGAATTTTAGGAGTTTAAAGATGGACTTCCAACGGGAAAGTTAATGGCTACTTCTGTGAAGAAATTACTCTTCGATAATAAATCTTTAAACCCAGGAGATAAATATGTTATATATAGTAACTCTGATAGTCTAAGTCAAAATTCTAGCAAACTTACCGATTATGGGAACGAATCTCACGAATATGGAACTTGGCCTAGGTTAGCCAAGATTCATGTAATATCTATAGAAGATTCTGGTAAGATTTCTTATTTAGACTCTACCTTGAAATGGTATGATGATGTGCATTATTATTTAAACGATCTACAAGAGACTTAGAAGGGTACTCCAGACCTAGACTCTTATAGGAGTTTAGTAACTTCTGCCTATTCTATCTTCTAGAGCAAAAATTCTGGATAGCTAGCAGTATTAGTGGAATTAGAATAGATAGACGGCTTCAATTGTGCATACTCAGTTACTTCTGGAGAAGTAGCAGCCATTGATGATGGAGATTTGAAGTACTAGTCTTATAATATATATCTTCATGCATCCTGGAACACCAAGAATAATGATATTAATCCTTGTGGGTTAGCTATTCTTAGTTCAGAATGGGTGGGAACTGACGGAGGTAAATATAGAATAGCAACTAAGCAGGGAAATAACTATGTATATGGAAGCTTATAGGGTCCTATAGAACTTCCAATTTCAAGTCCTGGATATGATATTAAAGTAGAGTTAGGAAGAATATATTATCCGGAAAACAATAATACTAATTATTAGACCTATATAGGGAATCAAGGGGTAGAACCAAAGAATAGAATAATATCAGAAAATCACGATACCTCATATAATTATTTTATAACTTCTGATCACACAAATTATAATGTGGGGTGGCCAAAAGATGTAAATGGGATATTACGAGATGTAACTAGAATAACATAGGCTAAAACTGATACAGGAGAATACATTATTAATACCTACTATTTCAACCTGGATGGTTTTGAGATGGATTCTAAGGGTAATAAGATAGCTAAGACTAGAGGAATTTCTAATGAGCTATATTCTTCCGGAGAGTATGATAATTCTGGAGGTACTGGAAGAGTAATATTATCCCCAGATGTGGTGAACAATTATTTCAAAAAGGATGTTACCATAAAGTTGCTAGATAATATTCACCTTCCATTGTTTAGCTATATAAATGATAAGGAAGTAGAAATAGATAACAGTAACTTTATATGGAAAATTAAAGTAGCTCCATGTATGCCATATGGAGTGCTAGAGTAGTATGCTATAGACTTAATCATAGATTTTAGTAAAGTAGGAAGAAATATTACTGATTTGACCTAGTGGAGATATTGGAATTAGGGAGAGGTATGTACGCTAACATATGGAATGGATATAAATCTATCTAGTAATAAAAAAGTAAAGGAAGTAACTTTTGATTTCTATGATAATCAAGGAGTAGTTGCTACGTATAGAAGTAGCGAAAGGGAATCCTATTCTGGAATTTTTACAGAGCAATTTGGTCTTGGAGGTAATAATACTAACTACAAATTAGGTGTTATAGACTCAGAAGGTAAACCGATTTACCATGCTGGATAGAGTTATACTGGAGAACTATCCGATAATCTAGTATACTGGGACGAGGTTAATAAACCAATACAAGCAACTAGCGAACACGACACCTCTAAGATATATTTAAATGATGCTGGTTCCTTATATCCAAATTTCTTATACAAAGTGGACATAAAAATTACATACGGTGTTGTAGACGAATTAGGAAACTTTGTAGATGGAACTTTATAGTAGAATCACTACTCTAGATGGTTATGGATGAATTCCATGTATAACGATTATTATTACACTACTTCTGATTTTGATGTATTGCCTTTATAGCTAGACTTAGGATATTCTTATAACATTAGATCTAATCCTAACTATAGTCTTAAATAGGATTTATATTATAATAATGCAATGTCAGCAGAGGCAGAAAATATACCTCTTAATTCTCTAGGAGCAACAGTGACTCATATTAATTAGGATGGATAGTAGGACGGAAATATAAATATTTCTTTATAGGTAGGATTAGGAGAGTCTTATCAGACTTTATATTTTATAGAATCAGAGAGTAATAAGTTATAGACTTAGATAAGACTTGGATAGTCTTATATATCAACTGAAGAAATTTCTATTATATCAGAATATAATAATGTTAGGTATGATTTTCTATTCCCATAGCTAGATAATAATATTAAAAATTCTAATGGTAAGCTTGATAACACTCTTATAGGAAAAATTCTAAAAGAGTATCTATATGGAGAAGAGCAATCGTCTGGAGGAAACGAACTTTGGGAATCGGCTGACGCCTATAAGAACTATAAAGATACCTTTAACATAGACTTCTCCAATAAGTATTTGAATTAGGTAGAGGATGAAGAATTTAAATATACGGACCCTAAAACAGAAAACGATTTAACTACATATAAGAAGTTAGAATTATCTGGAGATTATATGATAAATTAGGGAGTCGATATTACTCTTACCGGAATTTCATTTACAAAGCAATGCTTTAATTCAAATGAACCATATTCTGGAACCTATCCAAAGGTTGAGCCTATTATAAGATCTCAAAGTAACAGAGATAGATTGAATCTTGCTTGGGACCCAGACTTATCTACTTTCTATTTCAGAAGAGTATTAGGTTTCACTACTTCAGCAAGAAAAAAGTCAGAGGGGGGAATATGTTGGAGATAGTACAGCTCAGCATCTCAATCATCTGCTACCGAAAATCCAGAAGGAATGGGAAGAAAGTCTAACATTACATATAATTCTAGTAGGCTACTAACTGCATTAAGAAACAAAGACGTAACTTCTCCTCTAGTCCTAATATGTTGGAGTAGATGGGGAAAGTCGTAGAGATTTTATATAGATGGAGCTAGTATTTCTGCCCTGTCTGGTGGAGGTAATAAAGGAACTATGCCTAATCTAGACGGAGGAAATAGTAGTAAGAAAGCCCTATTCTAGTTAGCACTTAATAAACCGGATTCTAGTTTCTACCTACTAAATGACGCTTTTGGAAAAAGGAATGATAGAGGAGAAGCTATTACGTAGGTTCCTTCTTCAGGAAGTAGATATACGTAGGCTAACATGGTTGCTTCTATGTTAGCTTAGATATACTATTAGACTCCTACATCTCAAACCTATGAAGGGTATAAATTTAGTAATTTATGCTACCCGAAAGATTACTCAGAGATTTGGGGAAAACATATACTAATTACTCTAAAAGTAAAATCGGAAGTATAGAAACAAAACGAATTAGTAGCATTTGCTAACGGGTTTAGATTTTCTGCATATTTGGAAGCTGTAGAAACAAAATTCCCAGAAACTAGTTAGTTTTTAAAAATAGCCTCTAATAATAATGTTTAGGTATAGCTACAGCCAACAACTTAGGTAATAGATTTTCAATATAACATTCCTTCTACTGAAGAATTGAAAAATACGTATAAAAACATGGTAGCTTAGATAGCATCACTAATATATCTTGCTGATTCTACAGTTGCTATTCCTTCTTCTTAGACATATGCAAATTCTCTATATTATCTAGATAAATCTAATAACCTAGTACCTCTGACTAAATAGTTTTCATATAGATTATGTAACTGGTCTTGGGCGTAGGAGGTAGATGCTAGTGATTTGATAGTTTCCAGTTATGATTCTACTGTAAGAACTTTAGACACTTTAGGGTAGCTAATAAAATATAACTCTGATTAGATTTTTGAGGTCAGAAGGTATCCTACTAAAAACTTATATATGATAGGAACTGGGGAGGATAAATCTGACAGAAATTGGTATACTGGAGCATCTAAAGATGCAGAGTTTACCTAGTATTGGAAAAAAATAAGTTAAATATAATATGGATTACGTACAAGTAATAAATGGGGACATTAGTCTTAAGGTAATGACAAATTCCCTACCCACAAAAGGAAAACTAGTTTACGAATACAACCCTCTTAGAAATTATAGATTATCTGAAAATAAATACCTATACAAGGAAAATTACTATTCTCTAAAAGAATTGAAGGAATAGTTTTCTATATTTCCTGATTCAGAAAATCAAAATTGGATAGGCGTACCAGCTACAGAGACTGATCCAATCTTGTATGAGAAAGGACAATTAATAGACTTTGTAACAGACGAATTAAAATTTTCTATATCTAATCCAGTTCATATAGTTCCTTAGTACAGTTACGATGGTTCTGTTAATTTGATTTTAAACGATGGTATTAATATTCCTAGACTTATAAATAGTAGATTTAGTGCAACTGGAAAGAATACATACGAAATTATAGATAGAAAGGGAAACAACGATACTAATATATATGATTAGGGGGATCAGTTCGATATAGACACTTCCTTATATAAGAGGGTGACTAAAATACCGAAATTACTATTTTAGGGGGTATAGGCAGGAGGTAACTTAAAAGTAGGAAATTATCATTTCTACTTTAAGTTTTCCGATGCTGACGGCAATGAAACCGATTTTGTAGCTGAGTCAGGATTAGTTAGTATTTTTATCGGATTCGATGACCCTTCTAGTATTCACACTGGGCAAAAAAACGAAAATAGTACTAAACAAGTAAGATTTCAGTTATCAAATATTGATTCTGCCTATAATTATGTATCAGTATACTATTCCAGATCAACAGCTGAATCTAACGAGAATAGTATCCTACAATGTGCTAAAGTCGAAAAGAGATATACTGTAAATGACGCGCAATTTGCTAATATCGTAGTTACCGGTTTTGAAGATATTACAGAAATAGCTCCCTCTGATATAAATCTACAATATAATATTGTTGATGCTGTAGGTACTTCGGCAGTATGTCAGAATATGCTATTCATGGCAAATGTGCATAAGCCAGAGATAGCATATGAAAAATTGCAAGATTTATCCCTGAGATTTTTACCATATTTAAAAGAAGTTAATTATACCCTAGATATAGACCAAAACTACAGTATAGCATCTACTAATAAAGGGTATTATGACCCTTAGTTTATTTATTAGAATACTGGGTATTGGGGAAACGAATTGTACAGATTTGGAATAGTTTATATACTACCTAATAATGAACTTACTCCGGTGTTCAATATTAGAGGGAGGGAAAAGGTTGGAACTTTCGATGAAAAGTCAGAGTTTTTATCTAAAGAGGAACTATAGGGTTCCAGAACTAATGATGGTAAATATAATCACTTCTTCTTTAAGAAAGGAAACTTAGATACAGGTAATGACGTAACAGTGCAAGTTAAAGAGGACACTGGATATATTTTAATTCCAGAGGTAGATGAAGGAATTAAAGCGATAAATGGAGGAGCGTATGAAAACTCTAGAGGAGTAGTATCACTCGACCCATCAATGGATACAGACAAGATTTATGCATTGGATGTTAGAGTAGATGACTAGACTATATAGGAATTGAAAAAATATGTTAAGGGATATTTTTTCGTTAGACAAAAACGTATTCCTACCATATTAGCTTAGGGAATTACTATTGGAGTAGATAAAGTATCTAATACCCCCACGATTCCTACTTGTAATGGATTTCTTTCAGACCTATCAGATTCTCTTGATACTTCATATGTTGAAACTTCTGACATTAACGGAATTAATTATATTTCGGAGGGATTCCTCAGCCGTTACCTTTTCTAGCTGAAAAAGAAATCATCCTCTATATGGAGTTCTATTGGTAAAATTTTTGCTGTTACTGCTCTTATAACTGCAGTGACTTTAGGTAGTATAGCTACATTTGGTGGAGTTGCTGTTTCTGCTGTAGCTCTATCTACAGGTTTATCTTATACAGCATTTGCTATAACTGGTACCGCTATAACTGCTGGAATAGTTGGAACTGCTGCAGCAACCCTAACAGCCGTTGCTGCATCTATTGACGAGGGAATAAAAGTAATCTAGAGGTCTGCCGCAACTAAAGTATTAAAGGGGAGATACACAGAAGTTCCAAGTGGTTATAAAAGGGTAGAAAAAGATGAATCTAGAAAGGTTGGAGGAGAGTTTATTAATAGAATTATAATAAAAGATGAATCATCTAATAATATACGAGGTGTCTTGTGCCCAGACTATGAAATAAATTAGCCTTATTTCAATCAGATATTTACTGGAAATAAACACTTGCTAAGAACAACTATTTCTTAGGGGGTAAACATTCTAACTGGATATAATTAGAACTATTTTAGTAATGATGATAGACATTTTTATATGCCATCATACTATGATACAAAAGTGTAGAAATAGTATGAATGTAAGGTTTGTGGGGTTCCAGATGATACCAAATTAATAGGGATAGACTCTTATAAATTTAGAAGTCGTGCAGGAGAAGCAGAGGAAGCATTCAGGTATGAATAGGTTGGACAAGAATATACAACGTCGGACGATATAAAAATAAACTCTGATATAATCAGAGGAAGTTTTGGACCATATCTGGCGGTGACTGGTTATCCGAATAATCCTGCTGAGACAGTAGAGATCTTAGTTCCTGGGTATAATGGAGCCAATATCGGAGATTATGTTCAGTTAAGAGCTAGCGATAAATCTTCATATTTCTCTATATCGGATAGAATATCCTTTGAAGATTAGGATAATTATTTAGTTATTCCTTTATCAGCTATAGTTAATAATTAGAGTATGAAGTGCGGGTATAAGTACGAATTATATAGAGGAGATTGTTATATATGTTAGGTAACACATAGAGTTATTAGAAATTTTAACGATCCCTCAGCTCCCTATAATGATGATATTGTTGATAGTGCTACTTGGAAGGAAAATTTTGACCCAAATAACACAGAAAAGTATGAATAGATAAATCTTGGAGATATTAATGCTGTTGAATTAGGTATGTGGGTTACTTTCAAAATTAGATCTTCAAACAACTTAAACATTAGGACTATAGACAATTCCTATATTGATGAAGCCGCTATGACTGGAAACCCTAGAGGATTTTTTCCATATTCTCCTATGACCACTGAGGGGTGCTATAAGATTCCGGAGTCTTAGATATACAACAAGGGATTTAGCAAATCCTTAAGTGAACGGTGGAATTTCGAACTCCCAGACGTCCCATATATCAAGAACTGGTTTGGTACTCGTATTATGTATTCTGATATTCATGTCAACGATGCATACAAGAATGGATTTAGAGTATTCTAGGGAACTCACTATAGAGACTATACTCGCGAATATGGAGAAATAGTTAAATTAATATCACTTGAATCAAATCTTCTTTGTGTATTTGAACATGGAGTTGCTTTGATACCAGTCAATGAAAGGGCGGTTGCGGGTGAAGGTGCAGGTGGAAATATCTATATAAACACCTCTAACGTGCTTCCAGAGAACCCAAAAATTATTTCTGATATGTTTGGTAGTCAGTGGCCTGAAAGTATCTTAAAAGTCCCAGGAAAGACTGGAGATTCTGCGCAATATGTTTACGGAGTTGATACTATTGCCAAGAAGATTTGGCGCACTGACGGTAATACTCTTACTTGTATTTCTGACTTTAGAGTACAAGAATTTCTGAATAAGAATATTACTCTAGGGGAAAGAGAGCTTACTCCCAAAATAGGTATTAGGAATGTGAAAACAGTATATAACGCTTTCAAGAGAGATGTGTTATTTACTTTCTATGACAATACTTATGGCTTTGAAGAAAAGGTTTGGAATCTATGCTGGAATGAGTTATTATAGAAATTTATAACATTCTATAGTTGGGTTCCTAGCTATATGGAAAATATAAATAATATTCCATTCTCATTCGATAGAAATACTTCTAAGTGGATTGCTAAACTGGGAACAAGTCATACTGAAAGTTCTTTTGCTGACGGTATTACACTATCTAATGTAATTATAGAGAACTCTGAAAATGAATAGGGAGAAGTAGTAACTAACTTTAAGGTTCCAGTTTCCTATGTGAATAAGAAAGGTGAGTGGGTAACTCAAAACTATACTGTAGCGAATGATGGAACTAGTAGGAAAAAATACATTGGAATATTATCCTTAAGTAATAGAATACTTCCAGATGCCTAGCTTCACTATTAGATTTCCTACTCCTTGTAGAGAGATTAGTATGGAAACTATAAGAAGTTTGACATAGTCCCTCTAAATTGTGGAGAAGCTAAGGGAGGTATATATCTTCCAGATGATGCTATGTTTGCAGGAGCTTTCATGCCTCTATATTGTCTAAAATTCAAGGAAGGAGGAGATGAATATAGTCCAGTCTACTATAAGGATGGATAGGAAATGACTGAAGTGTCTGACGGTGCTGGAGACACGTTCTATACTTACCAAGCTCTATATACTGCTAAATCCCTATTATCTGAATTATATTATAGGAATAGTGCGGGACATTAGTATGCAGACTACGAGGTTAATAAAGTTAAGGTGGGAGACTCTATCGAAGGGAATACATTAGAAATAACTGATGTGTTGGATTATCCTATATTCAAGGACATTACTGGAAAGCGTCCTACTCTTCCTAGAGAAGAGATGATAAATCCTGATAAAATAGTAACCTTACTTAATATTAAGGCTACAATATCTATCGTTGATAGTGATAATTAGTCTAAACTAAGTGATTCCTATTACAATATGAAAGCGGGATTTTAGTCAGGAACATCTCTAGTAGATGCTGGATATTATGAATCTGTTGTAGGAATAGCTCCTAGATGGAACTTATAGTTCTTATCTACAGATTTTTGGAAGCACGGCTAGGCTGGGCTAATTGACATAGCAGATGATATATATCCTACTTATTGGTACGGAAGACAGCATCCATTTGAATTTGAATGTGTAGTAGTGAATGACCCTTCTATACATAAGATATTTACTAATCTTGAAATTGTTGCTAATAAGGCAAAACCTGAATCTTTCCACTATGAAATAATTGGAGAGACCTACGACTTTGCAAAAGATAAGGTAAATATGTATTTTAGACAGGAAGCTATGAAAGCATTGTGGCAATACAATGGAGCTGATATTTCTTATGATAGGAACTTCTTGAAGGTTCAACCTAGACAGTAGCCAAAGTCTGCAGACTTCCCACATAAGTACTATACTAGACAAGATACTATCAATGAGATAGAGGATTATTATATTCATGTAACTTATCCAGATTCACACGATTATCGTCATTTATCTGGAGCGGAAGTAGTTTACTATCCAAATAGACAAGAATATCGAATCTGGAATCATGCTATGGCTGTAGATATAGACGATTTGAGTTAGGATGATTCAAGGTCAATTATCTCCGCTAATTGTCAGTATTTAGAGGATAGATGGAAAGTTACAATTAATCCTATTTTAGTATGCTATAAGAATGAATATCAAAGGAAATTCTCTGGTTCCTTAATATAGCCTCAGAACTCTACTTGGGCAAAAGCTAAGAATAGTTCACAAAGCTTACCAACTCTTCCTATTTATAATTCTCCTATACCGGATTAGGTTTTATCAGCTGGTGGTATAGATTTCCCAGGAAATGATCCAGTACATCCAGAGTGGGGAGAAGATAACGCTCTTTACAATTTATATGATTTATCTGGATACAATTCCGAAGGAAATTGGAAACCGTTGGATTTAACTAACTGGTTAGACGATGTTAGTATTTACAGATATAATTTTGGAGAAGCATAGAATAGAAAAGAGTTAGATGTTAAGGATAAATTCTTAAAGATAAGAATTAGATATTCCGGAGAAGAATTAGCTGTTATAGATTTCTTAAATACTGTATATAGAATTAGTTATGCTTAATAAGAATATAAATAAAGTCAGAAGAATAGCGAAAGCCTATTATGGGCTTTCCATTCCTTCTGGGAATCCATATATGACTACGAATGGATTAGCCATCCCTGGTAATGCTATTACTTAGTAGAATTTGCTGGGAACTGATTATAGCGCTGATTTCAGAAACAGAGCTGAATAGATAATGGCTCCTACTAATAGTCTTATAGATTTTAATGCTAGAATGGGAGACTTATTTAGCTTAAAGCTAAAAAACGATAGAGATTCCTCTAAAGCTATTACATAGATAAAGAGTATGTTTGGAGCACCTTAGAAATCATAGGGAACTTTCTAGAAACTAGGAGGGTGGAATACAGTGGGACAAGCCTCAGATTTCCTAAGCGGACTAATTGGAGGTGATAAAGATGGATACCTTGGTAAATATGGTTCATTATAGCAAGCAGGAGACTAGGCGTTTGACCAGGCTTCAAATGTAGTAATGGGCATAAATCCTCTGGTCGGAGGAATAATGAAGGCAGGAGGTTTAGTTAGTGACGTATTAACCAAATGGGGTGGAATGGGTACGGATTCTATGACTAAGACCGATGCTGTACTAGGTAGCAAATTATTATCTCTTACTCCAGTTGGTATGGTTAATGGTTTCTTCGGTAAGAAAACTAGGGATTTTTCTGCTAATAGAGATACTGTAGAATAGGTAGGAGGTTCTTACGGCGGAACTGTTAGAAATATAGCATCGGCAGAAGAAAAAGCTGGAAAGAAATATGGATTATTCAGTGGAGGGGCAAGAAGGTCAGCTAATAGGTTCATAAATAGAACAGAGTCCCAATAGGCGACTATGACTAATATAGCTAACTAGGCTTCTGATTTATCTTCTATAGCTACTAATATGTCAGATTTGAACCATATTTAGTATGGCTTCAACCTAAACGGTGGATATGATTAGAGATATATGAGAGCTGCTAGACTTGGAACTAAATTACAGAGAATTAAAAAACTTAATATATAGTCTCATAAATTAGGAGGTTAGATATAGGGAGCAATAGATTTGAATGAGTGGCAACCCGTTATAACCGAAGCTGTAGAGTAGTTTGAATCTGGAGGAGAATTAGAATGGACTCCTATTATAACTCTATAGGAAGGAGGAAAAACTGAGAAAGTAGATGGAATAACAGGAGCAGCTCCGAAGATTACTTTCTAGTCTTGGTACGATACTGTTCCAAAAGATAGGTTGTCGAATAATTACGACCTTAAGAAAGCTTTTGAAGTACTACCATTCGAGGAGTTAGAAGCATGGAGAAAGTCTTCTGATGAAGATTTAAGAATTGGAAAGAATCACCTACGAAGCATCCATCAGTTACCCAACGGAGATTATGAATTTTTAAAGCTAGGAAATGAATAGAGTAATCCAGAAGTTCATTTCGAAACTGATACTTATCATTCTGGGGAAAATGGATTAAAAGATTCTCATGATTTAGTCTTTGAGAAAGATAGATACTTCTATAGAAAGAAGCCTAAACAATTTAAAAATGGTGGTAAACCAGAACCTATAGACGCTCCAGAAATAGAAGAAACTAATTAGAAAAATATAATTCCAGAAGGCGCTCTTCATGCTCGCAAACATAATATGGAAAATGCTGATAACTTGACTAAGAAAGGTATTCCAGTTATAGATAATGAAGGAGAGCAATAGGCAGAGATAGAAAAAAATGAAATAATATTTACACTAGAAGTTACTAAAAAGCTGGAGGAGTTATACTCTAAATATACAGACTATGAATACTCTCAGAAAGAAAAGGATGAAGTAGCAATAGAAGCTGGAAAACTGTTAGTAAAAGAAATATTATTTAACACAGATGATAGAACAGGTTTAATTAACACATTAAAACAAGGAGGAATAATAGATGGACTTAAATGATTTGTTAGTATCTTACAAACGTATTGAAACTCCCTCTAGAGTCGTTCCCACCTTCTAGCTTATTTAGCCTGATATCCCTTATCGAGATGCTCCTTCCTAGGATTCTCCTAGACCATAGTAGGTTGTTACTGAGCCAGCAACCACTAGCTATTCTATCTCTTTATCATAGGTAAAAGCTCCTGGATTCCAGATGAAATGGAATAGTCCATATAAAAACAGAAATACTTGGGTAACTGACTTGGCGGCTGCTTACAGAAAAGCAGGAGTGACTAATGATAATGCAATAAAGATGTTAATTGCCCAAGATGCTCAGGAAAGCAGTTGGGGACGTTCTGCACAAGGTAAATTCAACTTTGGAAACCTAACTACTGGAGCTAAATGGAAAGGCGACTATGTTAGGGGAAATGACCATGATGCTAAAGGCAATCCCATCAAATAGAAATTCCGCTCTTATAATTCTATGGATGAATATGCAGCTGATAAGTTATAGTTCTTGAAACATTTATATGATTTTGATGAAAATGATGACATTAATACGTTTACCGCCAAACTTACTGGTAAGAACAAAGGTAAGAGAAGGTATGCAGAAGCTACTGACTATGCTAATAGAGTTACAGCGGTATTCAGAAGTTTCAAGGACGGTGGTATTATAAAGTATTAGTAGGCAGGAAAAGTACTTAGTCCTCCAGAAAAGGCAAGATAGAATTTATCTAGTAAATTTCCGGTTAATTGGGAAAATTCTAATTGGCTACATAACTACTTCTCTAAGAACTTAGGTTATAATACTTCTTTGAGTATATTATCTTCTATTCTTCCTGAAAGCGGGGCAGACCCTCACAAAAAGTAGCTTAGAGGAGGGCCAGGAAGAGGGTTAGTCTAGTGGGGATTTGGTACCGACAGATATAACCATATGAAATCATATAAGATGAGAGGACCAGTACAAAAGGGAATAGACCCAGAACTTCAGCGACAAGCAGAATATATAGTTAACACTGTTAAGAACGAACAAAAAACTGGAGAAGGATTATGGCATCATGGAGGAACGGGGTCTGGATACAAAAATGCCGAAGGTGCTAGAAAGGTATTTATCAATGCAAGGACTCCAGCATCCAGTAAGGCAAGAGCTTTTAGTCTCGGCTATGTAAGACCTAAAGGAGGAATAGAAGAAGCCACTAGAAGAGCTTCTTACGTAAGTTCTCTAGATTCAGTTTATAATTCTAAATATAAATAATGGATAGAGTAAAGGTAAATGTAGGTGATAAGACATATAATTGTCAAGTTGCCAAGACAGAAGAAGATAGAAAGAAAGGTCTAATGGGAGTAGAAAATCTTCCTCCCGATGAAGGTATGCTATTTGTATGGGAGGATGAAGATACTAGAGAAATGTGGATGAAAGATACTAAAATACCTTTAGACTAGATAGCCATTAACGATAATGATGAAGTAGTCTTAGTATATAAGGCTTAGCCAGAAGATGAAACCTTAGTTCCGTTCATGGACGCTAAGTATATTCTAGAAGTTAATTAGGATTCTGGTATTGTAGAAGGAGATGATTTTGAAATAGACGACTCTGAAGATTATGACAGATATGTTATGAAGGTGCTTGCTCCAGATGGTACTACTTAGATGTATCTCTAGGGAGGCGAAAGAATTGTTAGTAGAAAAGAAACTAGAACCCTAATTCGCAAAGCTAAAAAGGCTTATGAGAATAAGAACAAAGATTATGATAGATATTGTAAATCTTTAGGAAAATATATTTTCAAAGTAATAAAGGGACAAAATACTCGCCCTCCAGAATACGTCGAAGTTCCAGAAGGAAAGGATAAAAATTCTGACGATAAAAATTCATAATATACACATCGTATCAAAATTTCTTGGTTATGCAGATATTAATATGTAGTATTGAAGTACATAAGATAGATAGATAATTAGTGCATTAATTACATTTTAAATTTTTTATTTATGAAATTAGGAAATAAGTTTTAGGCAGGAGGACCGATGCCTGCAGGAGCACCTGCTCAAGCACCTCAAGGTGGTGAAGACCCAACAGCTATGTTGCTGCAAGGAGCATAGCAAGCTGTTCAAGGACAAGATTGCGAAATGGCTATGCAAGTATGTCAGATGTTAATCGAAGCATTGGGAGGTGGAGGTAGTCCACAAGAAGCTGCCCCACAGGAAGCTGCCCCAGCTCCAGCAGAAGGGGAACCTGTTTATCGCAGAGGCGGTCGTTTAGTGAGACGTATAAACGCTTAACAAATTTAACACGTAGGGGTATATCTAAAATATAATTAGGTGTACCCCTTCTTTTTAATATATACGAATTATGGCTACACCAACTACAAATCAAAAGTCGGCTTCTGTGAAATATAAGTTTGGAGACGATGAATTGGATTTAAATGATTACATTCGTAACCTTAACCATAACTATTAGTCATATGTAAATTCCTAGAATTGGAATGAGGGATAGAGATAGGAGTTTCGTTCCGCGTATGATAACTTTTTAAAAGGGTTACAAGATTAGCTTGCTAATAACACTAACAGATTTAGTACTGACTTTTCTGGATCAATAATAGATTCAACTGGTTAGCTAAGTAATACTGACAATGACGATATAGACCCAGTTGGATCAGAATATTATTATAACGACAAAGGAGACAGAATAACTACTGACGATTTGAATACTATGGGAAAACGTTAGTAGAAAAAATATAGTACATTTTCGGCTAATAGATAGGTAGCAACATTTTTTAATAAGGTTGGCACGGCATTAAGAGATGCAAGAAAAAATAAGCCGACCACACAGAATCAATCTAACGCTTTTAATCTATCTAAGCATGGATTTTTAGCTAATTGGACGACTGCTAACAACCCTGCTGGAGGGGAATTTAATCTAAGTCCGTATTTAGAAAAAGATACTTTAGACGAAACAACTGGATTAAGAGGTACTACTAATCGGGCAGCTTACCTAAAGGAGTAGATAGAAAATTATCTAAATAATGTAGGGAACTATGACTTCTCTGGAACTCCGTTTAAAGATAGAGAGACTTACATTTCTAAACTGCGTGCAGCCGCATAGAACTTAGAAAATGGATATAACTCAGAGGATGTTATAGCGCTTAACTAGGCTGGGATAGGAAATGAGTTTTTGAGTAAATTCTTTGCCACAGGTGCGGAGTAGAAGAAAACCGAAGTACAATAGGCTGCAGAAGATCTAATGAAAATACAATAGCAGCAACAAGCCCAAAAGATAATAGACAGGAGAAATTAGTTATAGTACGAGGCTGATAGAGATAAGTTTTTTTCATAGTATTAGGCTTCAAACCCATTTTAGAGTAGAGAGCCTTCTATACCTTTACCTTTATCCTATACTAGGTAGGCAGTAGAAGAAGCTGCAATTAAGAAGTTTAATGCTGACCCAAATAATAAAGAAGCTGTTAGAGAGGCTATACGGTAGTATATAAATATTCCTTAGCTTAGTAAATTTATAAGAGGTAAGAGCAATTTAATATTGCAAGATGGTACGGACATTACAGCATAGCATATAACTAATAACTTAGACCTAGCAGCCTAGGCTGACCTATTTATAAATCCAATGTATTTAGATGAACAGGGAAAGAGCATTTTGCCGAATGGATATTATGTATTGCCGGGGTCAGAAGACTATGATAATTGGACCTATATAGCTTACAATCCTAACACTAGACAATATCAAGAGTAGTCTATGCTATTAAATGACGAGTTAAAGAAAAGAATGGCATACTCTGAATATGACAAGAGAAACAAAAAGTCTAATGAAGCTCAAAAACATTAGCTTGGGGGAACTTTCAAAGATATGGAGAGTAGACGAAACAAGGCATAGGAAGAAAAATAGAAAGTTGAGTAGAAATCTTACGCTACCGGAAGAACTAAGGAATAGATAGAAAGTGACTAGGCTCCACATACAGAATGGTCGAAAGCAGACCTTCTTAGATTAGGGGCTATAGGAGGTGACGTAGCTAGCTTAATAGCTAGTATGACTGGTGTAGGATCAGTAGCTTCTGCTGGTATAGGAATGGCCTCTACTGCAGCAAACTAGGCTGCAGATATGGCAGAAGGAATGGGATTTTTAGAATCCTTAGGAAACAATGCTGTAAGTTACGGTCTAGATGCCCTATCTCTAATACCTTTTGCTAGAGCTGCTAAGATTCCAAAGACTATTAAAGCGATCGCTGGATTTGCTCCTAAATTAATGGCAATTATAAGTACAGCACAGGGTATATCAAATGCTCCAGAAATTACCAAGTCATTAAGCAAGTTAAATAGCTCAGAATCACTAACAGTAGAGGATTGGAGAAATATTGCTAATGGAATTTAGATAGTATTAGGAGGTACCGCTGCTACTCATAGAGCGTCTAAGGCTAAATCTCATGTTGATGCTGCTAGGACCAATGATGAATGGTTAAAGACTGAACAAGGATATAGAAGAATATCCGAACAGGATATGAAAAAACTTAGAGAGGCAGCTACTATTAAAGAATAGAATACCATTCTTAGTCCTTACAACGTAACGCTAGCTGAAAGTAGGAAAAGATTTGGCTTAGGAAAAGGTAAAGGGAAAGCAGATATAACTTCTGAAAACTATTACTATGACTTTGACAAACCAGTAACTACTTATTCTGGAGATCTTCCTATATAGCATACGTTTGGTCCCGGAGAAAAATGGCTAGGAACTAGAAATATACCCTCATTAAGAATTCCAGCAGTTAGAGATGCCTACAATAGAGTTATTCATCCACAAGCATACAACAGAGCTAAAGGTAAAGCAACTAAAGGTAATAAATAGAGAAGTACGTTTGATATTAGCAAATTAAGAGAACTTAGTTCTCAAACTGGAAAACTTACTTCTTAGGAAATAGCTACTATTAATAGATAGAGAGTTAAATCGGGAAAAGGAAAGCTTACTGAATAGGAAATATAGACTCTAAATCAAAGACGTTAGAATAGGGCTAGTGATGGTACTGATAATTCATTCCAAGCACGCTTATAGAGATATAAGGATGCTAAGAGAGAAGGAAAATTTACTTCTGTAGAAGATGACATCAAGAGAGCTAAGGATGAATTGGCAGAGGCTACTAGATAGCAAAGACTTGCCGTACCAACAGGATAGGGAGAAATAGTATCGCCTGATGCTAATTAGGCTAGATTCATTATGGGATTCTCCCGTGCTATTCCTACTGTTAATCCGTCTAGACCTCCTATATCTAATCCTCCAGCTATTATACCAAAATAGTAGGTTAGGATTGAACAACCTCAATAGTCTCCATTCAACTATGATAGAATCAGAGAAGGTTTAGCTAGAGCTGAAAGAGAGAGACTTGGAAAGGATATTGGAGAATAGAGATTATAGAGAGCCATAGAAGCTAACCCAGAAAGGAGTGCAAGACTTCAATCTGAGGAAGCATATAGAAATGTTAGATAGGCGTTCAATCTATATGGAGCACCATAGTATAAAAGACCTCTCACAGGGGCAGCTTATAAAGCTAAATAGGATATGTATAATAGACTGTTTAACTAGAGAAGATACGACGTTATTGAAGCTTTCAGAAATAGAGAACTTCCTCATAGACAATCTAACAAGAAAAAGAAAACATCAAGGGATGATAGAAGAACTGTTAAACGTGAAGATGGTGGTACTCTAGATCTTGTTAGAGTAAGAAAATTTCAAAATGCTGGAAAATTCCCAGAATGGTATTCCAAACTTTATAAATTTTAGAATTTAACTGGTTGGAATAATTCATTGAATTAGTCATTGGCTGGACCGTCTATTACTAACGAGAATGTTGGGCATTATAGAGCTGGGGATTTGAATGAGGCTTATACTAAAAATAATTCTTATACTTCCAATCCGAATCTAGTAGGATAGGACTTACAATCATATTATGATTCTTCTTTTAAGGGAAAATCTCTGGATGATTACGTAAGTGCATACAATGCTAATGCAGCTAAAATTAGAGGATATTGGGACTAGGAAAGAACATATAAATAGTCTGGAGCTTAGGAGCATAATAGACTATTTAAGAATATGTTTGGAAACAGAAGTGATAACTCTAATAATGTATGGAATATTGGTTATGACTCTAATTTGGAGGATATTGTTGGTTCATCTACCTGGCTGAGAAGAATGGATAGATATGAGAAAGAATTTGATAACTTGTCCGATGAGGAAAAGAAATCAAGAATCCATAAAATAGACTTAGGAGATGGAAACTTTGGATATGTCTACAAAAAAGCCAATGGGGATATAGCAGTATGGAACCAACCAGAAACTCCTGCAACCTCGGCAATACAACCTTCTCAAGAACCTAGTGATGATAACAAACAGAACAAATCGTTCTTTAGTAATATTAATCCCACTATAGCTTATGGATTACCAAGAGCGGTGTATGCTGATAGAATGAATAGGAGAATTACTGATTTAGCTAAAGAATCTGTAGTTCCACTATTGAAAGACCCATTCGAAGTACATCGTTATACTAGAAGCGATTTAGATGCAGAAATGCAAGGAGAGCGTAACTATGCTAATCTTAGAAGATTAGCTAGTAGACCTATAACTTCTGATGGAAGTTTACAAACTGCAACATAGTTGTAGGCTGAGGTTTAGGGACAAGAAGCTAGAACGGCTGGAAAAGAAAAGAGTAATTAGGTTCAAAGATAGTACGATGAACTAGCTTGGTAGCAGGAGAAAGAAAACGCTGCTAACAGACATGAAACTGCTATGTTTAACAGAGCATAGCAATGGGGAGCTGATTAGGATAAGAGTAAATACGAATAGGCATATCTAGCTAAGAAGTTTAATATTTGGGATGTTGTAGGACAATAGTTAGAATATGACGAAAGAGTTAAGCAGTGGGAAAATAAAGCACTCACAGATAATTTTGCCCGTTCTGATATTCATAATGCTGTCAATTATGCTCCAAATGAATATGGTGCTGGATTAAGTGCAGAAGAATTATCGGTATGGAATAAAGTCCTATCCGGAACTAATCCTTCTAGCTTACAACCTAATGAATTTAACCAATATAGATTAGCTATGCAGAAGGTATCTAGGGTAGAAAATGAATAGCTAAGATAGCACTATAATATTCCTAATACAAGATGGTCTGGAAAATCTATGCAAAGTATTCCAGAATAGATTAGCATAATCAAAAAAGGAGGAGTAGTTTCTGCTAAGAATGGTTCTAAAATAGCAGTAGCTGGAATAGAAGCCAAAACTGCTGATGCAGAGAGGTTCCAGAAACAAATAAAGGAAACTATTGATAGAAATGAAAAGGCAATAGACAGATTGTCTAAGAGTTTATATGGACTTATAAAAGCTTCAATGATAAAATGATACTGAAACTATAGCAAGGGGGGAATGCCCTTCCCCCTCTTGTTTCTTATCAGCCAGTAACAGTTACTGGTGGGGCAACTGCTGGAGCTTCTGTGGCAGCTCCTAGCGATAATCAAGAGACAACTGATTTAACTGACAAGGACCTATTAAAAATGCTTGAAAAGTTAGACGGACTTCCTAGTGATATGGCTGTATTAACTTAGACTCTCTAGAACTTTTATATAGACTAGCAATACAGTCCATTCCCAAGTACTTCTAACATAGCATCTAGATACTTATAGGCTTTAAATCAAATGAAGATAGCAAACTTCAACAGAAAGGAATATGATGATGCCTTTTCTACTGTTGATAAAAACGGAGGAATAAATGAATTTGCTGTAACAGATAGAGGATAGTTATTCTGCATGAATGATGAAGGGGACTTTAAATTATTTTCTTTGGAATAGCTTAAAGAGAATCCTGACTATCAACCATTAACTAATTCGGAGTTATTATACTATAGAGCGTAGTCTCCTCAATTAGCCAACAATAATGAACTACTAAAGGTAGTAAAAAATGGTATAGGAATAGAATCTGTTACTAAAATGATATAGGATAGCATAGGAAACCTAGGAACTACTTCTGAATCAAATGAAGGCTTTGTCAGAACTCAAGCATCGTAGCTTATTAATGGTTTACAAGAGTTCATGAATGCATAGCAACAATCTGGCAATTATAATGCTACCGTAGATAATTTGTACAAAGGAAAATTCTTAACTAAGAGCCAAGCTATGTAGGCATAGGCTGCTCTTAATTATATATATACAACTCTTCCAGCTAATGCTAAGACTTTACTAAAGACTAAAACATAGAACGGAACTGATGCAGAAGCTGTTTAGCTAGTGTAGACACTAATTAACTCTAAATTAAGTTCAACTGCAGACTTCTCTTTAGATTTAGGCGACCCAAGTTCTAGTTCCAAAAATAAAAATGGTGCTGGGGACGGTCTTGATGCTGGTTTAGTTACACTAATTCAGGCTAGTCATGGAGGTCACGATACTGTCTACCAATTAAATAATAAGTCAGGAATAGGAATGACCGTTTAGGGAACTGCATATGAGTAGGTAAAGGACACTAAAGGAAATCATATAGGAAGAACGTCAATGGAGAATTTATTGAATGAGTCTGGATTACGTTCTATTATCAATGCTGACAACGGAGTGTACTTTGGAAATCAAAAGGTTGATTTAGATTCATTGTTAAATATCACATATGACGGAAAGGGATTGCTAAGAGTAAATCTTCCTGTACGCTCAGATGGTTCTCCTAATTTTGATCTGTTAGAGGAATATTCTAACGCCCAAGCGGAGTTCTTACTAAGTTCTCAAACAGATGAGGATAGACTTAGAATATTTGGAGATACAGAGAAGTATCCCGGACTAAGCTCGCTAATCAAACCCACTGGAGAGCTAGATATGGATAAGTTTGCTCCGTTTATAGTAGCGTCTGGTATGACGACAGATGGTATGGTGGAAATAGACAAGAAGCAAAATAAGTTTATCACCGAAGTTAAGCAATCTCCGGAATTAGTTTAGTAGCTAAAGACCAGTTTGGCAACAGGTTCTGGAAAAGAGACTCAGTATCCCGATATTGATGAGTATGACTGGACAGAATGGTTAATGCCCGAGTTTATAAATAGTTATGACCATATATTTAAAGGAAATATTTATATACCTCTTAACATGAACAAGGCAGCCGCAGCTCTAGGAGAAAATCAAACTATCGATACAAATACTGGATAGATGTTAGAAAAAGAATACCAAAATAGGGATCTAAATTTTACTAAATTAGACCCATCAATATTAAATAATTAATTATGTTTGAAAATGATTGGATATTATCAAGCTTAAGTAATCCTACCTTAGACATAGATGATTTAGTTTCAATTGGAGGTTTAAATACTAAAAATACCCAGTTTCTAAGTAAGGATTAGTATTTGAAATCAAACTTCATTAAAGATAATCCCGTGTTCAAGGACGATAAGGGAGATTTTTCTAAAGAGAAGTTTGATAGATTTTATGAAATGCAAGCATCCAGATGGAGAGATTTTTAGAATAATGAATTTCCAACTGGAATAGAATTAGATGCCTTTGATACGGCAAGCAATAAAGCTAATGCCAAAATTAAAGAAAATAAATTTAACTTAGGACCAGACTATAATCCTGATAGGGTTTAGATTGGTGTAGAAGGTTGGAGAACCACTAGTAAGAGAACTAAATCAGAATAGGAGTTAGCTCAATCTTAGAAAATATTCAATCCGGAGACTGGAGAGTATGAAAATACTACTCCTGAGGATTATGCCCTATTTAGTAATCCTATAAAGTGGGTTAGCAACCTATTTAAAGATCCTCTAGTATTAGCGCAGTATGAAGAAGACGAAGTAGATGAATAGGGAAATAAACATAAAAAAGGAGAATATAAACTTAATCCTGAAGGAACCTATTATTACGAAAAGTTAAATGGACGTTCCCCATTGGGAAAGACAGTGTTATCTGCTGCTAACATTCTTACTAAAGAGGACTCTGCATTAAATAAAATAGACTTCTTTGATTCTGATGACTTAGAAAAGAGTACTGCAGGAGTAATTGCTAAAAATATAGCATTAATAGCACCTATGTTTACTCCTGCGGCTCCATATTATTATAAAGCCATAATAGCTAAAGAGTTAACTAAAACACTACCTATGTTACATAGCGTGGTGACTAACCTATTTGGTTCAGGAGATAATCAAACTCCTAAATGGATGAATAGAGCAGCAGCTGTAGGAGAATCATTATCTACTACTAACTCTGTATGGAGCAGTGAGCATACATTCTCATTTGAGAACCTGGCTAATTTGATTTCTGATATAGCTTTACAATGGGGATAGCAAAAACAAATAGCAAAGGCAGTAACTTGGTTTGGTGACAAGAAGGCTCTTAAGAAAGCAGAGGAACAAGCTTTTGAACTTTACAAATCTAAAGTTGGGGGAAGTTTAAAAGGATTAGAAGCTCCATCTGACGAATTATGGAAGTAGTCTACTCTTGGCCAATTATGTATGAAAAAATACTATGACCCAGTAGTAGAAACAATGAGAAAGAAACAAAGACTAGGGGCTGATTTAGCACTAGCCTATATGGCATTAATTTCTAATACAGATGTATATTCTGATATGTTAGAAAGAGGAGCTACAAAAAAGGAAGCTGCTTGGGTGGCTTTAGGTAGTACTGCTGCTATGTTTAGTGTAGATAGATTCGCACATCTGGGTGAAGTATTCTATGATGATCTTACTGCTGAATCTATTAAGTAGGGACGCTAGGCTGTAAAGAAAGAACTAAAGGATGCTCTCGATACTATATATAAACCCGGAACTAAGGATAGTCCTGGCAACTGGTACAAAAAAGGTGCGGCTTTTGGAAAGAGAGCTGCAGAAACATTTGTAGAAAATCTTAAAGACCACAATTTGGGTGGAGTAGGTAAAGCTCTTGGAGAAGGTTTAGAAGAGGTAAGTGAAGAATTAGTAACAGACTTAACTAAAGCTACGTATTCTCTACTTGGAGATTTAGGGATGTATGATAAGAACGTTAAAGACACTGGAGCTTTTGAGAATATGTTAGAGAGATACTCAATGTCTCTACTTGGAGGTACTATTGGTGGAGGATTATTCTACGGAGTTGAGAAGTATAAGGGATTTAACAAAACTAGGGACAAAGACCTAGTAGACTTAATTAATGATGGAAGAGCTTAGGAGCTAAGAAATATAGTAAAAGGATATGTATCTAAAGGTCGTGCAGGTAATACCAAAATTTCTGGATTACAATACTCTCAAGATGATGCCGGAAATATTACTTGGTTAAGTACAGACAAAAGCGAAGAATCCTAGAACCAATAGGTAGGTAATAGGGTACTAGAGAAGATTAATTCTTTAGAGGCAGCCATAGTTGGAAGTGGTACAAAACTTAGTCAAGACCAACTGTTCGACAAGATGGTTCTACAAGAAGCAAGATACTAGGAGTATAAGAATGCTTCTCACGTGACTGGATATTATCAAGAGTTTAGAAAGTTACAGAATTAGTTGTTGCAAGCTAAGGATACTTATAATAAGGCTGCAGAGACTGCCGATGGAACTCTTGATGGAAGAATAACAGACTCTCCTACAGAAGCAGAAAAGTAGGATAAAATTAAGAATTTGTAGTAGTTTTAGACGTCGGTAGATAACATTCAGAAGAAAATGAATGATTTTCTATCTGGAGACACTTCTCTAGACTATACTAGAAAACTTAACTTTGCCTTAGACCCAGTTCTTAATTCTGCATTTTTGGGACTTGACAGAACTAAGTGGTTACTTAACAAAATAGACCCTACTTAGGAACTTACAATACAAGATTAGATAGATTTGAATAACTAGTGGAATGACCACGTTAAAGAGACTATGCTTAAAGACTTAGATAAAGCCTTTTTAGCATATAAGGCTTTAGAGAAGGTTGTATCTCCATAGATGTTAGCCCAGTAGGACTATGCTAATCAATATAAGAGCATTTTTAATGCGTTAAATTAGTTATATAATAAAGAAGATTTATCATTAGATAAATATATCAATGCCAAGCCGTTCTATACGATGAATTCTAGATTAATCGACTAGAACGGAATAGAGGAATCTGAGGAAGAGTATAATGCTAGAAACAATACAGAAGCCCCTGATGATATTCAAAAGTATTATCAAAGACAGCAAAGAGTATTTGATTTGAATAATTAGATACTAGCTGATTATATATAGCAGTTTGATGATATCTTAAGACCTATAAACTATTAGATTGATAGTTCCACAAACAGAACTATCATGCAAAACATTAGATATAGACTTAAAGATATTATTAAGAGAGAAATGCAATATCCGTTTGTTGATTAGGGTGGTAAGTTTGATGTTAATCCATATAGAACCATACTGCAAGATTTAAAAGATGATTTGTCAAATATCGATGATATACAGCAATAGCTATAGGATAAGCATTATACCATAGTAAAAGAATAGGCAAATAAAGTAATAACCCTATTAAATGATACTATTCCTCCCTTGGAAACTCTTATACCAATGAAAGACGCGGTATAGGGAGGAACTCTGAAAAATAAGATACTTAAACCTCTAAGAGAATCTAACCTAGAAAATAAGGACTAGATAATCGCAGCTATAGAAGAAGCAAAAAGAAAATATGACGAAGCAGATGAATAGGATTAGGAATTAGCAGCTATAGAACTCTACAACACTATTCCAATGCAATTCAAATCTAAAAGTCAAAATGCTTAGGTAATATTAAACGACTTTGCAAAATAGGTAGGAAAGGACTATGGAATAAAAGGTGATGGAGAAATAGGTGACAATATCACTATTGACGAATTAATAAAAGGTCTGGACACTCCAGATTCTGCCATCTATAAGTATTTTTCTGGAAAATCTTCAGCCTTACCGGAAGTACTAAGTGCGGCTCTTAAGTAGATTCCTATGAATTTTGGAAAGGATTCTAAACTTAAACTTCTTACTAATAGTGCTAGCGACCCTAGGGATGTTGCTGGAGAACCTGTTAGAAGACAGATTTTTACGTTAAATAGATATGTAAACAATCTATCTAGTAGAATATAGAAGAACCCAGTATATTCATTCTATAATAAGTTATAGGTAAATTCACACAGTCCTTTAGAAAATATTCTGTCTTCTATAACTAAGGAAATGTCTGATAATTAGGAAGAGGTATTCAATATGAATTATATACTTGACTAGGTGTATAAAGATTATATATCTTAGGATAAGTTAGATTCATTTGAGCTAAATGATACTCAGGCTAAGCAGTTAAATAATGCATAGAAAGCTCTAGAATTACTTTCCGCATACGTATATTCTGCATCAGTATCTCCAGACGGAACTCATTATTTTGGTTAGAATAAGCAGATAAATGAGTTTGCTAATACACATAGAGATGTTCTTACAAGAGAGTGGGAACCTCTTCCAGAAATAAGTTAGGACTATGCCCAAGTATTATAGGATGAAGTAACTAACTTGAATACTGAAATAGAATTATGGAAGAGAATATCTGAGAATAATAGTATGAATAAGTTAAGACGTCTTGTTGATACTGAGAATGTTGTAAACAATCTAAGATATGAGATAGGTCGTGGACTATCTTTCTAGTTTACGGTAGGAGATAAGGAATATGATTTATCTGAAGGATTGGATTCTTTACCTCCTTTTGATGGAAACCCTGAGAATCAGCTTGGATAGCTATTCCAGTTTGAACAGACTCTTCACAATAACTTTAATAAGATATTAAAAGATACTGGATGGACTCCAGAGTAGTTCTTTGCTAACTCAGACTTTTGGAAAAGGTACTTAGGAAATTACACTGATTTAGAAAAACAATAGACTAGTAAGTTAAATGAAAATCTTACTGAATTTACTAAGTATGACAAGGCTTTGTACATTTTATCAGTCTTGTCTGATAATCCATCTAACTACTATAAATCTGTACAAAATTCTATTAAAGATAATGAGGATATTGCTCCTCTAACAGTACAATAGAATATTTCCAGACTTGGGGAAGCTGCTCATACTAAAGCATATAAGGCTGGGTTTAAAGCATTAGCTAAATTAGTTAATCCTAATAGCACAGTTACTCCAAATGTAGTTTATATAAATGGAGTAGCAGGAGCTGGAAAGACTGAGGTTGTACTAAAAAACATTAGATAGCGCTTCTATGAATAGCAAGCTTTGGTAATAGGTCCTACTACATCTTAGGCTATTAAGCTTCAAAATTCTCTTAATGAGGGAACCTCTTATACTATAGAAGGAGACGGAAATATATTTAGTAAGTTATTACCTAATTGGGATAAGATAAACGAAAGCTTTCAAAGAGCGGCCTCTGAAATAAACAAAAACGAAAAGAATACAGAATATAAGACTGAGACAGACTACTTTGTTATGCAAAGATGGGCTAAGAACGGAGCTACTGGAGTTAAAATAGACCTTAAAAGTGACAAGATAAAATTCAATCCTGATATAAAAGCTCCGCTTGTTTTCGTAGATGAAGCTGCCCATATGAATAGTCTATAGATAGCTTTGCTAGATGAGTATGCAGAAAGAGTTGGAGGAACGGTATTTTTGGCTAGCGATTCTAACCAGTCTGGATATTCAAACGGACAGATAGAAAATTTAACGACAAATGATATATTTGCTACCAGAACTTCTAAACTTCAAGAGTCTTTAAGAACTTCTAATATTCAGAAGCAAAGTAATAATAATAAAGTTTCTGCAATATTAGATACTGCAAATGATATTATAGAATCTGGAGATAATCAATTATGGCATGATTTTGAAGCCAAGCTTCCAAATCTTATCAGGAGGTTGAATTTAAGAGTCTATAATTAGTAGGATGATATAAATGGAGACTTAATCGGAGGAAACATAGACGAAGTAATAAAGATACTATAGGATAAACATAAAGATGCTAGTATAGGATTCATAGGAGATGTTAACTCGTAGGCATATTAGAAGCTTAAATCTGCAGGATTTTCTAATTTAGGAGAACCTCTAACAGAGAAAATTGTTCCTGGTAAGAAATTTATGCAGGGTTAGGAATTTGATTATGTTATAGTAGATAATATAGACCTATCTGTAGACTTAGATGGACCAAATTCTTATGATAAGGTAACTTTCTTAAGAAGATTCTATACACTAATGTCTAGAGGAAAAACTGCTTCTATTTTCTTAGATAGGGGATTATCTAGACTTGTTGGAGCTAATACCCAAGATGATATGAAATCTATAGGATTTAGTTTAGCTAACCAAGTTTAGTTATTTAGAGATTAGTATTCTAAGGCTCTAGATAAGTTAGACTTATCATAGACTACTCAAGAAGAAACTCCGGAAGTGAAGGAAGAACCAGAAGTTAAGGAAGAGGGAGAAGAATTAGTAATATCTCCAACAGTCGAAAATACCCCGGAGTTTAATCCAGAAGCTTCTGAAGAGCAAGTATAGCAACAGTTAGAATCTAATAAAACAGAAATATATAAGGATTTCGTAGAAAAGAATCCAGCTGAGCGTCAAGATATAGAAGTATCGGAATTATCGGATCTTCTGATAGAAGCTAATACAGTAGTACCAATTACAGGACTAAAAGAGACTCTTGTTAATCCTGATGGGACACAAAGAAAATACCCAGCATGGCTTCCAGGAGAAAAAACTTCTGTTAGAAGAAACATTAATGCTATATATGACGGAACTGAGCCAATCACTAAGAGAGTAGATAAATAGAGATATTAGGATATCATAACTAAAATCCAAAGTTCTGTCATATTTGGAGGTAATGTAACTGACCCAGCTATGACATCACTATTAGGATTTAGTGAGGCTTGGAAAAACAGAAAATTATAGTTAGAAGTCAGAAGAGCTACTGATTCTGACAACTTTGGAATAGGAACTGACTTGAAACCTACATACATAGATATAGACGGAGAACGTTATATTGTATCTATTACTTGTAGACTAGATGGCTTAAGTAGAACTATTTAGGATGCTCCATTCTCAGCTATATTTGATATATGCCTTCTTTCTGATTTTAATAATTTAAGAAAACCTGCTGTATAGTAGGCTATAAAGGATAAAATAAATCAGAGAATTAAGGATGGAAAAATTACTGGAGAGAATAAGATTAAGGCAGAAAGATTTAGAGATAACTTGAGCGAATCTGTTAAATAGTATGAAGGCTTTATTAGAAGAATAGTTTCTGAACATCCAGAAGGTCATGCTATAGAACTTACTCCTGATATGTACGAATCGCATTAGACTACTAGACTGGTCAAGAGAAAAGTTCCAAGAAGACTTGGTGGAACCTTAAGTATAGCAACTGTCGAGAACAATAGAGTGGACCAAGACGGAAACTATATATCTGATTATAATAATTTCATGGATACTGACAAGAGAAAAGTAGTTTCTCCAGTATATATTTTGGGAAATAAATCAGACGTATTGAAAGGAAAAGTATCAGAGTCTATTTTCGGTAAGGCTGTAGTATTTGCATCATCTAATACTAACCTTTCTCCAGAGGAGTTAGCTGATAGATATATAGAGCAGAAGAGAAATCCTGACGCACATACTCCAGAAGTTAGAATGATTGTTCTTAATAATCATGGTTTAAGTTTTACAGAACTTATTACTCATAGAATATAGAATCAATTAACTGGGGAAGGAGAAAAAGCTAAAAAGCCTTGGAGAATGGATACTCTAGGAGTTAGGATGTTCACTGCAATGTGGAATTTCAGAGCTAGCTTAGAAAATTTCATATCTCAATTAGATAAGTGGAAACAAGAAAATGGTTATGACAGCAATAAGATACTAGATATTTCCAAAGTTGAATCTGAACTATTTAGTAGATATGGCAAGAATTGGATAACTTAGCTAAATGCTGGTAGTTAGGAGGTATAGAAGCTACTAAACCTGTATAAAGTAACAGCAGCAGACTTGGAAAACTTAATAAAGTTTAACTAGGAATACTGCAAAGATATACCTACTTTTAGGCTAGGAATTGACCTAACTAACAAAAACATTGGCGGATATGTAAGGTCATTTGATGTTAGTAATTCTAGTGTATATGGAAAGAACGAGGCTAATATGTTAGCTATAGAAGAAGAATATGCACATAAATATCATTCTATTCTATCATCTATATTAGAACAGTTAACAGCTAATGAGCCTCCTGAAATATTTAGAAAGGCTGGATTAAACTTCAAACCTATGGCTACTAGACTAGCCAAGGCTGATGGTTCTAACTATGCTACGAATGAATATATAGGAAAGAATGAACAAAAAAGAAATCTTTCCGGACTTATTCATACAAATAATAAGAACATAGTAATTGGGGAGACAGACGAAAACGGAAATGTTATATCAACGTCTACTATTCCTGCAGAATCAATGTTCAGCTTCTTCCCCAAGGCTGTTTCAGCTATTGCTACTAAATCAAGAATATATCAAACTAATAGTAAAGCTAATGGGTTGATTAGTATTACTACTATTGACACAAAGAATAATACTGATAAGTTTGATTTTGATATTTCAGCGCTATTTGGGGATGGAATGTTGGAGAGAAAAGGTAATGATAACACATTATTTAATATGTTTAATCTTATCTTTCATGGTACTGTATAGAGCTTAGAGGAGCCTCATGCCTATACTGAGGAAGCTCCGTTTAAGTATGGAATATTTGTAGACCCAGATTTAGAAACTAGTCAGGATTATAAACAAATAAACGTTAGAGGACAAAATGGATAGGATTATGCATTCCTAAAATGTGGAACTAATCCTATATACTTTGACGTTGACGTTGATGTTATATCTGGAGGTATTGCCCTTAACCTTTCTAAATTATTAGAGGGAGGAAAGAGATAGCTAAAAGAAGAAACCAAGGTAGAAAACCCGGCGGAATAGTATATAGGTTATTCCTCTAAGATAGTAGATGAGTAGGATAGAACTAGATTCCAGAACTTCCTTCTTAATGAAGGAAAGGAGGACAACGAACAAAGCTATATGGAATATGTTACTATATAGAACAACAGAAAATTGATTAATTTCTTTAGAAACGGATCATCTGTTGATAACATAGTAGAGCTTATTAATATGTAGCTAGGATAGCCTACCATAAAAGATGTAAAGTATGAAAATGGAAAAATAATATATACTGACGTAAACGATGGCACTGGAGAGTTGAGTTTGGACACTGAGGATATGTATATCTCTATGACACCAAATAAAACTAATTCAGTTGAAGAGATTACTGGACAGTCGTTTGATTCTATGGTTGTTGACCCAACAGGAATGGATATAATGACACATCAGGACTTCCTAAATTAGCTAGAGGAAACGTTCTAGGATGATAGCGATGTGCAAATGTTATCAAACTCTTCAAATGTAGAAAGCTATCTAGAATTGTTAGTAAGTATGAAAGATACTTTGAATAATAAAATAGAACAACTAGAAGATTCAGATTTAAAATGGAATTTATCTGATTACTTATTGTATGTAGATACTTCATGTTTTTAAAAAATAAATGACTATGGCAGCTTGTAATGTTAAGTACGACAAAAAAAGTTATTAGCAACTAGCCTCAGATTTAAAGTTATTGTATAATCAAATTAATAGACCTGGAATAGAGGACAGAATTATTAAAACTTTGGAATTTAAGTATAAATCCAAAGATGGTTAGGATAAAAGATTACTTCTAACAGATTCTGAAAACTTGGATGAAACTTCTAGAGAGTTTATTGATGATGTAAACAATATAGTATGTGGGCTAGCTAATGCTTCTTTAGACAAATTACCAGAAAAAGCCATGAAGTTTAGAAATATTGTGTTGTCAACCTTCTTCGACATGAATAGTGTCGGAGAAGTGACAACTCAGATTTCTGAGGCTGAAAAGGAAATGGAAACTGATGAGAGTCAAGAAGCAAGAAAATTATAGAAAGTAGAAGACACTTTATTAGAAATATATGGACCGATAAATACTGGTCTTATTCAGGAAGTAACTGACAGCTTTGGAAGAGAACTTAAATAGAAGTTAATATATAATAACTACCTGAAAACTAAGTACGAGTTGACCTCTGATGAAGTCAACAAAAGAATCGTGGACTATAAGGAAGGGAAATTTGAGAGCATTCTTGGTCATCTAAAGGAATAGTTCCCAAATGATTCTACTTTGCAATCCATTACAAGTATGTATAGCAACGGAATGTTAAATTCTAGTCAGTACTACTATGTTATAGATACTTTTAGAAAATATGTATTGCAAGACCCTGATAGAAATACAAAGTTTAACCAATAGCTAGAGGATAAAATCCTACAGAAAAATAAAGTATAGCAAGAATATCTCTATAGACAACTAATTAAGACTATACTAAATAACCCTAAACTTAATACATGGTTTAATAACAAGTACAATACTAATTATACAAACTCTGAAGCGAAGACTTAGCTGTTTATGGCTAATAGATTCTCTAATTACTATCTAGAAATTAAGGACAAACTTCTGAAAGAAATTGAGAGAGGTGCAGAGTTTAAGGATGAAGTATTGCCTATTATTCAGGAGATAGAAAATCCTAAAGATGATTTATTAAACTACGTAAATGATTATATAGTTCTTACGCAGTTCGATGATTTATTGGCTTAGAAACTAGGAAGTAGTATTGGTATAGAAAGAGGCTTCTTGAATAATGTAGAACCATAGAGATAGAACGCTAAGAAATATGCACTGAGAGAATCTCATGCGCATCAAAAGGCAGGATGGGAAACTGCTAATAATGAGGGAAGTGAAGCTCATACTAGTACTGGAGTAAAGGATATGTTGGACACTATATTTGTTTATAAATATAATGAGTCTCATCAATTGCTTCCCCAGACGTTAAATATGACATCATTGATGTAGGCATGGCAATCCTTGTTATCTGACGTATTGAATAATAATATCAATTTCGATACAAGTAACAGTGAAGCTGTTGTAGGAGTGCTGAAAGATTTAATTAATACATAGAATGTTAATGTTTTAGACAATATTGTAGATATTCTAGAAATATTATTTAAACCATAGGCTATTCAAAATTCTAGAGGTAGAATGATAGATTTTATGCGCAATGAGAACCTGTTCTCAGAATAGCATAAGAATATACTATATTCATTCTATAATGAAATTTTGAATAAAGATAATCCTAACTCAAATATATCTATAGAATTAGGAAGAGTAAATGATAACCTAAAATATGGAACTAAATTCTTAGAGACTGTTTCAGATTTATGTGCCATTATCTATAGAAATGTAAATAACAATTATATTGATTGTAATCTACAATCATCGAAATCTTTATTTGCTGTAAAGAAGAAATTTAATTGGGATGCTGACTTATTTGATTCTGTTGAAAGAATTACTTTTAGAAGTAAGACCAGATAGATAAATAAACTTGGGGAAGATAGATTGTCTAAATATAACTATACCTCTGTGCCAGATTAGACTGGTAAGTTTATATCTAAGGTTGAACTTTCGGGAAAGGAAGGAACATTATATACATTTGGATTCAGATACAATCAAGGAGCTTCTAATATGGAGGGACTGTTCTCTACTATGGACAACTTAGAGCTAGAGAACTCTACGGTAAACATAAATGGAAAAGAAGTTCCAATGTTAGATATATTAGCTGGCATAAACCTTAGAGACTTTAGTAATAAAGTTCTTCAAAATAAAGAACTACTAAATGAGTACGAAACGGTTCTAAATAATCTATTAGAAATGTTCGACTATTATCTAGATACTAATTTTCTATCTGATAAAGGGCTAGAAGCGTTATAGGGATATAAGGACAAGTATACTTACGACCCAAAAAATAACTTATTTTCTAAGAATTATCTTAATCATTTCCTAAAATTAGCAATTAGAACTGCCGACATTGATAACTAGGTAAAACTCGCTGGAGATTAGGATATGAAATAGTTTTTGATGGAGAACTCTAAATATACAAGTTTATTTAATAGAGAGTCTAAGAAGCCATCCTCTAACGTCTTTGACATCTAGGCTAATAGAGTTTATTTTAAACCTGTAACTACTAGTGATAAAGCACTTAGCGACTTAGCTAAAAGCTTTGTGGAAGCATCTGGTAGGTCTGTACGCTCTACATCTTTAAATAAGGCTGGTTCAAGTGTCTCTAACTATAGTATATCAAGATTAGGCTCTGAATTAAATAGACGCTTGCATAAATAGCGCCAAGAGGGAGGACCAGCAAACTCTTTATTATTTGTATAGAATCCTAATGCTATAGATATAGACCCAGTAATTGATGGGGAAATAACTACACCCATCGGCGATGTTAAAGCTGTTAGAGATATGTCCTCTTCAGAGTTATTTCAACACGCAATTCTAGATAAGTTCTATAGTTCCTTCTTGAAGACTGGAAGAATATGTTTCCAACCTACTGTATACTCTGATAAGACCAACTTCTTAAATTATATGTCTAATCTATCTATGTTTAGTGATAACATAATGGATCTAATGTCTGATAAGAGTCAAGAATTTGTTGATTTATATAGAAATACTTTCTTCTCTGCCCATAATCAAATTCAAGCTAACGTAGTAACAAAAATGGAAAAACTAATGTCATTTTTGACTACTGAATATGGAGCATAGTTCAGAAAGGAAGGAGATGTATTTACGTCTAACAGACTAGATAATGTTAGAACATTCCTAAGAAATAGAACTGAGAGTGATTTAATTTCTCTTGTCTTTAGTTATAACCAACACAATCTTGAGAAGATAGAGTTAGAGAAAGACAAGGATTACAGAAATAGAAAGAAATTCTGCGACCTTAATGAAATAACAGATTTTTATGCTAAACTATATAATGAGCCAGTTCGTCTAAAGAAATTTCTAAAACAACAGTAGGAACTGTTCCTAGAAAACCTTAGAGAATATGGTGTTAATTTCCGACTGTTTGATTCAACTTAGGAATTGAACTCTTGGATTAATAATAAATTAAATGAGAAGGCTGCTACTTAGACAGTTAGATTATTGTCTGACACTAAACTGCTTCAAGTAAAAGATAGACAAGCTTTTGCTGACAAGTGGATTGATAAAGAAACAGGAGAATTGCTACTATAGAAAGATTCAGAAATGAATCCATTCTTGGAAAAATTCTTCTATATAGAGGGTTTATTTAGTAATAACCTAAGACTAAGTTTATCTGGGACGGAAATAAATCATCCAGATAAGGCAAAGGGGACATTATTTAATAAAATAGTTTCTGCTGTTAATGACATAAAAGGAGCAATTGGAAATCCGATAAAAACTAATGTAGCTAGAAAGGCTTTAGAAAATATACTAAATAATAACAAAATAAGCTTTAGTTCTCTTGATAATTTTATCGAAGAGTTTTCTTCAATGAGAGCTATAAATGATTTAGATGGAAAACCTAATATGTAGGATATATATGATAAAACTATCATAGAAATTATAAATACTGCATAGGGAACTCAATTTAAACGTAATGTTATTATTCCAGCTACTTTGTAGCATCCTCTTACTGGTTTAATAAATGGTGTTGCTAGTAAGGTTAATGCTGCTGTTGCATATGATATGTCAGCACCGGTCAATAACCTAAGAGAATCTGATGAAATAGATTCTTAGGATGGTAGTTCAACTATGTCTCCTATTCAAGTTATTTTGGAAAATAATTCTTTGGGAGATTAGAGAGTTGGAACAAACAGAAAGCCTATATGGGACGATTAGACTGGAGACTTAACGTCATTTCTGGCTAAGTTTGCATCATTTGGATAGACTAATGCGATGATGTTACAATCATTATAGTCTAATTCAGCTTAGTATAATATGTTCAAGAAAATGCATAATATACGTTGGAATGGAGCTATAGATTTGACTAAGAACATTAATCAATTCCAGTAGACAGCATATGACTAGGAAGAAGTTTCTAGATGGTTTAGAGAAGCAATTCTAGGAGGAGAGAAGCTGTTCTATAAGAACCAGCTTGGAGAAATAGTTTAGGTGACTGACTTTGGAAAAGATAATTCTGGATATTTTACTGTAGAGACTATTTTAGGAAAAGGTTCTAATAAGATATACCACTATTTTAGTGACAATACATCTGAGCATAGCACAGTTGGAGGATAGGGATTTCATACAATAGATAGTCTTTATGAATTGTTTGTTGCCCTTGGAGGTATTAATTGTACTAACGCTAAAGGAGTAACTTCCGAATTTAGTAATTAGGTTTTAACTAACTTTGTAATTAATGTTGGATATAAGGTTAATCCGAAAGTAACATCTATAAACGATATAGTCCAACCGCTTAAAGATAAGTTTGTAGCATATGTATTTAATAACTCTGCAGTAAAGAATGGTGCTAAGAACATAAATAGTAAAGATGTATGGACTAATAATGCCCCTCTTAATACTTTCTAGTTGAATATATAGGGATTAGGTATTCAACTTAATGCTGACCATGATGTAGTTGACTCAGAATTAACAGAGTTCTCCCAGGTAGTTGCAGCTTGTGCAGCATATGGAAAGGATTATAAGTCTGTAAATGAGATTTACTACGGATTGGCTGAATCAGCATTCTAGGCTTCTGAGCAGGAATTAACTAATATACAGAGATACTTCAAAGATTACGCTGAGGACCCAAGTAAAGCTAAGTACTAGTTGTATAAGATAGTTGGAAAACTTATAGTATAGTCCAAGAGTAATAGTGATATGGATTTAACTGAAAAGTTAAAATAGGAAATAAACAAGGAATTTAAGGTTAACAAAGATAACTCGTCTTCTGGTTTAAAGATTCCTTTTAGCGATCCTAGTATTTATACACAATTTATTACTAATATTACTTCTGTAATTAATTCCAAGTCTATTAAGCGTAAACACCCTGGGTCTGGATATGTTATGGCGCCAGGCTATAATGTAGTTCAATACTTTCAATGGTTTGACCCAAAAACCAAAACATATAGGAAGTATCTTTTTGAGGACGTTTTAAAGAGAGCTAGAAATGACTTTAAGGGAAAATTAAGAAGTGGACTAGAAGCATGGTGTGCCCAAAATGGGGTTGACCCAAACAAATATGGAGAACGTAAAAGAAGGATTTCAAGTTTTGATCTAGCCACACTGATCTAGGAGTCTTCTGATAAGATAGACATTTCTCTTATTCCTTATTTAAGTATAACATCTTAGGATACGACTGAGTATAATAGACAGCTTGTAAATATGTTTCTAGCTTCTAAACAAGAGGCAGAGCAAGTAAAGGACAAGTCTTGGTTTATGCCTACTGATATTGTTAATATTATCAAAAATGATGGAACTGTAATATCTCACGATTTATCTGATATGGCTGATTTCTACAAATTCAAAAATGGAATATTTGACATAGAGGACGAATACAATGTAAAAATTAATCAAAAGGGTAACAAGTTTACTATTACATTAAATGAAGATAAAAATTCATCATTTGTTATCGAGAAAGAGACAGATTCAGATAAATGGAACATTCATTTTAAGACGGGGGGAAGAGATTCTAATCTATAGAGAAGAACTCCGTGGATGGGAGCTAAAGAAGATTAGAAAATTAGACTATTCAATGCTGCTCTATAGGTTTTACCTGACGGAGCTATTCTGCGTTTGTCTCCAACTACTCAGGAATAGTTAGATACAAGAATAGGAGGCTTGACTAAGGGAAGTGTCGTAGGGTATTAGAGCATAATAGAAAACGAACAAAGGCACTCTGGAGTTAATTTAGAAGTTGTTTCTGAACCTTATACTGTCTCATATTTTGATAAAGATAACCAAGTAAAATCTACTTAGGTTAGAGAGTATAAGAAAATCTCTAATACTAGTAAACATACTTACAAATTAAACATAACAAAGCCTAATAATTTAAAACCATCTCTTCTAAGATGGCAATATGTAGACCCTACTGATGGGGTTACTAAGTATATGACTATATATGACCATCCAATTATTAGAGGTTCTTGGAACTTACCAAAATCTGAAAGACCAAAACAAACCCAAATACAGGATGTTTTAGACTTATTAGATGAAGGAAAGTTTGAACTTAATGGATAGACATTAGATATAGTTCCAGGAAGTCTTGAAAACACCGAAGCTGAAATAGTTCTTGGTAATATGTATAAAGACATCTTCCAGACTGGAGATGCTACATTAGCAGATATTATGGATTAGGGAGAGAACTTCTTTAGAAAACAGACCGAGGTTCCAAAGATTCCTGCTGGATTTTATAACCTCGCATTTGTTAAAAATAATGGTCAACATACCTTGGTTTCGTTTAGTAATCTAATAGAAACTCTCAATATATATGAAGACCCGTTTGACTACACTTAGGAATATATAAATGACAATAATGAAATTTATACTCACCAGGATGGAATAAAGATTGGAAAATATATACAATCTTCTTGGAAATATTCAGACGGAAAGGTTCTAGACTAGAATAATCAAGAGATAGACAAGTCTCGCTATAGACTTATTCAAGATGAGAATGGAAACGTGGAGAATGTATTGTAGAGAATAGATTATGTCAAAAGATACAAATATACTAAATCGGAATTAGTTAATGGAGAGTAGTAGTTAATTAACTATACTTTATACAAGATAGCCCCCGTTTAGGACATAAGAAATGCTTTAGACAAAAAAAGCAAAGACTAGGATGTATTAAATTCAGATGCTTTCCACCAAATCTCTTCTATACTTAATAACATTTATTCTCAGGATAAGTATATAGACATATAGGTTAATACTGGTATAGAATTAAACCCAGATCTTAGGAGAACCATCGCCAATAGTCTTGTAGACTTCGGAAACGATACAAAATATGATAGGGAATCTAATAAAAGAGTTTTAATGACTCCAGAGGAAATTTAGAAACTTCCAAGATTTTAGTAGCATATGATTGAGTTACGAAATGCCCTAATTGGAAATAATTTCTAGGAATAGTACAGGTAGATAAGAACGTCTTACTATGAATATCTCCAGTAGTACAAGAAGCAATATTCATCGTTCTTAACATCTCTTCATTTCATCTCTTCTCGTATCCCAGCACAGTCATTGCAATCATTCATGCCTATGACTTGTGTAGGATGGACTGCTGATACCTCTAACACTGCTTATGTTTCCTATATTTAGACATATTTGTAGGGTTCTGACTACGATATTGATAAGGCTTATGTTATGGGACAATCGTTTAGTGATGATGCTATGTATATAGGCTGGAGTCCATTATTCAATTATTCTTCTGAGCAAATGGTTGATGCTAGTAAGACTCTTCCATTACCAAGAGGAAATAAATTAATTGTGGTGGAAGGAGAGCAATATTCTATAGAAAACGAACTTAATAGTATATTATCTTCATCTGGTCCGGAAAGACTTAGAAAAATGGCTAACTTGATATATAAGATAGACAGTAATAATGGAAGATATAATTACATAGTTGGAGAGAATGCTGATTAGAAGTAGAAGATTATAGAGCAGATTCAGAAACATGAAAACTATAAAGTAAGCTATAGATAGAGAGAGTAGGCATACAAAAATGTAGCCAGTGCTAATATTAGAAATGTTGTTCATAACATTAGAAATAGAGACTAGGCATATTCTCCTATTACAATGAGGGACTTGCAGAAAGAGGCTGACAAATCTCCAAAGGGAGCTAAAACTAAGTAGTTAAATATGATGAATCCGCTTACCAAATACGTAATGCAAAACCAGAACTTGGTTGGTAAAAACGTAATTGGTATAGCTGCTAATGGTGAAAAAGACTGGTTTAACCTTACTTACTACTATCATAATGTATTAAGAAATGGAAATCAGAAAGATAGATTCTTCCTAAAGATGAGTCACTCATACAGTAGATTATCTGGGCGTGCTACTGACCAACTAATGAACGTGGTTGTAAAACACATTCCAGACTTGTGGAATGCTTCTCCAGAGCTATCTTAGAAAATTAAGGAAGAATTTTATGCTACATATGATGGTTAGATAGACATGGATGATAAATATGTAGACTAGTTAATTTCTCAGATTCTTTCAGCAGCAACCGATAATGCTAAAGAGTTAATTCTAGCTAAAATTAATGCTGGTACTAACTTGGCTAAATATCATCTACACCTAGTTATGATGGGATTCAATCTTAAGGATATTGTAGCATTTATGACTAGTCCTGTAGTGGAGTTGATAGATAAGTATAGTAGAAACGATTTATATAAAAATCAAACAAGTTCTGTAACTAACGCTATTAAGACTCTAAATGGAGACATAGACTTGTCTAAATTAATAGTTAATCCCTAGGATAACCTTTCTCCAGAGGAAAGAATAGAAGCTATGGAATCTCAGATGGAAGCTATGGAAGCTGAGGCAGATATGATGATGGAATTAATGGCGGAAGGTCGTACCCCGAGAAGAGTAAATAATGAGTATTCTTGGGTAATTAAAGAACTTGGTTCTATGTATAAGACAGCATAGGCTAGGTCTCTTAAAGATTTTGTATAGAAATATATTAAAGCTAAGACCGAACCCTTATCTGCCAATAGTCCAGAATTTATGGTAGCCTTGTCAAACTATGAGTTGCCAGTAACTTCTAATATGAATACTAATTATGTGTTTAGATACATAGATTAGATTGTAAATGATATAAGATCTCAAATAGAAGACTATAACAGGATTCATCCGAATAGTAACTATTCTATGTTGGACTTTAAGCTCGACTTGAATGAATTTTAGAGAATAACAGATGAAGCGAACGAGACTTCTACATTGGCTTCTGTGTGGTTGAAACTGAATTAGGGTATTCCACAAACAGATATGGACTTGATTAAACTAATCAAGAGGATGTATGCCACTGTATCTACTAGAGAAAGAAGAATGGGTATAAAGAAACCTGTAGATTCTAACAAGTAGAAATTTGTTAATTTGTCCGATGAAGAAGATATAGTTACTGGAAATTCTGGTACCAAATAGGAACTTTTACAGTATCTAGAAAAATATTCTATGTTGCCAACTGTTCCAGAAGCCTCTAAGAATAAGACAGAAAGTGGTCTAATAAAAACTATAAAGAGTATCTAGGGAAACAACCCAGAGTTATCTCTTGCCGAAATAGTTTCAATATTAGAGGATGCAGTTAGGACAGACTTGTATGGAAATTTTGATTTATATAAATTCTTGAATGATGAGAAAGTAGTACTTCCCCAAAGTTCTAGAACCATCTATAACACTAGATAGGGAGACCTTGTTTCATATAGGGAGCTTGCTGCTACATATTATAACTTAATTAAATCTAGTTGGAATATTCTTGATATGGTCAATCGTATTCCACACTACAAAATGAACCTAGATTTATTAAATTATACTCTATAGCAAAGACATCTATTTGCAAATAAGTCTAAAATAGTAGACTAGTTAATTTCTTTAGGAGAACTATCTTATAGTGCTCTATCTGACAGAGATTATAAAAACATCATACAGTATGCTGATAAGATATTGATAACATCATATTTCTTATCTAAAGAAGAACCTATAGATATATCTAAAGTGGATGATACGAAAGTATACGATTCTAATTATGACTTAGTTAGGTCAGATGAATTATATCTAAATTCTCTTAATGGAATTGACTCACTAAAGAACTTTGTAGAAAATAATTTCTTTGAGTGGTTGAAGAATACTTACCCAGATAATTTCCTGGTTAAAGAATTAGTATAGAGTTCTAATAGGGGAAAGAGTATGTTAAGAACAGCCCTTAATCTATTTGAAATTGACTAGAGTCTGACCAACAAGTAGACCTATAATAGATACCTAATAGGTATTCAAGAGTTGGCTAATGAAAAATTTGATTAGAATCACTCAGTAGCTGACATACTGATGCTATATAACCTGGCAGTGAATGGAACCAGATTGGGAGGAAAATACATGACTGGTATATTTAGAGATTAGGTCAGAGAAGGTAATGTTCTGTATGATTATTATAAATTCATGTCTGAACAAGATTATAATGATGACTTTAAATATATTATGCCAACTAAGAGAGATTTCTTAATTGCTATGGCCCCTACTGTATATTCTACTTATGCATTAAATTATAGGACAGAGCCTTATGTTAAAGTTCTTAATCCAGCTCATGGATATGACGTGTATAAAAGATACTATGATAAGTCTGATTATACTTGGAAGTATGACATGAGTAAACCAGAATCCCTATTATAGTTAGACCATCTAGGTTTAACGTAGGGGGAGATAGATGAAAGAACTTATAATTACGCACAGAACTCTCTGGTAATGTTCCCAGAACTTCATAAGAGATTAAGAGAAAATTCTATATTCTCTGGAAGCGGAGAAACGAATATGAAAGACAAGGTGTTATAGTTAGCACAATATATTAGATAGAACAGGTTGCTTATTTACAAACTATGTTAATATGGAATGTGATGTAATTCTTGAGATAGGAGGGAAAAGTAATTTTAAAATTGATAGAGAGTCTAGTGAAAAGGAGCTAGACTCTCTTCAAGATATCGTGGAGTACTTAGACACCCTTCCTGAACATAAAATAAAACAGTTGATTTACGACTTGTAGACATCCTCTACAAGAGTGAAAAACTCTCAAAAATACTTCTTGGACAAACAGCTAATAGGGAACTGTTCTTTCGAGAATTTGAAACTTCGTTATCCAGAGGAAACGGAATTGATTAAAGATATTGAGAAACCCTATATAATTACTCTAGTAGATAAAGCATATTCTAACGGAGATATGCTTAAAGGAAGGGTTGTAGTGAACGGAGTAGTTAGTTATATATTTAGAAATAAGTTTGATGTTCAGAATTTTGCCGAAACAGAACATAAGAAACATCTTGCCGAACAAATTATAGCTGACAATGATATTACTGACTAGTATCTGTCAGAAAAGTATAAGGATAAACTGAATATTATTAGGGATAACTATAAGAAGAACTTAGAGAGAATTACTAAGGAAGTAGATCCTACTCCGTCTGAGTAGTTTACCATTAAACATCTTATTTTAGACTATCTTAATAATAGTAGTGACTATACTAAGTTAATAAAAGTAGGAGACTAGATTATTGATTCTGGTTCTGTATTAAATGATTTCTGTAGAGAACTTAATAAGTAGTAGGTAATAAATGAAGATTCTGAATCCGACTTAGCTAGATACTTAAGAAGACTACACTGGAAAAGAGAGTCGTTTGGAAAATCTGAATTATATAAAGGGTTAGCTACTTACATTCCGGAATTTTCGCAAGAAGTTAGTGAGTAGTAGTTCATAAATCTAGATTAGGATGGAATGGAAAGTTTACTTCAAAAATACTTTAAGAATGATATTATTCTATCTAACTATCATGTAGAATCAGTTGGCAAATCTGTTCCTCAAACTATAAGACTTACCAAGTCTTAGGTAAAAAAATTGTTTGAAAATACTTTAGCTCTTAAGAATACGGAGAGAAAGGCTTTAGGAGAATTGGAATTATCTAACAGTTATGAGGACAATATATCATCCTTAGAGGATGCACAAGCCTTCTTTCAAGGTCACTTAAATATGGATATAGATGGAGAGATATATACTCTAAATATTTCTAAAGATAAGGACTAGATAGTGTATAGTTATAAAGGTAAGAAGCTCACAAACGATGATAAGGTTAAGTTAAAAAGGAAAGGAAGAGTCCTAAAAGATGAATTTAATTTTGGATATGACACAATGAATATATTTACTCCAGTAAATGAAGATGGAGTAGATAATGGATACTATAAAGGATACTATATATATAATCATCTAAACGAGGCTGGGGATAATATATTTATAGTAAGTAACAGTGTTATTAGTCCAAATCTATATGATCCGGCAAAGTTTAAATCATTGAAGGATGCTAAGTTAGCAGTAGAAGGATTTAACCGCTCGGCTAATGTATCAAAACAAACTAAAGTGGGATTAAAGCAGATATTAGGAAGTTCTGACGGAAAAAGATATGTTAACCTAGAATTTCCAACTAATGTTGGCCAGACCATAAATTCTATAGCTTATCCAATAGGCCAAAAAACTAAATTATTTGCTCAGGAGCATAATCTAATTACTACAAAGAAGCCCTCAGAAATCCAAGCCTTTTATAAACAGAGAGGTATAGATATTTCATCGTTAGACCTCCCTGAAAAGATAGGAATCTTTCTATATGCAATGACAGAAAATGGATATTCTATCAATGCTATGCAGGGAAAGACCTTAGAAGACTCTGACTATGCTAATATAAGAAAAATCATATTTGATATAAACAATGCTCCAATTAAATAGTATCTAGTAGAAAGAAGTAATAAGAACGGTGAGGGTAATTATACAACCTATATAAAATCCTTATCTGATTCTGGAATCACTATAAATTCTACTGGAGTAGACTTGGCAGGAAATCCTCCGACGTAGAGCCTTACGAGTACACTATTTAATTTAAAAGATACTCTTGAGAATACACTTTTCAAAGATACTCCAATTAAGATAGTTATTACAGATAATGAATAGCTAGCACAACTTCAGGACTAGAATGGAAATAGAATATTCCCCGATGGTACTGATGGGGTGAGGGCTTTTATCTATGACAATAATCTCTACATAAATCAGAGTAATGCTAGTATTAATGACCTTCTTCATGAAACTTTCCATATTGTACTAGGAGCCATAAAAGCTCAGGATATGAATGAAGGTACTAGAAATTATGAAAACATTTTGAATTTCTATGATAAAAAAGTATCTTAGATGACTAAGAATAGAGTTAATGACCTCTATAGAAACTTAGCATATATAGATAGAATGGAAGAGGGTGTCGTTAGACACTTAGCTAGATAGGTTGAAAATGGTGATGTGTTTTACTATAGTGATAGAACTAATGAAGCGATTGATTTGTTTAGATAGCAATTTCTAAACATAAGACAAAATATTAGAAAAAATATTAAACTTGATTTGGATTCCGATTTGGGTTTCCAGTCAAGCATAAATACTCTAGTATCATCATAGGTAGGACAAATGTAGAAAAACCGTATCATTTCAAACCTTATAGAGAAAGGAATTGAGAAAGGTTTAATATTAGAAAACTGCAAATGAAAGATTGTAATTACACATTAGTTGGAAAAAGGCAGTATAACCACTCTTATGACGAATTAATTAAAATCTTGAAAAGAAGTCCGCAGCTTGCATATGACATTCTTTATTCTAAAGATTATAATCGTTAGACAAGAGTGGTTGACAAACTGTCAGAATTAAAGGAATAGGGGAAACGCAAGTTTAGAAAGGAATTTTCTGACAGGGTAGATGTTATAAATGGATGTGCAGAAATAAACGCATCTGGATACACAACTCAATCATTTATTGATTCTGGGTTATATGTTGACCAGTATGGAAAACAAATAATGCCGGTTTTATAGGTAGATGATTATATTGAAAGAATGAAATCTCTATATGAATAGAAGGGATTAACTAAAGATTAGGTCGATTAGCACATCTCTATTTTGAAAAATAGCTGGAAAAGAATAGCAGAAGATGGTAGAGATTTACATAAAATTATCTTGAAGCAAGGTAAGGAAACCTCTTACTCCTAGACTGAGGATAATACTAAGGGCACTTCATTTGAGCATCTAAGTGACGTTATACATGACTAGGTTTATGATGATATATTTAGTTAGGTATACTTAGGAAACGGAAAAGAATCTAGAGAACTTGGGGACGACTCTTCTCCAGTTATTCTCAAGAATCTAAATCTCTCTGCCAAATTAATAGGAAGAGACGAAACTATTACTGGACATATTGATTATATTGTAGTTAAACCAAATGGTTCTGTAGAAGTATTCAACATAAAAAGTTCACACGAATCTCCCGCATTTTGGGATTAGGCGAAGAAAGAAAAATATAGAAATGAGTTTGCTTTATTATCTAGAATACTTTAGTATAATGGAATTAATACTAACGATATTAGATTTAATGTTATTCCAGTGACACTTGGATATGATGATTAGTTTCAGAACATAAAAGAGATTACTGTTAATAGAGCAGAGTGCTATAGTCATAATAGAGGTGCATTTATAATGCAAGAATCTATGAAATTAGCTCAAAGGTTCATAGCATCTAATGCAGAAACTATTACAATAAATGACTCTTCAATAGATACCGTAAATAAGCAATTAAGTGCGGTATTTCCAAAAAGAGATATAAAAGCTGATGGAATAACATCTACTATTGAAGAATATATTGATAAAAACTGGACATATTGGACTCAAGGAGAGCAGCCAGATACTGGTTGGAACCTCACTATAGACGGAGTAATCTATCATGTAAATAGTTCTGAAGTTAAGAGTAAGAATAAGGAAGTAATAGAAATCATTAAGCAAAACCAGGATAAACTTCTAAATGTAGATAATGGAAAACTGAGTGCTAGAGGTATAGTGAATTAGATAGGAGAATTTAGAAGATTCGGTTTTCCAAAATTTGACAATGACTATTTAGATTAGCTGTTTAGTCCATACTTTGAACATTCTGTTGTGAAGGTAAATGGAAAAGATAAATACAATTATCTGTGGGAAGTAGTTAAAAATGATACACTAGATAATTGCAATATCATTATGTTCAAAAATACTCTTACTGGATAGGTCAACGTAGTTACTCTTTCTGGTTTAAACTTAGACTAGAAACACTCTTTTGAGGGTAGAGATAATATATTAGGTTTCCATTTGAATGATTTATAGGCTACTGATAATCAAGGTAGAGAATTGATGAAAGCCACATACGGAAATATAGAGACGATGAGAACAATGTTCTTGTTGAACGAGATAATACCGCAATTAGGTTCTGACATTAAGTTAGGAGATTTAATAGTAGTTGGTGGATTAGGAGGAAAAATATAGAGTCAATAGTATCCAATACAGTTAGTTGTCTCAAATTTCGTTAAAGCCCAGGAAGTTTTAAATAAGAAAGAACCGAATCTTAAAATTAATAATAACTTTTCTACTGTAGAGCATATCTCTCCAGTATCATTATTAATAAATGAATTTTGGGATATTTTACACGAATCTCCCAATTTAGGAAAAACAGATTTCAATTCCTTAAAGGAATTAATTTCTGGGTCTGATACGGACGGATTGTAGCATCTATTAAATGGAACTACAATAGATTCTTTGGCATCTGCTGAAACTACTGAAATATAGATTTAGAGACTAGAGGAATTGATTAAGAAGTTAAATACTATCATGTCTAATTAGCATATGTCTGTATCTCCTGATACTATCATAAAGTATGCTACTGGAAAAGCTAAACTAGCCAATCCAGAAAGAAATGAACTAGTTACTGGATGCTGTAAACTGTTACTCAATGCTTCTATAGCTTTAGATAGATTGTCTGGAGTTATCAGAATATCAGAGGGTGATTTATCAGAGATGGAACGACTACTTGCAAGACCTCAAAATATATCCAATTCATAGGTTAGAATTATTAGTAAGTTATTGCAAGATGCTATCCACAATATTTCTAATAAACTAGAACCTCAAATATCAGACTTTAATTTAGCCTGTCTAGAATATTACGAAGCTAAGGGATATGGAAAAACTCGAAATGCTTTGATAGGAGATTAGGTTAAAGTTTTCAGACACTTGTATAAAGAAAAGGATGGGGAGTTATTCTTCAAGAATCCATATGATAATTCTGAAGATTTGGATGAGGATGATAGAAAGTTCCTAAAGAAAGCATTATTTGAAATAAATAAACTAAGATTTAAGGATAATAACTTTTCATATAAATCTGAAGATGATAAATCTCTATTATCGTTTATAAAAAATAATCCCCAATACTTATGGGTACCATTGGAAAAAGCTTCTTCATCTACTAGATGGAGTAATCCCGGTAAGTACTTTGAAGACTTTAAAAGAAGGGTTAGAGGGTACTGCAAAAATCCAACATTATTCTTTAAGGAAATGTATGAAGATATTCTAACAGATTAGGAAGAATCCTAGATTAATTAGGATATAGAGGATATGTAGGCTTATAATAGATTTAGAGCTTCAGAAACTACAAAAGGTAGACAAAGATTGCTAACCAGATACGGAAAGGATTATTTTGAAACCAACCTATAGAATCTTGTGATAGATTATTCATATAAGAGTCTTCAAGAAGAAGAAATGAATAAAATGTTAACTAGGGCTAAAGGTATTCTTCTGTAGTTAAAGTTAACTGGAATTAGAGAAGATGATTAGGAAAAATTTGCTAAGACTATTAAATATATTGATGACTACATTAAGACCGCAGTATTCAACAGGAGTATAATGGAGGAAAGCTCCAAGGAAATTATTGCTAGGTTACAACCTCTCAGAAAAGCAGTATCTACAGCATATATTGCAGCTAGTCCTGTTGCAGCTATCCGAGACGTTTTTGGAGGTTTCCTATCTAATGTGGTCAGAACAATGACAAAATATAGAACTGACATAGACGCCAAAGATGTTATGTGGGCGTATCAATTTGTGTTAAGATAGGGAGTCCATTCTGCCATGAGTATAGACTTACTAGATAAATTAAATAGTAAGTATCTTATTTCTAATATCAATATAGAATAGCAGTAGGAAGGTTATAAAACTAACAGAGGAGGTATAACAAATGCTGGAAATTGGATGTATGCCACTCTTAGAAAACCTGACTTTCTAAATAGAATGGTTTTATTCATGGGGAAACTAAAGCATGATGGTTCCCATAATGCTTATTCCATTGTGGATGGAAAACTAGTATATAACTGGAGAATGGATAAAAGATTTAATTTATTAGCTTCAAATGATAAGAGTGATATGGAAGCCTACAATAAGTAGAAAGCTCTGTACTTGAGCTAGATTATGAAGTTTAATGAAGAGAATCCAGAAGCAAATCTTCCTGTCAGTCTTGATACTAATTTACCAGACGGTTATACCTAGAACTAGATTGATGAAATCAAGAATTTAGGAGATACCATATACGGTTCATATAACCGAAGCACAAAGGCTATGTATGAAAATCTTGCTATAGGTTCACAGTTTGGAGTATTCTCTACTTGGATGAACGGTATATATGATGTATATCTAGGATAGAGAAGAGAATCTTCTTATGAAACTTAGAAAGTCTAGAAAGAGGACGAGAACGGAAATAAACTCTGGATAGATGATAACGGAAATGTTACCACAGAGAATACAGGAGTTCCATATTTAACTGATGTTCCATTAGTTGTATAGGGAGTATTAAGAACTTTACAAGATACGGTCTTGGAACTTTATCACGGTAGAGGATGGGAAGGAATAAAGTAGAATATTCTTAGCAACCCGATGTAGATGAGGAACTGGAGAAGAATACTGTCGGATGCTCTAGTAGCTATGTTATTGTATTGGTTATTTGAGGAATTAATCAATCCTGCATATAAGGAGCACAAGAAGACTGGAGATGGAAAGGATGTTCTAACTAATGCTGCTATTGAACTACTATATAAAGGTAGCTCTAGTAGTTTTGAAGAGTTTAAGGGACCTCTTCCAATATTAGACTATGTAATGAATAATACTAGTCCCGCATCTGTTAAGTGGGGAGCTAAAGTCTATAATGACATTGGAGGATTCCTGTTCGGAGATACTACATTTGGAGAGTTAGTTACAAAATCTCAAGCATTACCACGTTCTCTATAGGATACATATAAAATGTATAAAAGAGATACTATAAATGGTATTGGAGAAGAATAAAAAAATAAGGGAATATAGGAAGGCATAATCGCCAACCTATATTCCCTTTATTATTTACCGCGTACCGTAATCAGTTATGTTAGTGCGTTCTTTACATACATTACATTGTACAGTTTTACCTAGTCCTATTCCAGTATGAGTAAATATTATTGAACATCCGCACGCTTTTATTCCCTTGTGCAGTTCATAGTGCTCCTTTTGGAATTTAGCATAAGCCTCTGTTTCCTTTTCATTTAGACTGTAAGTTATGGTAGGTTTAGGAACAGAAATTGTTCCTATACTCCATCCTTTTGCCTCATATACTGGTTTCTGAGCTTGTTTATCCTCTTCTAGTTGTCTAATTCTTTCTCTACAGATGTGAATAATTTTCTCATAGTCCATTATTCTAGCATCCTCTTTAGATTTTCCAGGCTCTTCTTTAATTCTCAAAACCCTTTTAACTATATCAGCATCCCACGGATTGAGATTGTATTCTCTCCATATATCCCAAGGCTGGATTTTGTGCTTACTGTAATCAGAGTTTCCTACATTATACTCCCTAACACCTTTATTCGTCTCCATTAACAACTTCGATTTTATATTCAAGTTCCATAGAATCTCTTAATGTATCCAAATCATCTACAAATATGATTACATCTCCAGAGTCTACAAAATCTCTTAATACGTCTATAAAATCAAACTCATCAAGTTCGTCGTCACATTCTTTAGCATAAGCTACTCCAGTTCTACTTAGTAATACTCTATACATATTAATTATCGTTTAAGATTTGCATAATAGTTCCGAGAGATACAGCACCAACAGTTCTCTTAACTTCTTCATCTCTGTCATTGTAGTAAATCAACACAGGCACATTTCTTATGCCTTTAGAGTTTGCCAATTCTTCCTCTTCATCTACATCATGCTTTACTATCTCTATCCCAGAGATTTGTTCAAGAGTTCTGTCTAATACCTTGCATGGTCCACACCATGATGCTCCAAATTTTTCAATTCTTGTTACCATTCTTATTAAATATGAAAATCAATTACAGAAATTTCTACATCATCTTCTACTGATTCCAGATAATCTAAAAACTCTTTTCTCCAAACATCTTCATCTTTGTCATTGGTAGTCATAGCCCACCAACCCATACTAGCAGACTCATGCCAATCTCCGTCCTCTGTTACAAAACAGAATGGAATTCTATCTTTTTCCAACATAGCATCCCAGTCTACCTCTTCTTTGGTAGCAAAGATGGCATTGAGGGGTTCTCCGTCTTCTCCTTTTTCCTTAAGAAGTAACCATGCCCCCCACCTACCTCCTTCACAATACCAATCCCACTTAGAGTCAGGATTATATGTAGACATCAAGTTCTCTTCGCCATCAATTTCATATCCCCAGTTCTTAGCTTCTTCCCAGGCATCTTCATATGAGATAAACAACCCTTTCTCTATGATTTTATTAGCTCTTTCAAGCTGTTCCTTTTCCCATTCGGTGGTAGGATTCTTATACTTATCTGCTAGCTTAATGGCATACTCATAGTTATCAGCGTGTCTGGTTTTAACCTCATCAATGGCTTCATCCTTTGTATATCTAACATATTGTTCTACCTCCATGTTTTCATCATAGGGTTCTAACAATGTTTCAACATTACTTCCGAATACTAGTCCTACAAAATGGCTCATACTATATATTTTTTAACAATTTCTGAAATCATCTTACCGTCTGCTTGAGGAAATTCTGATTTCAAATATTTAATCGCATTTCCCATTTCTTTCTTTGGAATTTGGAAACTAACCATATCTATTGAATTTTCTTCATTATAGAAATCTTCAATAAAGCCTTTTCCCTCACACCATATTTGTAATGCAGAATGTATGTCTGGCTCATTTACAGGCTCAGGAAGCAACTTTTTTAGTACTTCCAATTCATCCCTATATTCAGTTGCCAAGTCCTCTCTACCAGCCTCTATAAAGCTAGAAATACTGTCCTCTAATTTCTTACACATTTTAGAAATAAGCTGTATCTCAGCTGCTTCATCATAAGGTTTAGCATTTTTAGCAGTTTGTAGAATCTGAATTTCTGCCTTCAGATTCTTATATGCACGAAGTTCTACTTGATTTTTAGACTTCATTGCTTTAGCTATACATTCGTTTATATTTATCATTTTAAATTATTTAATCCTTCTTCTAAAACTCCATTTAACCAAGTGCCTCCATTGTAAAATTGGGCAATGTACTTGTAAGTTCCATCTCCATTACTTCTAACGTCAACCAAATAGGAAGTGTCTTCTGGATATTGAGTATCATCACATTTATACAGTTCTCCGTTTAACACTTTATAAGTATCATCCACATCCATTAAGGTTTCAGCATATGTATCTCCTTCATAAGCAATCTCATAACCATATTTCTTACAAAGATACTCACAATATTCTTCTACTGTAAGTCCTTTTGTATTAATTTTAGTTAAAGTTCCTGTATGTAATTCAACACAACTCATATTTCTAGAGTATAATTAGAAATCCAATCTCCACAACATTCACAATGTCCTAAGTCTTTATATTCTCCTAGATGCTCAATAAGAGACATCCATACATCCTGAAGAGTAGCTATATCGGTTTCTCTATCCAGCATAGCTCGTATAGATACTTTTATCTCTTCTGGAGTCATATCTGCAGTCTCTTTTCCATCAACTGTAAGTGATGTGCAAATACATCCGTCAGTATATTCTAGTTTCATATTACCAATGTATTGATATATAAGAAGGGTAGTTTTTTTCAAAACATTCTACTCTAAATCCTCTTTGCGTAAGTTCTTTTATTAGTGGAGAATATATCTCGTTAACAGCGTAGCTCCAAGTTATATAGGACCTACCTTCCTCTGCTGCCCATAATATTTCTTTTTCTATTCCCTCGATAGCATATTTGTATTTCTGGTCAAGTATATTAGACTTAATTTCCTTCCTATAAGATGTTAACAATTTAGCATTTTGTGCAGTCACCATATTTTCCTCATTAAAATATTATCCATTATAATCTAAAGCTTTAACCAAATATTTGATTGCTTCTAGCTGTCCATATGTTAAGGATATCAGTTTATCATTTAAACAAATATCCCAACCTTCTCCATTCACCCATTCTGTTACTTCTATAAAGTCTGAATCCTTCGCCAAATGGTCATACTTTTTTAATTCGTCGCTTACAGCTTTTCTTTCATGAATTTCCATATTAAATAATTATTTTAAAATGTACAGAAGTTTCCCAGGTTCTCCAACCTAGAAATTTAGTAGGAACCAAGTTAGGTTTTCCTATTAAATCTCTAAGTTCTAATGGAGTCAAATCAAATTCCATCCCTTGGACGTCATCTGGAGACAGTCCTATCCAAACTTTCATTCTTCTGAGATTCTATTTTTTCTTTAACTTCCCTATATGATATTGGGGTAAAATTATTATTATCAACTCCGACATCATACTGAGTCGGTAATAGTACCCTAAGTCTAGAAATATCCAAACCATCGGCTTGTGGTCCAGAGTGAACATGGCCAAATAATTGCCATACTCCTCTATATGACCCTCCATAACACAGAAATGGATAATGGTTTAAGTAGATAGAATTATCCTCAATTTCTATCTGCAGCTGAGGTACTACCATATCAAAATATAACATATATCCCTGTCTAAGATTCTTTCTGTCATGATTGCCTATAATGAGGTTTATATGGCCATTTAGACGAGGGATGATGCTATTCCATACACTACTTCCACCAAAGGCAAAATCTCCTAGATGGAAGACCGTATCGTTCTTAGAAACCACCTTATTCCAATTTTCTATCAGAACTTCGTTCATTTCTTCTACATTTTGAAAAGGTCTATTACAAAACCTAATTATATTGGCGTGTCCGAAATGAGTATCTGAGGTAAAAAATGTATGGTCTGGACTATACTTAATCTTCTTTTCGCTCATTCTCTTCTAGTTTTTCAGCAGTTATATTATACCCAGTTTTCATCCAACAATAAAGCTTAGATGAAACCATTTTTCTAAATTCAAAGTAAAACATCTCTTCTCTAGCTAATATAGGAAATAGGGTATGCGTTACTGCCAAGATTGAAACATTAAATTTCTTATGCAAGTTCCTGTACATATTAGACATTCCGACTTGGCGAGATAGATCGAATCCCTTGTCAACTTCATCAAACACTAATAGAGTTTTCTCATCCCAATGTTCCTTGTTTTCTTCTAACCATTTACTTAACATCGCTAGACCTCTCTGACCTGTAGACATACATTTGGTTTGGAATCCTCCGTTCTCAAGTAAGGCTTCTGCTGAAGCACTATTATTAAGACTCGTTGGGTCATCAAATTCGGCACTAATGAAATAAAACCTAGTAAAGTCAGTACTTATTTCAACCTTATTTTTGAATCCTCTAATATTACAATATCCAAGCTTAGTCTGATACACAGCGTTTGGGTCATCTTTGCTGTTATCACATTGATAATCTCTTATAATATTAACAAGAGTTGATTTTCCACACCCGTTATCTCCAGCAATCAGAATCTCTGGATGTTTACTAAAATCGAAATTAAATTCATCACCTTGCTTGAGGGTTCGAAAATCCTCAAGCATTTTTATATTAAGGTACATATTAAGAAATCAAATCTTTAAGTTTAGAGATATACTTACTATTATCCTCAGCTACTTGCTGGTTAAACTCAATTTGAGTTTGGATAGAAACAATCTCATTTTGTTTAACTTTAATGTCTTCAGCTATAGCTGCATTTAGAGCCATAGCCTGGTCATAAGAGGTCTTGAAAATATTCTTTACTTCTGCTAACTGTTCAGCAAATGATTTTATTTGTTTTTTGCTACCGAAAATACTTGAAATGTTCATAATATTAATTTTTACTTATTTATAAAATTGGTTTCTACTTCCCATTCGAAAAAGCTAGAGTCTAAGTTCTCATAACTTTTTCTTGGACTATTTGCGTAAATGCCTTTTAACTGTTCAGTCATCATATTCATCATTTCAGCATAGTCCATTTGCCTTCTTATTTTAGCAGCTTTACGAGACCATTTAGAATTTCTTCCTACAGTATATACTGCTCCATATCTAAGACATCTTCCACATACTCTTGGATATAGGAAGGTATACTTAAGAGCTTTCTTTACTTTCCTAGGAATCCTTCTTTTATTCCCCATGATATGTAAAGCCATAAGCTGCTCCATATAAGTCCCACAAAGTTTCTTCCTCCAAGTCTCTAGAACTCCACTCTAAATCTGGAAGAGAATATTTTACTATAGCAAAATACAAGTCTACAAATTCCTCCTCAGCATAGTCAAATTCATAACACCCAGCTGGTGCACCCCATTCAGCATCTGATTCCCTAACATACTTCTCGTCTATTATTCCTAGTTTTAATAACTCTTTAGTAAATTTTTCTGGTATCCAATAGTCTGACTGAAAATCTACTCCAACTTCCTTGATAAAATCAAAACCTAGGAGTTTAGTAGTTTCTTTGTATGCTTTGGATATTTCATCTGCTGAATGATTAGCAACTATATGATAGTCTGTTGTACAAGCATGACCATCTCCACCAGGATCTCCTATTACAAATCCAATATTATATTCCATAATTAACAATTTCCATATTCCGTTTCTTTGTAAAATTCAATCTGCTGTCCGTATAGTTTCTGCAACTCCTGATTTAGTTCAGTAAATACACTATATGGCATTTTCTTATTCTGCCTAGCAAAGTAAGCAGGATGATATACTTCCATAATTTTTGGGCTATTTACAATATACTTCTTAAATGACGATGCTTGATTACCAAATAAGACATATATTATGCCTCCATCTCTAGAACTTAGATTGTGAATTAATTTGGCAGTAAAGGATCTCCACATATCAAAGTGTGAGCCAACTCTACCAATTTCACAAGTGAAAGCAGTGTTAATCATTAAAATACCTTGCGTTGCCCATGATTCTAGAGTATTATCAAATTCTACTCTATTATGAGGAATCTCATAATTTATTGCAGCTTCTTTGACTACCTGTAATGAAGGCGATAGTTTATCTTCTGGAGTGTCCTTTGAGTTGCCAAACAATATTCCAGTAGCCACACCTTGTTGTGGGTACGGGTCTTGTCCCAGAAAGACTACTTTACAGTCTTTCAAAGGACAAGCCCTAAAGGCTTTAAATATATTTGGAGAGGAGGGACATAAAGTTGTTTTATCTATAGTACTTATCCAAGACAGTATCTTGCGAAGTTCTGCAGTATCTATTACATCCATCCAATCTCCAAAGTATTCACTAGCTTTCATTCACACCATCCTTTTTTTCTAAATTCTGCATGTAGAGGTTCTGCCAATTCTCTAGCCTGTGGATGTGCACTTTCTGCATCACGCAATTTAAAGAATCCGTCCCACTGTGTAAGAGTACCAGTCATAATTAATTCAGTCTTAAGACTATTAGGTAGTACAGCTCTTGCTTGCTGAGGTTTCCAACCCTGATTTAGTAATTCCAAATATAATTGTTCGGATATTTGTAAATTAGCTATAAAATTCCTTTCTGGAGTAATCTCCCAAGGTTTAAACCAGGGGTTCCCTTTTCCAGTTAAATGATAGTAGTATTCTCCAATTAAATTTCCATACTCATCATGATTAATGATAGTTCCTTTAACTTCTTGGAGAGCTAGGCTGTCTGCCCAACATGGAATAATAAAGGTAAGCTCATTACCAAATTTGTCCTTGGAATAATTGCAATAACGGGTACTCTCCTGAGCAAAACTAAACACTCTATGCCTTACAAATTCGTGGCTTACTCCTCTATCACATACAAATCGAACCGTAATTCTTTTCTCATGTTCCTTACCAGGATTACAGATATATTCCAAATCCTCAAGCCAACCATTTTCTACTAATACTCTATAATTAGTAGTAACAAATCCGTTCCAAGTTCCCTTTTCGGCTTCTCCAGTACTATTAGCTACAGAATAAGGATTGCTGCAATACTTAAAATACTGTTGTCTAGAAGACATCGTTAGAAATAGATATACGGTACCATGCTCTAACATAGCTCCATGTCCAGACTTTACCATTCTCTCAACAAATTTTGCAGCAGAATCTAGAGTAATCTTGTCCTCTGATTTGTAACAGGTTCTTCCAGCTATTTCAATCTGTCTATATACAGTGTCAATAAGCTCTTGCCTAGCCATTTTAGGTCCTATTTCCATATCAGATGGAATGATTATGTTTCTAGGTTTCTGTTCTAAGATTTCAAAATATGGTTTAATTAGCTTCATTGTAATCCTTTGTTAGTTCATCATTAGTGTATTCATCTGCTTCATAGTCACTCATTGCCTGGTCATACCATGTCCAATTATCAACACCTGCCATTTCTAGACAACGCAACTTCCATCTATCCCTTAATAACTCTGCTAACTCGTCTTTTCTAATTAACTTCATTTCCATAGTCCTAGTTCTATACCTAATGCTTTATCCATGAAGCAATACGTTGTTCCGTCCTTTAATGTCCTGGTATTCGGCTTTATGTGTAATGCTAAAGGACAATCTTTATTAATTCCTGTAATATCTCCAGTTCTCCAAGGTTCTTTCTCAGATTTTTCTGCGTCGATGCCTATTATGAATAAGGCTTCATCCTTATACTTTGCACATTCCTTGCAAGCATGATCAGAATAACCTACAGTTTTTCCATGTAGACTCTTTACCTCTTTTGCAGCTTCTTCAGAAAGAAGGGAATTCATTATGATTCCCTCCTCTGCTATATTCCCACAAACTGGGCATAGGTAGTTTACTAAAGAGACCTCTAGTTCTTTCGACATCTCTTGCAAGCTTTATATCCTTGTTTACGAGCATCTGATAAAGATATTTTCTTAACTTCAGGATTGCGGGCCTTCAAAGAGGGACAATCCTTACTAGTATGATAAACACTGCCAGTCTTTGTTACATATACATCAGTATCTTCATAGTCAATACAACCACCAGTCGGATTTCCATTTTCGTCGCAATAAGCTCCACTATTAGCTAGAATTAACTTTCCGTTATCAGCCTCTATTACTTCGTCACCATTTTCTAAATACATATCCTCTACCTTTCTTAATGTTAAACTTTTTATTGAATGATAATCATGTCTTATATTTTGTTCTGCTTCATATTCATCTTCAGCAGTAGTCCAAACATTTTGATCATCCCCATAAGTATGTTCTATATGATATATAAATCTTTTCATTTTATTCCTCCGAAATAAGCTCTACCAGAGTGAGATTTCTAAAGGTCTCATTTAGAGACTTTCTAGCTTCCTCCTCACTTGGAGCTTCTATAGTAACTGTTTCTGCACATCTTTTCTTAAATTCTATATAATACGTATAGGTTTTCATCTTCTTAGTTTATTAAAAATTTTACTTAATATAATTATAAGCGCCATACATATCATAGCGGTGATATAATATAGCGTCAATATAAAGAAACACAATCCTGCGGCTATAATAGCTATCCAGATTGGGCTAGTTATAATTAGTATGAGAATTACGATAAATTCTAACATAAAGTTTTATAATATAATAGGGTAGGATTATTATCGTGTATATCAATCTGGTCTAGTTGATATAATGCCAACTTCTGAGAAAATTGTTGTCTATCAAATCCATTAGATATAAGGTGATAACCATTAACAGTGGGAATTATATGCTTAATCCTATCTCCCTCTGCTCCTCTACATTCATTAATTAGAGATATTATCCTATTCCTATATTCGTCGTCTTTAGAATCTATATCAACAATCCACAACTTTTTATAATTAGAACTTCTACTGGCACCAGTAGCCCTGTCATATACAGCTATGCCCTGCCTAGTATTTCCATTCTTAATCAAGTCTGCAAATTGTTTAATAGACTCGCAAGCTATATCAAGAGTATTTCGAGGATTAATCCAAAAGTAAGCTCTAGCATTATTACTATTACACAAGTCCTTTATATATGACTCTTGTCTCAGAAATTCTTCCTTTGTAAAAAAGTAGAAACTTCTAATAGTTCTAGCACCAGATGTATAGGATGGGAGTTCTACCCCATCCTTCTTTCTTTGAATTATTTGAACGAAATAAAAATCATCTTTATCTACTAATCCATCAAATAGATTAGCTAAATATTCAAAATTGTCTACCATAAAATAAGTCGTTAAATATATTAGCACCTCCGAAGTAGTCAGGAACACATCTAGTTATAATAAGCTGTCTGAATGAATCTCCATGCTTCCTTTTAAGGTAATCTTCAAGTGAGCATTTAGCTATCAACTCATTGCTTTTATTTTTAACTATAATCTCTTTATCATAGAGTGTCTCACTATACAAGACTACATTATAATTGATCCTGTAATTCATTTTCTATATGTTTTTTAGCCTCACGCCTTGCTTTTTTCTTATCTACCACATCCATCATTATTTCTCCGTGTTTTTTGAAATAGATTTCACCTCCCCATCCTTTCCATCCTTGAGAACCATAAGCTCTTCTTTTTCTTCTACGTTCTACCTTTCCCTCTTTATCAAGGTATGGAGTAGGGATTCTATTCTTCGGATTGTGTGCGGTAGGATGATGCTCCTTGTAAGTTCTACTCATGCTATAAGTTTTTCAATATATTCTCTATCCTCTCCTTTAAAGATTGGAATCTCATTATCAATAAACCAATAACTTCTTAAAGTTTGATTCATAGTCTGATGATATTTCTTTATACAGCAGCTTCCTCTTTTAAACTTAGTAGGATAATCATTCCAGTTAATTCCTTTCTCCTGAAATAGTAACTCTTGAATTTGATTAGAGTTTAGACCTTCCAACTGTTTGTGAGAGAAATGTGCCTGCCCAGCTGAAGAAATGCTGTTCCTCGTAGCATCCTGCTGTCTCCATAGGATACAATTAGTTACTTCCTCTTTTGGAATGTTAAAGCATCTGGCATCAAACATTGCTCCAGTCTTAAGAGAACGCTTATATGAGCTAGTTAACTCATCATCGTCTAACTTTCCATTATAAGAAAGCTCTACGATTTGCTCTTGAAATCTTCTGTTAAAAATAAGAGTTGCCATAGATGCTGCCACACTACATATCTTCTGAACATTATAATCAAACCAGGCGTCAGTAGTAAGTTTCTGATAGTCGATAAGTACTAAAGTAATTTCATCAGACTGTGTGTATCCTAAAACACATCCCTGAATATTCTCACATAAGTACTTCATTGTTTCCTGCATAGCATTACACATAGCCTCATCAAAGGGTTTATTAAAACCTCTTGTGAATGTGTGAAATGCTTTTCCATCTAGTCTTATAATAACTGGTGTGCGTCTAGCTAAAAATGTTTTAGAACGATTCTCATAATAAGATTTCATTCTATCTCCTAATTCATCTTTCATAGCTTTTCTTTAGATATACTTATACTTCCTTCGTAGGCATTTCCAAAAATCTTATATTTAAAATCTTTATCTGGTTTTGTACAAATTATACAATAGTATGCATCTTGTCCTAGAGTCGCTTTTCCAGCATAAGAACATTTCCAACCTAGCATTTCCATCACTCTTCTTGCTGTAGAAAATGCTATATCTCCACCTCTAAACGATTCTGGTTCACCTTCCATAATTAGTGATAAATTCTCGGAAATACTTCTTATACCCTGAGTAATAATTTCTCCCCTATTAACTAGTTCAGCATTATGCCACATAAGTTCATCCTTATCATTATAAATCTCTCTAGTAGGACTTCCATTATTATCTACTGGATCTAACTCATCAATAACTTCATAGATTTGTTCGGAATCATAACAATCAACCTCTTCATACCTAACTTTCTCAACCGCCTCCTCTATAGTATTAGCTTCTACATCATAGAAGTACCTGTTCCAAGAGCGGGACAATATATCCTCATATAGTTTAAATTTTGTCATAGCTCACTGATTAAAATTTCAGAATCCAGGTCTTTTCCACTATAGTCAACAATCTTAAGTTTCCAGTTGCCTAGGAATCTGGCTTTACATACTTCCTTAGCTATGGCTATTACATCTTCAGGAGAATAGAAAGCGTTAGTCTTATCACCAACCTTATATCCGTTCCATCGTGAACTATCTTTTTCAATTTCCTCGGAAGTAACAGGCCTTACTAATTCTATTCTATAGAATCCAGCAGCTAGAGGATTTTTCTCTTCAGCCTCATATGTTTCCGTACACATAGTGTAAGTATTTGGGCTGTCCTCTGGACTGAAACTTACTCCATCAATGATAATATTACCATAATAATGAACTGCATTCCAACTTACTCCACGATAAGTAGTTACATCTAGTGTAACAGTTCTCGGAGAATTATTTCTAATCCAAGAACCCCTAGTGATAAATCCAGGAATAGAAATATCCAGTCCTGCATCATCTCTAAATACTTCTGGGTAGTCTTTTCTATCCCAACAATGTTCAATAGCTTCTTTTATATTCATATCACCTAGGAACTACATCCAAATCAGTTATATAAAACGAATTATCATCTATATCCTTTTGCACAAAGTATCCTCTAACCTCTACAGTCTCTCCGCTTAAGGTGTGTATCATAACCTCTCTGTCTTGGTCAAATTGCTCCAATATTTTAATTAATTGTCCTACTAACATTCCCATATAGGATAATATTCATTATAGTGTAAACAAAACCTATATAATCTATTAGCTGCTTCAACTGGAGTATGACCATCCCATTCATCTGCTTTCCATCTTTCAGGAATATTAAACAGATTCCAATCCTCTATTCTGTAATGATTACTTACTTGACCAGTAGGAAGATAAGCCATAACTATGAACCATCCTCCTCCAAAGCATAGCTCTCCATCTGCGTGCCTATAAGATTTGTGGACTTCATATTTACCTTCTAAACTGTTAAAGAATGCTGCATTATACAGCATTCTATAATGATAAAGTTCGTCAAAGCTATGAAATCCATCGGAGATCTTGCCTTCTGGAAGAAATAGATTCTTTAACCTTTGTAGAAGTTTCATATTAGAACTTTCCTTCGTTAGGTTGTAGACATATAAGTCCCTGTTCTCTCCACATCTTTACACACTTAGAACTATCATCAAGGACAAATTGTACGTTATACTTTCCCTTGATGTTTTCCTCGTAGATTCTTCTCTTACAGTCTGGACCTGGACTATAGTCTCCTACTGGTCTAAAGAACATAGCATCAGACGGAATCTCATTCTTCTTTAACCATTCCTTTGTAGCATCTACAACCTCAGCAGTTCCTTCTCTACCAGTAACTATGAAAACTAAGCAATGTTCTCCCATTTGTCTTACTAGACGACAAATCTCTTCTACTGGAGTATCCTCTAGCATACCATTGGCACTATTTTCTCCATAGAACGGTCTTCCAGAAGTATTTAGGCAAAGAGTGGCATCCATATCTACTAATATCACTGGTCTTCCTCCATCAACGTGTTCAGCCTTATTCTTAAGCATTTCCTTAATATCGGAACTAATGATAAAGTTTCGGTAACGTCTCCAAGTTTCTTTGATAATCTTTTCTCCAATAGGATTAGGACGGGCAGCATCTCTTCGAATACATTCCTCGACTGGAGTCCAGAAGTCTTTATATTCTATGTTTACATGAATTCCAGTATCCTTTTCTATATTCTCACATAAAGTACGAATCCATGCATCTTCTTTAGGATTTAGGTTCATATTATCAACTACTACATCGTAACCCTTAATAAGAGCAAATGTAATCATATTAGCTTTAGCCTCTGTTACTAACTTTTCTCTACTTGGAACCCAATAATCGCCTAACATATTGCGAATATCATCATTATTGAATCTCACACGATGTTCTGGGCTTTCATGACACCATTGTTTGGCCCAAGTTGATTTACCACTTCCTTGAATACCCCTACAAATAATAAGTTTTCTCTCTTTCATTTAATCAGTATATTTTGATAAACGTTCTTTTAATCTTTCTAGCTTTCTTTCTTTTTCCAGTTCAACTTTTTCCTTTCCAAAATAATAAGAAAGCTGTTCGCACATAATCATAACGTCAGCAATTTCAGTTATAATATCATCATTACCAACTCTACCTCTTCTAAACTTACAGATAGCATTAGTAAGTTCACTACACTCTTCTACCACCATAGCAGCCTGAGCTGGAAATCCGTAAACCTCCATTGCCTTTCTGCATAAGTTTTCTGAATCAATCATTACAAATTTCTTTCATTTTATCGTGAAACAATTTAACGGCATCTTCATTAGTATAGCTTTTTTGAGCTAACAATTTACATACATAAGCTCCCTGACCAATACTTCGCCTAATCTCTATAACATCATCAAAATGTATCTCTCTAACTGTAGGAAGAGAGTTTAGAGATTTAGTCAACTTACGAGATTCTAAAATATGATACATATTATTTCTCATTAGTTGGCTTGAGCCACAAGTTAGTCTTTTTGAAGATATACTCTTCTAGCTCTGGAAGCTGACTTAGATAACGAAGTGTTCCTAATGTATTATATTTAAAACATTTAGTTAATTCCTCTCTTATTCTTTCCTCTGATACTACAGACATCTTGTCGAAGTAATCATACTTCCTCATAGCCCTCCAAGCGTCATCGGCAATAGTAAACCTTTTAGTAATAGCAAACCTTATTGCTCTGAGAATCCTCAGAGGATCATCGTCAAAGGTTTTCACTGGGTCTAGAGGAGTTCTTATAATACTTCCCCATATATCCTTCATACCATTAAAGTAGTCTACAATTTCACCAGTATCGGGGTCCTTTGCAAGAGCGTTAACAGTAAAGTCTCTGCGTGATAAATCATCGTAAAGAGTTCCTGGATATATTATTGGTGTTCTAGTACCAGGAATATATCCTACTTCTTTACGCGCCATTACGAAATCTGCTATACCTTGATATTTATGTCCTTCTGGAAACTTAGCTCGTATGGTATAACAACGAGGAGTTACTAAGAAAATTTCAAACTTTTGTTTTTCTAAATAGTCCTTCAGTTCATCAAACACCAACATAGCTGGACTAGGTTGGGATTCTCGTGGGTGGATTTTATCGAAAACTTCTTTTGATGGTACAGCTACGTAATCGACGTCTTTGGATTTTATTCCTAGAAATTCATCACGTATCTTACCACCAACTTCATAGAATTTAAAATCTTCCATCATTCTCCCTTTCCATAAATCTCTCCATCATACTCTTCCCATTCCTCATCGTCGCCTTCAAACTCCTCTATAGTATAGTGATAATAGTCTCCTTCACTAGTTTGCTCCCATAATTTATCCCAATCCTCATCTTCCATATCATCTGGGTCATATCCAAATTCCTCAGCAATATCATTCTCGCAATCATAGAATTGGAAGTTTTCATAAGCTAACTGGTTAGCTATTTCGTCCAACTCATAATCATTTTCTGCCATAGCACGGAATGTATCATCCATTCCGCACCAGCTAGTACTAACGTGAATTAAAAACCTTTTCATAATTTCTTAATTGTTACTTCATCATAAGTCATACCTTCTACAACCCCATCTAAATAATGATATACTACATCCATTAGAGTATCCTCCGGTACATCTTCTAGGCTAGTATATTCCTCATCTCTACCATCGTTAGCATCTATCAGCAGTGAGCTGTCAGAAATATCAAATGTAAATTCTAACTTAAATTTCATGATACATTACAGCAAATTTTACTAAAACCAGAAAGAGAAAGAGAGCATTGCGTTACTATTGTGCCTATCATTTCACAATAGGACTTTGTAGTATTAAGCTCTTCAATATACTCTTGTAGGCTTATAATTTCATGGATATATTCAGAGTTTTGCGAAGCGTACTTCTCATAGATTTGAAGCCTACTCGTGCAACTCTTTAAGTCTTCCTCTATGCTTCTGACTACCTGGTCTATCATTTCAGTGGTGAGATTAGTATAGACATCACTGTTTCCAGCCCAAGCAATATTTATTTCATCACATATCGCTCTGTATACACAATGAGACCTACTGAAACTTACAATTTCTATTGGCTTATCTCCTTCTTTAGGAATACCATAAATATTTAAATAACTACTCATAATTCTTCTATTAGTTTAGTTAGTAGTACCTTTAATTGTTTAATAACTTCTCCTTTTGAGGATTCTGTCATGCATGACCCATAGACATCTAGAGAACCTTCAATGGATTCAAAGAAGTCATTTTCAATAAATTTACCTTCCCCATATAGTAACGTCTCACCAAAACATTTAAGAATTTGGTCATCAGTTAATGCTTCTGTTGTTATAAAATCTACAGTCATTTATTTAATATTTTAATTGCTTGCTCAATATGTTCTTTCGTAATACCATGCATATAATCTATATGGATAAAATTATCCTTTTGGGAGTATAGCATATCCTGATCGTCATCGAAGATAACGTAGCTAGTTATATCTTTTGACTCTAATACGTATTGTATTTCGTTCCCTCTACAAAGTGTACTTCTGATGTCATCATTCTGGCAAGTATAACAGAAGTGAGGAGTCTTTCCTATAATTGCATCACAATATAAGCCATTGTCATACAAATATTCACAAGAATTTTCATAATCAGACCTCCATGATGAAGACATAATTATTTTAGCCCCAGTAGCATCTATTAAATCATTTATAAGCTCAATACATTCTGGATCAATGTCTCCTCCATTGTATCCTCCAACACCACGAGTCTTGACATACCAATCATTACTATTCAAGACTCCATCAATATCTAAGAAAATTACTTTCATAATAAGCCTAAATAATTAGCTTCATAAACCATTTGGAGAAACATTGTAGGGCATATGTCCTCTAGGCCCTCCTCTAAAGTCCACCTATTAGTAAAATAATCCCAAGTATTTTCACCAGTAAGAAGCCCTTCTACATCATTAGTAAAATCATCAATTTCATCCTTAATATCGTCTTCCTCATCAATACTTCTTGCCCACCAATCATCTAAGAGTAAATCCATGTTTACTCCTAATGCTGATGCTGCAATAAAACGAGCTTCGTCGAATGTAAGATGTTTCTTTAAGATTAAACCCGTCCAAGAGCCATTACAGCTTATTACATCAAGTTCCGGTAGTTGTATCTTCATATCCAAATTCTTTTAAAAAAACTTCTATTATTTTCTGAGAATCTTCTTCAAAAATATTTTGTAAAGCCTTAATTGCATCCTCTTTCTTTATATAATCGCCTGTGCCATTAGCACAGACAATCATAGCTCTCATTGGTGTATAAGTATCCATAATTACTTAGTAACATTTGGTTCGGTATAAGAAACTGGTTCGTACAATTCCCAGCCAGTTAACCATACTGGAACAATTACGGTTTCTATAGCAACAATATCCCAAACAATGTTCTCAAAACATGCTTCATATGTTACTCCTTCAATCTTATTAGATTGGTAGTTAGCCCAACCATAAGGTTCAGCTACAAACTTAGTCCCATCAGCTCTCTCAAAAGTCTTGCTATCTGCACATGACATCATAGCAAGAACCATCATAAATAAAACTATAAACTTCTTCATAACATTTTAATTTAAAAAAGATGCCCTAACTGCACTCCTACCTCATTACAAGGATGGCTGTTCGGCTGATCGCTCTTAAGCCTACTCAGGGGCTCAGGTTTGGCATCACTACTATAGCCCCTTATTCGTTAATGAATCCAATAATTAGGCAAAGGCCCATCAGCTTCAATGTAATCCTTATACCCTTTTACCTCAGACTCTGGATACGTAGTATTCTTAGTTATATTATAAAATACTCCATCTAAACAATCTACAACATCACCATTCTCCATTATGACTTTATCTGCTACACTGAAATTAGTATGACATTTGGACATTCTAGCTACATCAGCTCCAAGATGTACTCTAGTACAGAATGGTTTTCCTCCATCAGCTAAACATTTAACTAGAACATTAGCCATATCTTCTGCTATAGATTCTGGACATTCCAAATTTATCTCATCATATGGAGTAACGCATAGAAGAACAATATCAATTAGATTATTATTCATAATCCAATTAAATAGCTTTATCATTGCCAGCTTAAAAGCCATTGCTCCTCTATTCTGAATCCTATAATTAATAGATTGCTTTTCAGAATCTGATTTTCTTCTGAAATACCTAGTTACCTGCTGGACAGTATCGCAGCCTGGAGCATCGCGCTTCATTTCTCTATAGTATTCCCAATATCCATCCTCTTTAAACTTATCTTGCATTTTGAACATCCACTTTGCATCAAATATGTGTGCCCTATGCTTAGTTATAGGATTCATTAGGATATATCCATTTCGCATTACTGCTTTTCTACAATAGTCCTGGTATTCTGCAATTCCAGAAAAACCTTTCATAAAGTTATCATAAATGTTCTTCGCATCTTTCTTGTCAAACCCACTATTGACGTGTAAAGTATTATCATCGCCTCCATAGAAAATAGCAAATTCAACAGCTTTGGCATTTTGTCTGTGTCCCTTATACTTAGTTTTAACTTTCTCAACAGTTAATTTTCCAAGAAGATCGGGCCAGCACATTTTTGCTACTTCACTATGCATATCTCCTCCAGACTCAAGAATATTAATCATCTTTTGGTCATTAGATACAGAGGCAGTAATAGCACTTTCCTGTCCAGTATAATCACAAGAAACCCATAGATTACCCTTCTCTGAGGTAAAGCACGCTCTAGTCTCCTTATCTCTAGGAAGATTCAACACATTCACTTTGTAAGGACCTCCTCCAGATGATATTCTACTTGTATCAGTTCCTATTACATGCAAGTCTGCATGAACTCTTCCAGTTTTAGGATTTATCGCCTTCAGCCAGTTTTCTCCATAGGTAGAAACCACCTTTGCGGCTTCCTGATACCTCAAATAAATAGGAATAATAGGAAACTTATCCTTTTGAGGCTTAAGCATTTTAGCCTCGACGGACTTCTTTTTCTTCTTAGTCTTTTTATCAAAAGTATCAACTTCAATGCCTAGGACTTCAAACAGTTTGATTACTTGTTTAGAACTACTCCAATTTATAACGCATTGTGGCTTATCATTAAAACCAGAAAACAGGTCTCCTTGCAAATCTATCTTGGTAAATAAACTTGATACCTTCTTCTTATAAGCTTTCAATTTTAAGCTCTGATAAGGCACTTCTAGGTCATCTTTTGGAGAGCGTATATACTTATCCTTTAATAATCTTCTTTCCTCCTCTGCTATATCATCAGGCTTATCATAATCCATTTCTGGATAACGAATATCCCAATCTCCATTCTTAACTCTTTTAGAATCCCACTCTACTACCCAATCATTCAACTCTTGCTCAGATGTTTTGAGTTTAAGTAAATCCTTAGCCATCTTGTTTTTCCATTTAGCAACATCAAGATGAACTCCACAATGCTTAACATAAGCTAAGGATTTAGCAAACTCGCACTCAAACTCTGCAGCCAAAACTAGGTCTTGAAGCTTAAGTTCCTCCATCTGCTTATCTAGAATGTCCTCCAGATACATAACATCTCCAGCAGCATAAACAATTACATCCTCAGTAAGACCATCATTTATGATTTTACCTCGAACTGTTTTATCAATGTCTATATTAAGATACCTCTTAGCCATAGCTTTCAAAGAATAACTAAGCTCGTAATAAGGAAGTTTTCCTGCCTCTTGTATAAACTCATATCCTGGAAGCTCTACTCCAAGTTCATTATACAGCTCGTTAGTTATAATCTTTGGGTATCCTAAATAGATTAGTTGTTCAGCCAACATTATGTCATATATCTTCTTAGGATATATACCTTGAACATACATAAAGCACAAGTCAAACATTAGATTAACTCCAATAACTAGTACTCCAGATTCTAGATAGTCCTTTAGAGATCTTTTTTCACATTCTGCTAGGGTAGTCCAATCGAATACAACTTGGTTATCTCTATTTCCAAGTTGAACAGTTAATAAATCTTTAGTATGAGCATCGAGACCCATAGTCTCAGTATCAAACTGAACCCTTTTCAAAGGCAACAGAAAATCCATTGCCTTCTCAAAGGGAATATGTTGATACTTCTCGGGGCGAAAGAGAGTTTTATTTCTACTTACTAGATAAATCATCGTGACTATAGATTGTTATATTGTTAAGGACAATATCCTCATTATCTATATTCAGTTTTTCGATAACTTTATCTTTAACCAACTCTTGCATTATGTCCTCTGAGAGGTCTCCAACTACTTCAATATCTACCATTGTCCCTAGTTCAACTCCTACTTCTACCTTAACATTTCTTGCTAATGGTTCGTTATAGGGTGCTCTAGGATCGTCAGCTGCTCCTACTGGATAATTATCGAAAGTCCTCATAAGGGTCGTATGACATAGGATCAACTAATTCCCAATCATCTGCATTCATATCTTCCCCATCAAAGGGATAGTATGTACAACTTTGGTCTGAAAAGTCATACATTATGAACTGGTCATGATAAGTAACCCCAGCTTCATATTCTCCCATAAGAACCTTCATTTGGGTAGGTATAGATTTCATCTTCAAGACATCCTGTGCAGGAATTTCTGCAGGAATCTGCATAAATACTACAAGGCTACTTTGAAAGACTCCTCTTCTTACTACTTCTCCTCTACGCAATGCTGGTAAAATTTCCTCGAATTTCATTATAATAAATTTTTAAGTTGATTAGAAAATCTACGTCTTAGTTTAGCTAATGCTCCTTCTTTCATCTGTCGGATTCTTTCTCCTCCAACGCCATACATATCGGCTATAATTTTCGGATTTACTGGAGCCATTCCAATACCGAACAGCATACAGATTAAGTCATGCTCTCTAATAGTCAATTTTGAGAGCAAATTCTCGATTTCCTTAGCTACATAAATCTTATTCACCTGTTCGTCTAAAGGGTCTTCCCCATCAGGTATAACATCACAGACTTGGCTGTTTTCCTCATCTCCTCCTATGAAATCGTCCACAGAAACTAACTTATTAGAAAACTGTGCTAGATAGTCAATTTGCTCCCTAGGAATATCAGTCATTTCTGATATTTCTTCGGAACTTGGATTTCTATCATGCGATTGCAAGAATTTATTAGTTGCATCGAGTATACTTATTACCAATAATTGCTGAGACATTGGAAGACGAATTTCTCGTGCTTGCCAATATATAGAATTATAGATACTTTGTCTAATCCACCATACAGCATATGACAAGAATGTCACTCCTCTTTCTGGGTCAAACTTATCAATAGCTTTCATTAATCCTTCATTTCCACTAGAGATTAAATCCATTAAAGGGATACCTCTATTCTGAAATTGCTTGGCGATAGTCACAACAAACCTAAGATTTGATTTTATGACTCGTTCTCTAGCAACATCATCTCCTTTTTGAGCCTCACAAATGAGACGAGTTACCTCAGTACTATCTAAGATCTTATATTTAGATATATCCCTGAGGTAACTCGTCAACAGTGAGTCAGAACGGTCTGTGAAAATGATTTTTTTACTCACCTTCTTTTACAACCTGGGCTTCTGAAATTTCATCTTTAGGAGCATTAAGACCAATACGAATAGATAGTACTGATATATATGCTTCCATTGCTTTTAGTTGGGCGACTAGTAAGTCTTTATTAAGGTTGTCAACCTCCTTGAACTTATCCCCTAGGATAAAATCTCTGAGCTTAACAGCACGTTCATTAACTTCGTTAAATTCTCCCAACATTCTTTGAAATACAGCTTGTTCCATTTGATTAATTTTTAATATTTACAAATGAATCTAGACCCGTAGGTTTCAAGGAAGTCCTTTTCTTCCTGTATTATCTCATAAATTCCAACTATTACTAATGACAATACTAATCCTCCAAATATATAGACCAGAATAGTATTAAATATCCAAATATAAAGGTTCATAATTAATATCGTAAGAGTCATCGAGAATAGATACATTGGCGGTCTTTGTCTCGCCTGCATCTAGTAGCCAATGATTTCCTTCGTGGATATGTCCACAAAAAGCATACTTCGGTTTCTTATCTATAATAGCCTTAGCCAAGACCTCATTTCCTGCATTTATGGGAGTAGAACTCCACCTACCAGGCGGAATCATACCACAATCATTTAATGCGGGAGCATCATGACTAATCAATATATCGCAATTTCCTGGGATATGTGAATAGATTTCTTCCAGTTTCTCATCAGAATACATGAAAGCCCAATTACCAAATTCATGGCAGGCCGGAGTTCCATAAATTCTATATACCTTTCCTTCATCACTTAGATAGTCTAGATGAGAATTATCAAGAAATTCAGCTTTTCCTTCTGTAGGAAATTTAATCACAGAGTTATTCCAAAGAAAATCCCTATTTTCAAAAACAAAATCATGGTTTCCAGCTGTAAATACTACCTTCTTACACGGCAATGATTTAATCCAATCTGCAAATACAGTCTTCAACCACTTCTCACACTGTGGCTTGTTTCTCTGCATATAAAGAGGAACAATATCTCCACATATTAAAACAAGTTCACATGGCTCTATATAATCAATTAGAAATCCATGTAAATCACTTATTGCACATATTTTCATATCTTATGAGCTAATCCGTAAACATTTTTAGTCCATCCATTCATATGCCCTTTGTTATTTCCAATAAGGCATCCTTTGTTTGAGTCTATCGCGTATACTTTATGAGTAACGCAAGCGCCTCTAACTTTACAAAATACTACATCTCCAACATTACATTCTTGCCACCTTATAGGAGTGACAAGATGCTTTTCATTGCTCTTATACAGAGGGAGCATTGAATTTCCCGGCTCGCTTGTTATAAACGATTCACCAGCCTCCAATCTCTGTATCTTTCTCAGTGTGTTTGGATTCATCAGAATATTTATTTAGTCCTTCCCTAGTCATATTAGGTACTATACTAATATAAACCTTTTCACCATCACGGTCATACGACCATATATGATTGTCTACTACATAGCTTAGAGATTTATCATATCTAGTATAGTCTAGAATAGCTTCCCAAGTAGCCATGCTGCCAGTAATACTATCCTTTTTATGTTTAGTAGCCCAGTTAAATATCCATAATAAATGCCAAGTTCTGAAAAATGTTATACAAATCATCGGGTCCCATTCGTGTCTGGGACTGTCCCATTTATCCTTCCATCCTAATGCATGAAATCCTATATCTATCACCGGACTATAGTAGTCTCTTCTTATGGGAAGTCCAAATGTCCAAAAGTTCTTTCTAAATAGAAAGTGGGCCTTGGGGCGTTTAAAGTATTTTCTGGCTTTCCACCAGTGATACCATGGATTACGATACTCGTTCCAGCCAGGAGAAAGGAAAGGAATTTTACTATGAAAAAAGTACGACAGCTTGTAACGCAAACTGCCATACTTTTTACTAGTTAAGTACTCTTTAACATTCATATCCTTGTTTTACTAGCTCTTTCTCCATTTCGTCTAAAATATCATCAATGACATAGTCAGTTAGACAATCAGAGTCAGGAAAGCCTAAGTTCCGCAGATGATAATCTATGTTATCTCCCGCTTCATTAAGTATCATCCAGCCTTCAACTTCTCCCTCTTCATCTTCCTTAAGTGTTTTCACCACTTGGTCGATTAACTTAGGGATATTCACATCGTAGTTCTTAACTACCTCTACATTATAACTTATTATCATGCTTCGTCTTCAATATTAGTTTCACCTTTGTCAAGTTCCTTTCCTTCCTTATCTAGGAATTTAAAACATTTAAGCTTAAATGCCTCAGATTTCATATTCTCAATCTTAATAACTATTCCCTCATGAGGTACTTTGTTATCGCAAGATGGTGAAGTTCGCTCCATATAGAATCTAGCGTCGTTAGCTAATTTCTCCATGAAATTTTCGTTCCAGTGCTCAGCTTCGTTAAGTTCTGGATATAAGCTATTGGCAGTACCATAATACCACTCTTCTACTGGGATAAGACCTACCTTAGCGCACCATTGTTGAACTTCCCTAGCACTAAATTCGTGAACTACACCGTCAACATTAGTTAATGTTACACGATATATTCGCACTTTAAAGTGCTTTTCGTGAGTATACTGTTCTCCTTCTTTAGGAGGCATACAGCCATAGTCATAATTCTTTTGGATATAGCCACCATTAGGTAAGAAACCAACGATTTCATAATATGCAGTCATACCTTTAGACAAGCAAGGTTTAACTATTTTATCAGCTTCCGCCCAAACGTCACACCCGTAGAATCCAGGAGTAACATTCTTATTATAGAACTGATTCTTTATTACCGTTCTAGAAGCATACAAATAGTCATACTTATTGAACTCTTCTCCAGTAAGCCATTTAGCGATTTTCTGTTTCCAGTTCAGATCTTGTTTACAAAGCACATAAGCTGATATACCAGAAGTTCCGTGAATTTTCTCAGTAATACTGATTAAATCATTTGGATGAATTACATTAGGACATTTCTTAATAAGAGTTGTGTCGTAGTGGAATCTAAATTGTTCATCAATGACCTTGCTGATTCCTTTGACCTTCTTCGTTTGGTTGTTACGTGGTGTGCCACCTTGTCCTTGCTGTCTCTTAGGGATGTACTTCTTGTTAATCCAAAATTCTTTGCCTTCATGTTCTACAATATCAAATTCAGTTCCTACTTCAATTTCTATCTCTTTATTAGTTACGGACATTATGTAGTTTTGGAACTGTATAATGGGCATAATAAAACCTTCCGACAGTTCATTTTTAAGTCTAATAGCTTTGACTCTACCATTGTCTTCAAACATACCAGTTTGTTCTGGGTCGTTATTCAACTCCTTATGTCTATACAAGTTGCAATACCTTAGAAAATCAGGATTAATGCAACAAGCAGTTGGGAAATAAACATACAATCCTGGCTGGGAATCAATACCAGTAATAATGTTAAATCCATCGATGGTGCAACACTTAAGTCTAGTTACTTCTGGGTTACTGTGTTGTCTAAAATTCTTAATTTCTACAATCTTTGCCAAATAATTGACATTGGCTTTCTTACTTTTTGATAACTTCATTTCTTATATTTTTAAAATGGTTCTTCAGTAGTTTCTATAAATTCACACATAAAGTTAGCATATACTTGAGCCTGAATCTCATTAAATTCATTATTGTAATAGAACTGGAAAACATGAAACAGCTCATGATAAAATGTATTCCTAAGCTGTTCATCACTCATAGAGACGTTTCCTTCATATTCAGACTTTACTGTTCTCGCCAATTTAATAGTGTTAGTAGCATCACAAAAATAACCGTAATCGTTATTTGGAAGAGAATCTTCTATGATTACGGTTATTTCTTGATTAGCTATTTTAAACTTGTCTGGGAGCTTTCCTCCATTATTCAATACAGTTTGTACAGACTATTTAAATAATCCACAAACTCCTGTTTGTTTTCAAAAAGATTATCTACATCAGGAAGCTCTACCTTATTCTTTCTTCCATCGTTGTCATAATATTCTATACGTATCTGAGATACGCTATGGCACATGATATCACACATTCCAGCGAATATCAGAATATCATTTTCAGATAGATACTCCGACAACCAAGGAAAATCTTTGTTTTCATCTACATGGTGCCCATATCCTGCAGAGTTCCATCCTTTCTCAGAAAATCTTCCGGAATACTTACTAACATATGATAAAACCAATAGGAGAAGTTCGTCTTCTTCAAACGATTCTTTATCAAATTCAATAGTATCTCTCATGTAATCACCATCGTTTGCATCGCACTCCACATATACTATATACAATTCCCTATTATTCGGAATAATGGAGTATTTAGCTTTCTTCAAAATATCAAACTTTTCGTATTTCATCGCGTATCAAGTACAATAAAATTATCACACATTTTTATAACATTCACTCTTATTCCTCCCTTTAAAGCTCGCGTATCACACACTTCATACTTTTCTTCTAGGAGAGAGGCATCTTCTTTAGTAATCTTTACCCAATAGACACCATTTTTCTGTTTAGAACCATTCCATATCAGATGCTTTACTAGCCAGATATAGCGCTTCTCTACATCATTCATTGTTAATAATAGATTTATAGATTTTCTCAGACTCCTTTAGGAACAACTCTGATATGTTTTCGTCAGTAGTAAATTCCTCCATAAAGATTCTTCCGAATTTTATATTGATAATATTCATAGAAGCCATAGCTTCTCCATAAACCCAATCCTTGAAACATACATTACTAGCTTCTATTCCAGTATATGTAAGTTTCCTGAGCATACATATAGAGCATATTTTCTTACACTCTTTTCCTATCTCTACTAATTCGGTTAATTCATCCGGACTGGCCTCTCCTATATCTCCAATCTTACTTAAATAGGCTGAGAATTTGGATTCTGACTCTTTGTCCTTGTAATACACAACAGAGTATACCCCACTAAATCGTGGGGCAGATTCTATGTCTAGAACAGCTATTTCAGAATCAGTAATAAATACATCGTCTATGTAATTAAAATAGACATTTCCTAGAAGGGTAGAATCTTCAAACTCAGTTGGGCATAACATTGCATATGCCTTTGTCCAGGTTTCCTCTTCTATATCCTGAACCTTGTGAGACATATTAATCATTCCTATTTCGTATAAACTACACTCATCTGGAACTTGTAATTCCATATCGGCATAGTTACCTCCATAGTAGTACTGTCTGTAGTTAATCTTTTTCATTTTTACTCATAGTCACGAATACACTTTAGAACAGGCTGTAATGGTGTTCCTTCATCAGATAGATAGAAATACTTAACAGTAGCCATCTTTCCAATAAGCTCTTTAAGTCTTTCTCTATACTGCTGCTTAAGCTCTCTAGAACCCATCGGCTTAGCCTTAAATTCTATACCATCTTCAGTTATTAACGTAAAACACATATCCTCTTCTCGAAGACCTTCTGATAAGCCAGTAATTTCAAACTCTGCATCCTTGTAGAATTTAAATTTAAGCATATCATTAGTACGTTTTCCGAAGCCATACTCTTTATCAGGATTTCTACACACTACACCTTCCCAACCTTCTGATACATACTGGTCATGGAGTTTCATTATATTCTCATATCCAGAAACCTTCTCCTGTGGAACTAATTGCATTTGAAGTTCTCCTTCTTCCCATTCTCTATTTGGGTCAAATCCAAGATTAAGTTCCTTTTGCAACTGCTTAAGAATCTCTAATCTATCTGAGAACTTCATTCCAGGAATCATGATGTCGTAAACATAATATTCAAGCCAGTCACAGTCAACTGCGTTCTTCTCAAGACGAGCTGCTCCACTGATTTGTTGGAGGCTTTTACCATGTTTATACAACTCTCCATCAAGTATATAAGCGGGATGAGATTCGAAGAACTTAAGCAATTTCTCATTTCTTCTGATATGACCTGTTGAATAGTCATAATTTCCCCCTCCCCTAGAAGCAGATAAAATCTCACCATCCTTGTAGTAGAAGGAACACCTAACTCCATCAATTTTTCGGCTAGCATACCAATACTTAACCTTATTGATTGAGGATTCTTTAACCTTATCTGCAGATTTTGCAAGCATATGCTTTGCAAATCCATTCTGGTCCGTCTTGATGTCTCCATAAAACTCCTCCAATTGCGTTTCACTATAGGTTTCTGGATCATTTTCCATTTCCTTGTAACCTTTATCTAAATATTTCTTAAGCTCAGACTTAAACTGTAACTCAAGCTGCTCTCTATGCGTTCTACCAGCCTTACCCTTAGTAATAACGATTTCTGGCTGTTCTGTCATCTTTCCATGTAGCTGTCCAGTAACTCTATTTATTACAAATCCAGCTTTTTCTTCATCCCACTGTTCTGTAGTAGATAAATATACAACTCTAAATTTGCCAGTTGAGGCTTTGCTTAACAAATATTTAATCATGAATAGTTACCTTATAATCATCATAGTCTAATACATCATCTAGTCCACTGTAGTCATATTCATTCTCGATTAAGGTTTTCAAAAGCTCTTCATCGCTAACGAACTCTTCCTCTATATATTTCTTTAGCCATTCTTCCTGTAAATCTTCTCCTAATACAATATTTTTGTGTACTGTAATAGTGACTACTTTCTTTTTAAGTTCTTCTAGTGTCATTTCTGATAGTCCTTAACTAAGTTCCACAAATCATCTATAGTATCAGTAGGAATTATATTTCCGTCTTCATCATAAGCTTCATTAGGAAGACTATTTTTGAATAGTCCAGGCTTCTCAAACAACCACCAATTAACCCAGTCCACTCCTTCATCAGAGAACAATTCCGGAAGTACTGTATTTAAGAATCCCCAACCGAGTTCGGATATAGGAAGTTCAAACAAATCAATTCCAAAATCAGACCATCTATCCAATTCCTTAGAATAGTTCTGGGCATTTTCAATAAGCTTTACAAATCCTTCTTTAGTCATAGTAGTAATTATTTTAATATTCTTTTTGTAATATCTGTCTTCCAACCGCAATCGCACTCCTCGGCTGCTATCTTAAATGATTCCTCTAGGTCTCCACTTTCCATATACTCTGCAATTAATGTATCAGTGTCTACATCGTATTTATCAACAATTCTTTCAGTGACTATCTTAACTGCAACACCTTCGAGTTCGTCATAGATAACATCTCCCAACTTACTCATTAATTCATCCCATTCATCACTTAGTTTAGCTGTGGTAGACTTGCTGTCTTCTTTTCTCATAGCTTCTTCGAGTTCTAATATTTTAGACCTCAATTCCTCTTTAGTCATGGTACTTTTAATACATTTTTAACAACAATTTCCTTTTTCATCTTACCAAATTGCTTCTCGATTTCTTCTGGAATATTCACTCGTATATCCATTAGAGAAGTTAGATACTTGACTTTGTCTCTTGTATCATCAATAAAGTGATAATTAGTTTTGATTTGATTACTAATGTCCTCAACTCTCCGCATGAGACAAAGTATTAGGGCTAAATTACATAACCCCAATACCATTAATATCCATATCATACTCCGGTATGTCCAAATCCCCCTTCTCCTCGTTCAGTGGAAGGTAATTCTTCAACAACTTCCCATTCTATAGTTTCATGCTTAGCAATAACTATTTGGGCAATTCTTTCTCCATCAGTAATTCTAACTGGGACATTAGAAGTGTTCACTAATACAACTCCAATCTCTCCTCTGTAGTCGGCGTCAATGGTTCCAGGTGAATTAAGGACAGTAAGTCCCAATTTTAGTGCAAGACCGCTTCGTGGTCGAACTTGCGCCTCGTAACCCTTAGGTAAGGCTATAAACAATCCAGTCGGAATCAAACATCTACCTCCGGGCTTTATTTCAATAGTAGAAGCAACGGGAATACTGGGAACTCTTCTATTAGTAGGATTTCCTTCCTTGTCTACCACAAATGGACCATTTGGATCTTCAATTTTACTAATAGCTACAACATCAGCATCGAAAAAGAATTTCTCAGGCTTATTGTCTACTAACTTAATTCTACTAAAGTCTCCTCTAATATCCATACCTGCTGATAAGGGAGTTTCATACTGAGGAAGTTGATGTCTTGATTTATTAATTATGAGTACTTTCATGTAATAAAATAAATTCAGTTAAATAAAATCTTGCATCTATAACACACTTAGGAACTAGTCCTTCTAGGCTTAAATTAGATCTTAGGGCATCTCTTACAACAGTAGCCGATATACCTTCTTCTACCTGTTCTCTTGCCATGAGAGTCATTGATATATAACCCTTCAGCATAAACTTTGGAAACCATGTTGTAATAATTTCGTATCCATCGCTATAGTAGATATTAAAATGGGACTCTTTTATAATACTAACTATGTTAGCATATAAATAGAATCCCCAATCCTGAGAGTTATCAGACTCATCAGTCAAATCATTAAGAGGCTGAATGATACATCTACTAAGTAAACCTTCGTCCTCTAAGGCAGTTTCTAGTAATTTTATCCTAACCTTTATAGGAATAGGATTACGCTTGTTTACTTTATCAGCACTACCAACTAACAAAAGAACCTTATCGTTCTCTGAACAAGCTTTTTTAATTAAAGCTAGGTGCCCATTGTGAATGGGCTGAAACCTAGCTAAAATAACTCCATATTTCATTTCTGATCTTTTGGTTTTATCTCTGTTGTTTTAATTATTTCCCTAAAGTCGAGCAATTTCCAGTTCTGCCTCTTATACTTCTTATGGTCTTGTGAAAAATCTTTTAAATCAGATTTGTTACAGAACAAAGCAAAGGCATAATCAACAATAATCTCAGAAATCTTTTCATAATTCTGTTCCTTGTTTGTAGTCAGGTTGAGAATTACATCATCAATCTCTAAGTCTGGACAATTATACTTAGCTGGAATATAATTTTTGTCGTTGTAATATACACAAACGATGTTAGTAAATTTTCTTATCATACACTTAATTCGTAGAGTCTTATTGGAGTAAATTCAAATATAAACCACTCTCCATCTGCATCCTGGAACATACTAGAGTCCCAATCTATCATGGTAATTCTCTGTATTATCTTAGTCGGCTCACTATCAATAATTAGAGGAAGCCCAACCTTAAACGCTCCAGTTATCCCTTCGTACACTTTACCAGCGCCTGACCTATGACTAACTTTAATCATTCCGTGCTTGGAGTGCAAGAGATTTTCTTCTTCTTCAGTAAAGTCCTTGAAGATATTCTCTTCAAGTCCTTTTATCAGAAGTTTCTTCCTTTCAATAATATCTTTAACCTTCAATTCTACCATACACTACAGGATTATTTAATGCTTTCATTATCTCTTCTATGGTACAAGTATTAGCTTCACTGTAGAATGCCATTACTGGAGCTGCATCATTATCAATTAATACAGCAAATGGAGTATGTCTAGCGCTAAAACCTCCCTTAAGCTTGAAGGCGTTTTTACGTTCCTTAAACAAGCCTTCATGGTAAGTTTGTAATTCTACTAAAGGATATTTAGAAAGAACCTTTTTTAATTCGTCAACCAGATGTTGACTGTTATCATCATATGCAACCTTAAGAATCATTTCCAAAAACGTGATGTTATGTCTTTAACTATGGGTTTTCCACAGCTATTATCTATATGAAGCATAACTTGATTAGTTGTCTTACTATTTAAAGGCCCGTTTTCTTCAATATATGGACCTAGCTTGATATAATCGAAATGCTTCATATTCACGTGCTCTGATAGTTCTTGTCTACCTGAGTACCATGCCACTTTTAAATTCGGATAATAATCTTTAACAAAACTAGCTAACACATTTACTAAGTGAGGGTCAGAATCCCCTCCCATAAATGCTATACACGAAATACCATCTGTAATTAGTTCGTCTAGATGAATAATGTAATCATCAGAGAACCCCTGCGGATATTCAATTAATGGTTTACCTATATCTTCGGCTAGGTATTGACTATGACATCCTTTACAATGACAAGGACAATTAGATATATTTATTGCTAAGGTAATCTCGTCTGGAATCTCCTGAAAAACTACCTTGGTGTCTACATACTTTAACATATCTCTTCTATTTTTCTATTATCAGTGTCTAATAAGAAACACCTTCTTACGTCCAGACAAGCCCATTTATCAGTGATAATAGGCTCTGACTCTAGTTGAGTATGTCCAAAGATTTGATAGCAGGTATCTTCTCTGTCTCCTTCAGAGACATCACTCCATACCATACTTCCAGTATCTTGGTTTCCACCTCTTAGAAATGATACCTTCCATAAGAATGGAATTAACTCTCTAGTAGTTAAGGTAGTAAATCTTTCAATATCATATTCTGGAAGATATGTTCTCAACCAATCTCTGGTAATGCCAGCATGGGTGAATAAATAATTTCCTTCTCTAAAATAGAGTCTAAATAGCCCTATATTTGTACTAAATAAGTTTTTGATTTCAAACTCATTTTCGTAATCATATCTAGACGCACTTCCAAAATCGAAACAGTAAGCACAATCGTGATTTCCCAACAATAGTACAACCTTGTCAGGATTATCGTTTTTGAACTTAATTATTTCCTCAAACTCTTTAATGGTATCGAGTCTAGAGATACATTCCCAAGGGTACGGATCTAGGTAGTCTCCTAAGAAGACTACCTTATCCACACTGTTTATCATTTCTTTGGCTTTGTGCCAAAACTTCCTCCCATGAACATCTGGGACAATTAAAATTTTACTCATTTATACACTTTTTGAATAAGTTCTCTTTTCAGCCTCTATTCTTCTATCCTTACCAAATGCAGTAATAGGTCTTAGATAGCCAATAATTCTAGTATACTGGGTAATATGCTCACTTCCACACTTTGGACATACTTTGATTGGAGCTTTTACAATATGTTTACAATCCTCACACTTACTGTTCGGAATATTAAATGTAAAGTAATTAGTTCCCTGTTCAATAGCAAAATCTATGAGCTTCAAATACTGCTTCTTAGATAGATGTTCTTCTAAATTAATGTGAGCTGCACTTCCGCCATCTGTATACTGATAAGTTTGTCTTCCGTGAAGTATAAACTTATCTAATACAGATGTGTCATCATGGGCATTATAGAAATAACTATTGTATAGATTCCTATCTTCAGGAACTTTATACCCGTCCTCCTTATCCCATCTATAATTTTTACCACCAAGTCCCTCTGCTGGAACAACTTCAGAATTAAATAGGAAAGGTCTTTTCTTATCGTGGATGGAATGAATCTTATTCTGCTCCTTAATAGTTCCGAGGATTAGTTGCAAGAACTCGAAATACTCTGGATTATTAGATACTTTCAGTCCTAGGAACTCAGCAGCTTCATTCAAACCATTTAAACCAATAGTACTGTATAGGTCTTTAATATTGATATATCCACCATTAGAAGAAGCAAACATCTTCTTTTCTTCCCATTCATAGAGCATAGTCTTATAAGTAATGTGATACTTGTAGACTCTATCAAGTATACCTATTAACCACCCTTTAAATTGGTTAGCTACATCCTTAGACCATATTTTATGATTATAACATTTATAATAATCTTGTATAATTCTATTGATATTGAGAGTTATCACATTACAGCTACCAGTTTTGACCCCAGTCATACCAGAGGTAGGACTAAATGTATTCTCCGCCAATTCATTACGAAGTCTACAACATGAAGCTAGACTATCCGCACTATCAGAAATATAAGTAAAGAAACTATGACCTTGTGCATACATTTCTGCACACAAATCTTTGTATTCCTTATCTATAATATCTTTTCCATTATGCACCATAGCGAAAGTTTCAACTGGAAAGGTTAGTACCTGTTTCAGACGCAGCTTGTTGAACCAAGACATAAATAGTCTTTGCAACGTATCAATCGCACTCCACTCCGGTTTCGTTCCGTCTGGATAATAAAATTCTCCAAACAAGGACTCGAAGTATGTCTTATCATAATACGACACGTTAGTAAAGGGTGATTGATAACTTCTATTTCCTGCGGGCTGATTAATTCCCCAAACAAACTGCTTGAATGCTTTGAGAATACTATCTTTAATAGTACGCTTAATGAGCGAATGCTCGGAGGTACATATACAGTCAAGCTTTTCATACCACTTTTCTCCATATTCAGCTATGATATAATAATTAAGAGCAATGAAGTAACTTCCTACAGCAACTGCTCCTTTACACTGAGAAGATAGTAGAAACACTAGATTAGTAACCTGTCCACTAAACGACTGCAAATCATTAGGAGGACCAGGAGTAACTCCGTCAATATTACCTACACCTTCCAACATAAGTGGATATAATGAAACTGCCATACAATACTGTTTAAGTACGGATGTAGAAGCTTCATCATGAGTATAGATAATATGACTATCTAAGTCTCTAGAATATTGAGAGGCTAGTTCTGGATAAAGAAGCTTCAACTTCTTTTTCATACGATAGCGTTGAATTTCTCTGTTTTCGCGCTTTCTGTCTTCACTTTCTAATGTAGCAACATTCTTAGATACAACATTAGCATTTCCATCTGTTTCAGATGAAGTGGCTGCATTTTCAGAACTATTTATATAGTTGTCTTGATAACTAATCTTAGCTATGATTTCTCTAAGCCTAGATTGCTCACTTCTATATTGAGAATAAGCCGAGGCTACATCATCATAACCATAGTCTCTCAAGGTCTCAATTACAACATCTTGAATTTCTTCAATAGTAATTCCATCCCATAAATGCATATCTGATACCATAGCATTAATAACGTCTCTGTTCTCATCTGGGCAGCAGGCGTTAAATGCCTTAGATATTGCTTCTACTATTTTATTACTATCAAACTCCTGTAAACTTCCGTCTCTTTTTACTACCTGCATATTAAATACCCATTACGTCCTTAATTAACAATGTCTTCTCAAATTTATTAACCAAATCTCTCTTATCTTGGGTAATCAGGTCAGTAAATGCGTTATACACAGTAAATCCGTCTACAACATTGTCCGTCGTATAATACTTAGATTTTTCATCATAAAATAAATCTTTATAAACGTCAATCGGAGCAGATTCAGCTAATTTTACAGAACCAAATCCCATATTGATTTTAGAATTGATGCAATTATCAACCCAGTGGCCTAGGTCAGCGTATATATCATCTTTCTTATATTCCATCTCTGAAAGCTTCTTAAGCATCAAGTTAGTTTCGTCTGTCATTGACATAGCATTTCTCAAAAAGCTATAGTTAATAGCAGATTCAGGCTCTAGCTCAGAAACATTTAACATTTCTGGATTAAATACACACAGATTCAGACAAGCCATATTTAAAGCTCCTACATAGAACTTAACTAATGGTTTACGAGTATCTAGAGCATAAATCATACTGATTACTCTCTTATGATTATCCCAGGCATATTCGTCTGGTAAAACTCCTTGAATCCAAACTCTATTGTATATTACATCATTAAAATTAATCTCCCCGTCTTTAGTAAGTGATATTTGGTCGGCAGGCTTAGCATTAATGATAAAGTTATCAGTCATCTTAGATACTCTGTCTATAAACGGAGTCACATAAGCTTCTGTAGTAAAATACTCCTTATCCTTAATTCTAGTTGCCTTTCCCTGCATCAATTGTTCAATCGTCAATTCCATTTATTTCTCCTTTTAATATACTATTAAGTATCTCTCCAGTGTCTGCCAAATCTACTCTGTCTGGCATCATCTCAAACGGTAGGTCATCTGCATCAAAATCCAGCATAATTTGCTTCATATTAGATGTCTTATCTCCCCAATACTCACTTGGGGAACTTGTAGCTTTAGATATTGAATCTTCTAAGGTATTAATTAATCTTTTAATATCTTCAGTCATAGTTGCATGACATACAAACTTCGGAGTTGTTATCAAAAACATCCCAAAGTGGTCAATAATGAATTTATTGATATCTGTATAACCAAACTCCTCCGCCAAATCTTTTAATTTTTTACTAAACTTGGTATATTGGTAGTTCTTTATTTTGAAGTAATAACCTATATCTTGAAGAAGTGCTTTCTTTAGGCAAGTTTTGTATCCTCTCATAGTCCTACCCACAACAGAATCCCCTACTTTGCATTCGTGCAATATAAAGGTTATTTTTCCATCTTTGAAGTACCATCCAAATCCATCTGTCCAATAAAACTTTAGTAGTATACATTCCCCATTAGAGGATGTGCTTATACCTAGTTTTACTGCATCTTCTAACATAGGTTCATTACTGACTACCCCATTCTCGTCCAAAGCATTATACAGGATTTCTTCACCTGTGTACCGTTTCCATTTATCCATTTAATCGTTAATTAGTTGTTACACTTCCATAATTAAATTACGTTTAATATCTATTAAATATTGCTTATCTCAAAATAAAAAGGAAGACCACCCTTAGGCAATCTTCCTTTTAAACGTATATCTTTCAAGAAATTAGGCTTCGATACCGAAAGCTAACCAAGTACCATTCTTGGTATTCTTAGAAGGAGTATATTGTGCAGTTGCTACTACTGCCTGTCCTTCAACAACATCCTTAGTTTTCACCAACTCAGCATTTCCTTTATACTTACCGCTCTTATACAATTCTTTGATTGCGTTCTTAGCGTCAGCTTTGTTAGTATCAACTTGGCAAACAACAGTCTTAGTTTCTTTGTCAATCCACTTGTAGAAAGTCTTAAACTTACGCTTTCCATCACCTTTAACATCGTCAATCTTGTACGGACGCTCACGAGTGTCTGCAACAGACGATTCAATAGTAATCAGATAACCAGCACCGGGGCAGTTCTTGCCTTTCTTAGCGAGATATTCAAGCATAAACTCTTTTACATCACGCTCAGTAATACCCTTGGTCTGTTTAGCTTTCCAATTTTTGTAAGCCTGAGTTGCATCACCATTTACATGGAATAATGTGCTTTCAACTTGTGCGATTGCTGCTTCTTTGCTTTCTGCTACTACTTCTACTTTCTTAAAATTCAAAATCGTTGTACTCATAATAAATAAAATTTTTAAACATAAATCATTAACATATAATCTGAAATTATTTTTCCGTATCTAATCAGTATTGTTTCCCTTACTGATGTAATCAATTATACTACATCATACATAGAAACCCTAATCTTCAAATGTTAATTTTATGTTAAAGGACGTTAAAATCCTCTTAACTAAAAATCTCTTAAAATGGTACATAATTGTCTAGCAAAATTTTGAGTTGTTTGGGCATATCCTTGGGCTTTATTCCAAAGTCAAGGAAAGTATTACACCCATACATTAAATCCTCGCAAATGGCCCCTAGGGACTTCAGGAAGGTATTTTTTTCCACCTCCCCAAAGTCGTTACCTACTTTTAGGAGAACATCATAACAAGTTACTTTTTGACCTTTTTTCCTTAACTCATTAGTTATATAACAAGTGAGAGCAATACAAGCTAGTTTATCTCCCATATTGCTATTTAGGTAATTTAAGGTAAAGTATTTGCTATAAATTGCTGACAATTTTTCAAAGCTGATATTTTGAAGGTCGTTCATCCAGAGAATAGTCTCTATAACCTATCTGATATGCTACATACTTCAATAGAGTTTTAAACTCATGAAATCCCTCACGTAATTCTCCATAAGTAACCGGTCTAACCTTACTATAAAAGTTTGGAATAGTAGAAACTACCAAGTAATTAGCTTGGATTTTAGGATTCTTTAGGTGATAGAACTTCTCAGCACATAGCTTCAGAAGATATAAATACATTGCAAACTCTCTACTGTAATGAAACTTCTTGATATTATTGTCGATTTCACTGACAATCTTACCAATAGTTTTTATATCATTCACTACAATAGTGTTAGTCTCCATATCTATGGTATAATTATCTAATTTGGACTTTAAGTGCAAAATGAACTTCTTGCCGTTGGGACAAGTAGCTTCCACGTCCAATAAAATAGCTTGCTCATTTTCAGAAATAGGTGTTTTAGTTATCCCTTCAGGATGTAAAAGTTTCTGTACTTGCTTATTGCTATTTAATGCAGCCACACAAGATTTTACGATTTCTAGTGACTTATTATCAAGGTATATAATTTCCTTATCCTGAGCCAAATCAAATTCTTTAAGCTGTCTATTCTTCCAATAATTGGTAGATGCTTCAATAACAGACTTAGCTAGGTCTTTGGTAAGTTTTCCTTTGTAATATTCAACTTTATCTGAAGCAGCCTTCACATCATCAAATTTTACATCTCCCTTAAGGAAAACTGGATAAAGCTCATTAGCCATCGCTCCCAACTTAGCAGTCGGTTTACCAATGTCTTCTGAAAGCTCAAAACTATCTGGCTGTAACACGAGTTCGTGTACGGCACTACCAAGCTCAAGTGCAGAAGAGAAGGTATTTTTAAATCCAGTGAAAAATTTATCTGGATTTCCATCTTGCCTAGGATTAATTAATCCCAAACGAGAATTACTTACATATCCACTATATTGCTCGGAAAAATACACCTTATCACTTATCTTCTCTAACCTTAGCGTGTCTAGCAGAGGTCTAAGCTTGATGTCTTTTAATTCCATCCTAAAGTCTCTAATTCTAATTCATATGCAAATCTAATTTCGTTAATATCTAAACTATAAATGCGAAATAATGGGTCTCCATTCTGATTATGGGGTCTGTCAATTAACAGGGCTGGAAGACCAGAATTGATAGCCATTTGTACATTACTAATACTATCATCAATTAATACATCGCATTTGCCTTTTATCAAGTCAGCCTTATTTCCATGCTGATAATACATTTGATAAATAGGTCTTATGGGTAAATTGTATTTAGCTAGACAATTCCTAGTATAAACCTTACTGTTTATTCTCTTTGTGGCATAAATATATGGTTCAAAATTTGGTTTCTCTAGCAAGGGTAAATTTTCCCAAAACTCCTTATTATAGCGAAGACTTACTACGTTCCGTGTAATTACGTGTTCAACTAAATCAGATTCCCTTGGAAATAGAGCCTTGTAAGCTCCCCAAAAGTCAAAGATAGTATCATCCAAGTCTAGTGCTATTCTCAATGGATTACATAAATTCATTTATCTCAGATACTTCTCCTAAATATATCCCATGTTTATCGGCAAGTTCTTCGCAGAAATCATCATAATCCAGAAGATCATCTAAATCGTCGTACTTATTTATATACATACTCTTTATTTTTTCTTCACAATCCTCGTAGCTTCTAGCTACCACTTTACCAATTCTACAGACTTCATCTGTATGCCATGGAAATAAATATGTGTTCATAACTCGATTACTTCAATAACATTTAATCGCTTCTTAATTAAAAGTTCAAGGTCTTCTCTATCCACGTAGACAAAGTGACTCTTTTTCAAATCAGATAATGTAGAGTCAAATTCTAGAGAAAATGCTTCCTCAGTTCTCCAATTCTTCTTAGCTGTCCTCAAATAGAGGGCATACTCGTCATCAAAGTCATTAACTACACAGTTCTTAATCGTAGGAATTGGACCTTTAACTATTAACTTTTTCATTTCTTAAGCAATTCATAAAAATATTCTATAGGTATTACAGCTACTTGACCCACGCTAGGTGCTCCGTTCTTTCCTGCCTTCTTCCAACATATACAGAACGGTTTAGATTTATCACTACAAGCGTCCCTAATGTCAAAATAGTTTGGCATATTTTGGGTGAATTTAGCTTGGATATTAACTGGGAGTTCGTTATTCATATCTACAATGTCTATCTTATCAGCATCAGCCAATTTATTCTGACTTCTACTGGATACACACCCTTCATATCCTATGTCTCTCAATTTGTGAATTATTTCTAACTCATACTGAGAACCTTTCTGCTTACTTTTCTTAGCTTGCTTGCTTCTTCTTACTGCTGGGTCAGCCCATTCAAAGGTAATTCCATCTTTCGATTTAGCTCCAGAGCCAGGTTTATTAGCCCTAGCTTTAATAGAGTTTATCTCTAAGCCAGTTACTTCTGAGGCTTCTTCTATAGTTTCGAAGGTTTTCTTTTCTCCATTTTTAAATGTAGCTGTAACACTTGTATTAGTCTACTTTTTCATTCCGTTTATTCTATTTATTTTTTCATTAACTTTACATCTCTAGGGTTTCTCTAGTCAATAACGAGTTGCTCATTTATAAAGTCCAATAAGTCTTGTGTATTTACACACGCTCCGGCTGGAAGCTCACACCTATATACTGTCTGTCTAGGAAATTTGGATATTAGTGCTTCTTCGTCTCCAGAAATAAAGTTTTCTCCAGTATCATTAATTACTACGTAAAATACCATTTCTTTTAAATTTGTCAATAGTTAACTTAATCAACTCCTGAGTAGCTTTTCTTCCATAGTCCCTATAGTAATCACTTATATCCTTAGCTCCTGTGTTTCTGGGAATCATTGATACGATTAATTCTGGATGTTGTTTCCTAATCTTATTAGTAAAACGAACTCCAGTTAGGTCATTATCATATAGCAACACAATGTATTTGAATCTCTGCTTTAATTCTTCTAAAACTTTGTCAGAAACAAACTGAGTCTCAGAGTTGGGAGCTATAGCTGGTATTCCTAAAGAATATAAACACATAACATCTTTCATAGACTTAGTTATCACAACTAGTTTACCACTCTTAACTAATTGTTTATAGCCTTGAATGGTTTTAGTAGGAACATTGCCTATGAATCTAAACTCCTTTCGTTTTGGCATATAAATACGCCATTGCTCAATGTTTTCTTTCTTTCCAAAATAGTAACCATAGATAGGACTATGTTGGGCAGATTGTGCATATATATTTCCGTTGAGAAATACAGTATTACAACTGTAGACCTTGAATTTATACAGAATATCTTTAGTAATACCAAAACTTCCCCACCACTTCAACTCAGATTCTGAGAAATCCTTGGCTTCTATTTGAATAAAGGTTTGTTTTTCCTCTTCAAACTTCGGCTGGATTTTCACTGCAACTTTCTTTACAGAAGAGTCCTTAGTATATCCAAAGTCTTTAGCTATAATCTTTAAAGCAGTGTGGTAGTTACAATTATACTTTTCCATAACTACTCCTTCAAATGTCAGACACTTTCCAGAAGCAAAGTCTTTAAAATACAAGTTTCCAGATTTTCCTCTAAAGAAACTGCAGGTGACGTGACTGTCACTACGCAAAGGAGACTTAAACAATCCTTTCTTAACTGGGATGCCCAGATAATAAGTCATGTAAGTCTCCTCATTGTTCTTAGATAGAAGAAATTCCTTAGTAATTTTTGGTTCAAAAGTATAATTAAACATAGTCACTAAGGAATTTATGAATTACTCTACTAACAAATCATTATAGCAAGTTGTCAAGATCGAAGTCATTTCCTGGTGCAGCATCTACACCGGCAACATCTGCAATCGGGTCTTCTGACTTCATTTCAGTAGGCTTAGCTTTCAGATACTTCTGACGTTCTCCCTCCTCATAGTCAGAGAAGAACAGCTTGTCACCAATATAGTTATCAGAGATGAACGACTCACCTTGTTTGTTAATACCTACGATACGAGGTATATCAGCAACTACTTTACCATCACGGTTTCTACCAATCAACTTCAACTTAGTCTCTGTACCTTTAACTTTTTCAGTTATAGTAATCAGAGCCTTAGCTACATCATCGAAGCTCTTAAATTTAGAGCTAGCTGCTTGCATCTTTTCAAATCCTGCAGGATTGAGAACCTGTGCAGTCTGCTTAACTACAGCCATCAAAGTCTCGAAGTTGGAAGGCATAATAACCTTTCCACCATTCTTACTATCAAACTCACGTCTCTCATCATCACCAGCTTTAGGGAAGAATTGAGTCACAGAGAAGTAACCCTCTTCGTTCTCAAAGTTGATTGCTAGAACTTTATAATGAGCCGTTGGATCCTTTTTACCATCAAATTCTTTGATTTCACATCCCATGAATTTTACATCATGGATGTTCCAAGGAGTTAAAGGACGACGTGTGTTTCTTACTGCTGAGTCTGCTGATATACCAAAATTAAATGCCATAATTAATTCAAATTAAAATCAAATTTTTCTAAGTCTTTGTCATCTTCGTCTATGTTTATATTATCTAATGATTCTATATCGAGTTCATTCTCGATATCAATTATCTCATCAGGTACAGAGTTTTCTTCTTGTACCTTATCTCCTACTAGATAATAAATTCCTTTATCCTCTGTAGGCTCTAGTTTAAAGGTAGTACCATAAGCTGAGAGCTTTTCATTAGCTGCACCCCTATAACTTACAGTATTACTCTTTGTTAACTTGTTTCCACTTTTAGTTCCAAAAGCGGCATCAGTTCCAATAATAGGAACTGCTTTCTTATCCTTCTTCTTATACTTGATGTCTACTCGACAATCTGCACAAACCTGTAACAGGTCTACAGCTCCCTGAGTTAATATTAACTTGTTGGAATCAAGCGTAATAATAGGATCTGGATTAGCATCTACCTTGGCTGTAGAAGCCTTAGTAGATGTCTTGGTAGCACTTTTCGTTGCCTTAGTGTCAACAGAAATTTCTTCTTTCCCAATATAGGTGATTTCACCAGTTTGTTCATTCACCTCGTAGTGAAACAGTATGTCTAACTTCATTACTCTCCTTCATTATAAGCATCAATAACATGGATAATCTCATTCAAATCATTATCAATCTCTAGGTCTTCAAACATACCAAAGGATGTCTTAGCCACACAAGTACCATCATTATTAGTGATTAACTTGTACTCCATTCTACCAGAATCTCCCTCACTTACCTTAGTGAAGAAAATATAAGTAAACAGACCTTCCAGTGTTACCTTTTCAGACAACAACTTTCCAACAGTTTTAATGACAAACTTAGGATTTACATTGTCTCCAACATTCTCCGAGTGTGTCAAGAAAATCATCTTACAATCCTCTCTCATCTTTTCTGAATATCTCAGAATTTCCATAGCGTGTTGAGCTAGCTCACTAAATTTGGTATAACCAACTTCTGTTGCTCTATCAACGAACTCATAAGAGAGAACATATTGGAAGTCATCGATAATTACCTGTTTAATTTGAGGCATCATCTTGTCAATAATTTGAAGAATTTTCAGAATTTGATCCCATTTGGAACTAACGTAATAGTTACCACTTACGTTCTTTCCCTCTATTTTAATAGGGATATACTTCTTTTTCCATGCTCTAAAGGGGAGCGGTTTACCCGTAGTACTTATAATAAAAGTCTCTTCGGGATTAAGATTTCTTAAACTTGTACTCTTTCCAGTACCTGATTCACCTACGATAGCAATTGTTTCAGCAGCCATTATTCTAATGCAAAATTAAAGTTTTCATTTGAATCATCTAATTCTGTAATATCATCTAGCTCCTGTTCTACAATAGAACTATTATCTTCTAATATATAGTTTGGACTTGTATATCTCTCATAATCATAAATTTCATCGGGCTTCGGCAGCTCGTGGAACATATTAATCCAACCAAAGAAGTTTACTCCAACCTCAACATCACAATCACCATATCGGTTCTTAAGTACCATTATACTTCTAAAATAAGAGTTTAGATACTCAATATTATAATGTTTATAAGTTTTCAATCCATCCCTGTGCGGATTATACAATGCAATCATGATATTACAATCCTGCACAGTATTACCAGAGTCTTTAGCATCATGAATAGTAAACGCACTCTTTCCCTGCTTAAACCTTTCAATATTTCCTTGCTCTCTATTAGCTTGCTGTATTACTACAGGACTAACGCCACACTTATCTCTAAAGAAGAGAAGATAGCTAGAAAGTAAGTCTATGTCAGGTTTAGTACCAACTAGACCAATATGGTCTACTACGATATTATAGATAAGATTAGGATTATTAGGCTTATATAGAAGTCTTGTCTCACTTTCAGAAAAAGTTCCCATTTCTTCTAACCTAGTTTTCAAGATAGCATACACCTTTTTTGGAGATACTTTCTTGTCATAGATTTCCAGCTTTTTACTAATCTTATCTACCCAGGGCATACATTGCTTAACTAGGTCATAATGTTCCTCTGACAAAATATATTCCTTTTCTCTTGAAAGAATCTTCTTAAAAGATAATTGTATTCCATACGTTTCGAAGATGTATATGGATAATAGCTTAATATATAAGGCTACTTCTCCCATCTCTAGACTAAAATATAATACCTTAAAATCATCATCATCAAGATGTTCCATTAGTGGTCTATAAACATAAGCATAAAGGGCAAATGAAGTTTTACCTGCACCAGAGTTAGATAGAATTAGTGTATAGGTTTCCCTAGTAACTCCATCAATAATACTCTCTAGTTTAGGAAGTTTCATAGATATACCATGATTTAACCCCAATCTACCTCTATCAATTTCGTAAAGAAGTTTCTCAGAAATCATAGCAATCTCATGGAATCATAATTAACTCCGCCTTCATCTTTTAGTGCTTCAAGTTCTTCCCACTTATGGTCTATTACAAAGTTGGCAATAGTGGTACATAGAATATTGTGCTCTCTAGCCCACTTTACTAGCTCTATAATTTGATTATGAATTTCTGGCTTCCATCTGATAGTCCTACCATAAAACCTATAGAAGTCTTCGATGGTGTCAAATTTCTTGGACACGCTTCTAAGACCCACTTGTGAATTATTAACTATCCCGAATTGAGGATAGGTATCCCATAATTCCTTACCTAGCTCAAATGAGCATTTGTAGAAATCTTTAACCACATTTTTGTTTAGTGGAATATCTAAGGGATTAAATACACTTCCTTTTTCAGGAATTTTATAGGATTTATGAATAATTCCAGCATTGCGAAGCCCAGTTAATAGTTCTATTGTAAAACCACGAGCACATACTCTAGAGGAGAAATACTCATGGACAATTTCTGGTTCGTCGCCTTCTTGGGCAATAAGAATAATTTCTAACAACAACAACTCGCTCGGATTTATACTATATTTCTCACAAAACAGAAGCTGTTGTTTCAATTCAAGATTTCTCACGTGTACAAATTAATAGATTTTCTACTAATCTATACACTAAGTCTAGTTTACCTGTTAAGGTGTTAAAACTTAGTTACGTGATAAACTTTAGTCCTTAACCTTTTCGTTGGCGGTTTCAAGAAGTACTGCGTAATCCTTCTTTAATTCCTTCAACTCAGATGTCAGTTTACTAACTTTAGTTTCTAGCGACTTACATTTCTTAGTAAGTGCAGATTTCATCTCATTATACTCTTTCTTAGTGTAATAAGTTTCCATAATTAAAAACGATAAGTAAAATTTTGTATTTTCTTCTTATAAGGCTCATAGGGTTCTCCCCTTAGAACTTTCATAAGATTCTCTTCATCAATAGTTATATAATTCACTCCTTCGTGTGATTTCTTGTACCATTCACACTCTACAGTGTTTTCAATAACGATTGTGAACATTTCGGCATACTTAGTAGGTTCTTCCTTACGTATTACCCTACCAGTTCTCTGCTTACTCTTTATAGGACTGGAATCTAAACCAAGAACAATACCAACAGATAAACCTTTACAGTCTAAACCTTCATTAGCTAGCTGGACGCTATTAAGCACTCCAGAACTAAGTGTGGAAAATTCTTCTATAGTTATTCTGTTTTTCTTTTTACTTTCTCTTCCAGTATAAACATATCCTATACCTATGCTTTCAGCCATTTTCACATTAGCTGAAAAGGTAATGATTTTCTTATCAGACCTATACTTGATTATCTCCTTGGCTATTTCTAGCTTCTTAGCATGATTGTATATGAACTTTTTCCTACTCTGCAAAGCTCTCATGAACGCCGTAGCATGAAAAGTAATTTCCTTGAAAACTTCTTTCCTATCCAGCTTGCTGTTTCGGTTACATAGTTCGTCCCTATACTTAGCCCTATTGACAAATCCGTTTGGACCTAACATACTCATAACTAAGTCAAAATCAAAGTTAAAATATTCAAAATGTTGAACAAACTCCTTGTTATATTTTCTATACAAGTCTATGTCGTCCACTGTTATTATAACTTGATATTCTGAAAAGTTTGATACCCAACCATTGGCTTTGGCTACTTCTATAGAGATATTATCAATCTCTGGACAGTATTTTTCTATGATACTGTGCTTTCCATCAAGTCTCTCTATAGTAGCAGTTAAGCCAAGAATAAGTTTATATTTTACCTTAGTAAATACAGAAGAGAAAGTATCAGCAGGACATCTGTGAATTTCATCCAGAATTAGAAGGTCACAATCATACCCGTTCTTTGCCATGGAATTAATAATTCCAACTTCGACATTCAATCCATATCCCAAACTGTCTAGGATTCCAGACCATTGTTCTTGCAAAGTAGAATTTGGAACGACTACTAATACCTTAATAGAAGGATACTTAGAAATAAGTTTTCCTATAATAATAGTAGCAACCCTAGTCTTTCCATATCCAGTACAAGCAACTATTGTACCTCTTCCTTTGGACTTAATCCACTTTTTGACGGACTCCTCCTGCCGCTCATCACGAGTGACAGGAGTAAAAAGGTCCTTCATTAGTCTATATTTCTAGTGATGTCCCAACCTTTAAGTTCGGCAACTTTCTTAATTTCTTCCATTTTGTCCTTCCATTGTTTGGCTTGACTTTCACATTGATTCTGGAAGCGATAAAGAACCTTGCTCGACAACAGTCTCAACTGATCACTAGTTAAGTTTGCATATTTATCTCGTTTCAGTCTACACATCGATCTAAACTCAGCATAACTTAATCCAGTATCACAGATTTTAAGAGCAATAGAAGGATTCAAACGAAGTTCCTTACTTACCACCAAAAGTCTATTGACAGCTTTACCTGTTACAGGGTCTTTACGATACAAGTCCTTTTGCATTTCTTGCTGTGTAAACCAAAGTCCCATCTTGACAATGAAATTCAACGTCAAATGAGAGTTATCAAACAATCCCAAAGAATCCAGACAAGCATCCATAACTAAACTTACAGGTACTTCTCTAAACTCTACAGGGATACCATTAAGAATATTTCCAATAGGATAAACTTTAATAGTCTCATTGGTCAAAATCTCTTTATTATTCTTGATGGTAATTCTCAGGTCTTCCAAACAGCGGGTGTTTGTGTATTGTTTCTCAGCTCTAAGCCATCTAATAAGAAGCTCTGCTCGACATCTCTGTATTTGATCGGACACTATATCTAGTAATGTTAAACGACCCGGATTCTTGGTATCCGAGTTGTACAACATTTGTTCACAGTGGTTATAGAAGCGTTTCAGCTGATCATAATCAGCATCCACTAACTTTATTTCCTCCTGGACTCCATTTACTTTAGGTCCTTTCCATACATAGCTATTAACATCGTTTGCTTTATCATTCAAAGCCTCTCTCAGCTTATCTCCTAATACAGTCATAAATTATTCTTTAAAAATACTTCATAGTTCATCTAATTTTAATGTTAATCTAATAATATTTGTCCACATTCTAGAGACGGTTTTTCATGAATAAATTTCAGGAAAATTATATTCGTCTCCTTATATGGAACGAAATCTGTACCATCGTACCATTTATCGATGCCTTCTTCTACATATCTTAGAGATACATATCCAACATCACCTAATTTCATAGAACACTGATTCCAATTCGGAAATCGAACACACATTATGTCTTTGTAATCTAGATTATCATATTCTAGACGTTCAAAGACATAATTTGCATAACCCATTCCGTCCTCACATTCAGCTACAAACTTAACATGGTAAGTTACTTCTTTGGTTTCCACACCTCAAAGGTATTAATATCCTCGAACTTCCTGCAACCATAAGAGGCAAAGTCCCCTTGTAGTTTGTCCATATTTGGCAAACAGGGATAGTTCTTACACCTAGTACAGCTACGTTCAGGATGTTTATAGTGAAAACCATCTTTGTCCTTAAACATTACTTCAGTAATAGGCATAATAATATTAATACACATGAGCCAGCAGCTCCATATTTGATTACGTTCTGCTTCTTCTTTAAAGACTTATTAAGACCTTCAATTGATCTATTTTTATCTTCAATTATGTTTCCATAATACAGTAACTGGACTCTGCGAACAGAATCCGTTTTCTCCCAACTTTTGTTTATAAGTTCTAAATTAGTTATTTGACTCTTCAATAAAGGAACAGTTTCGGACAATTTCTGATGTTCAGCAAATATCAGATTAGTTGTCTTTAACTGTTCGCCGGTTATTGTAACGGTCGATGTATTCTGAGAAAAAGCACAAATTGATGCTATCAGAACTAGACATAATAGTAGACACTTTCTCATCATACTCCTTGTCTATATATTTAATTTTCTCAACAATGGAATCATTAACTATATAAATGCTATCTCTAATGATAGAATCCCTCACAATCTCTTGCACATTAGGAGTGCTAGGATTACTATCTCTCTTAGGGATAGACAAATATATAATTATTAATCCCATTATGACAATTAAAATATAGCAAAACTTAGTCTTGTTCATTTATCTCAATACCTGCAGCCTTAGCCTCCTCTACGAGCTTAACGCATCCGACTACATCTACACCTTCCTTCATTGCCAGTTTCACAACAAGTTTCTCATTGTCAGAGAGACCTTCCACTTTAGCTTTTAGAGCTTGCTTTTTGTCAAAACGAGCTTTCATCTGATTGTAACCCTTGATAATTCTCTCTGGATTCTCTTTAAGGAAATTAACCTCCTGCTTCAAGAAAGCCTTTACCAAGGTCTTACTAGCTACTCCTCTATCTCTAGTATAGATAGTAGGACATTTAGGGTCGTGCAAAGCTTTATTGTAGGCATTGGCTTTACCTCTCTCCTTGTCAAACGTATCAGTCGGGTGACATACACTGATACCAACAGATACGACTCTGCAAACCTCTGCGTAATCTGGATCGTCCACACAGACAAATTCGTCCATTTCGTTTACCCAACCTACCGCAAGTTTGCAACCATCCTCACTCTCTTCTGGAGATTGGCTTAAAGCACACGCTACAATCTTGTGTTCCTCACCCTTAAAGTCTACAAACGAGTCAATCAAATACTCAGCTACATCCTGTTTCATTTTCTACAATTTTAAAACCGTTATTAATTAAATATTCTTCTGGAGCAAACTGTAATTCGAAAAACCTATGCAGTGAATAGTTCTTTCTCTTTACAGAAATTAAATTTTTCTTTTTAAGTGTGATAGGTTTATCAGAAGAATAATACTTCTCTTCCATGAGGGCTGCTCCCCATCCCCACATTTGATAAACCGAACTACAGTAGATAAACTTATCATGTGTATATACAATCTGTTTATCCTTCTCGTAAGTCTTCCGTAAGGTCGTCATAAAATACTTGAATAGTTCTAAAGATAAACTTATTCTTTGCTGAATTATAACATTCGTTCCAGCTACGATTTTTGTAGTGGTCTAGAATTTCGGAAGCTCTTACATTATAATATATATTTCTGCAAAAGCTTTCGTCCTCATCACATTCAGCAGAATTTATTGTATAATTTCCGATGCCAATAGCGTAATGATAATGGCTTCCAGAAATTTCACTAAATCTATCTTCTAACTCATAATCTTCGTATATTATTACTCTAAACTTGAATTTGTCCTTACTAAGAAGTTTTGCCAGGCAATATGCTACATAGCAGCACCCTCCGGCATTAATATCGTACTCTTCATCTAGAAACCTACAAAGTTTATTCAGCCTCTCCGCTAGAATTTCTTGTACTTCCGTAGATTTGGAGTTCAATCTCCTCCTTTGCTTTTTTAAACTCATCCAAGTACTTACCTAAAGTTACAACTTCATCTTTTCCGAATTTTCTTCTAACTGCATAGTGGATACATCTCTCCACTGCAGACTCTAGCAGGAATCCATATCCTACTACCTTGAACTCTTTTCTCGGATTTTTACCACCAATATCGCATAACAACTCCAAGTCGAAACGAGGAGATGAATCGTTAATTGGAGTTAACCTGTAAAATGGACCTTCAATTACCATCTCTTTTTAAATTACTATCCGCATACATCTATCACTGTTAAATTATTATTACTAGGCTTATATCCGTAATCACAATATGAATTAGTTATTATAACACGATCAAAATTGTTACACAGCTTTACCAAGCCTTCGATATTTACAGCATGACAAACTATGATCTCGAATTTAGAGTCTGGATATCTCTCTTTAAGAACTTTAAGCTCTCCAAGGAATGTTCCTCCAGCATCACACAAATCATCAATAAAGGTAAAGGTCGGACAATAACAATTAACCTCTCTTCCAATGGAAAACTCCTTAATCTTACCAGTTTCCAAATCTCTCACTTTATTGAACACAATATGTCCCCAATTATTAGAGAGAATTTTGTACCTTTGGTAAGCTCCAGCGTCTGGGAACACAATATTAGATTGAACATCCAGATGCGATTCAAAGTTAAACTTTTGAGGATAACATCTAGTTCCTAACAATCCCTTAGTTCTTTCCGAATGGGGTTCCAAAATCATAACATAACGATAGTTCATAGTATTCAAGATACTACAAACCACCTTTAGAGAAAATGGGCGGTTAAAGTCCATTACTCTATCCATACGCATGGACATTAGATAGGTAATAAACAAATCCCACTCAATCTCTTGTCTATCAAGAATGTCTCCGACTTGAGTTAGAATAAATAATTCTTCAGCAGAAGTAATTCTACATATAACCTTTACTGAATCTTTCCTATCAAATTCGTCAGGAAAACTTATCTGAGGTTCTCCGTCAGGAAATCTAGTGAGATTATACTTAATCTCACTCTTGTCCAAGTTAATTAAGTTTAATAATTTCATCTACAACATATTTTAAAATTTCGTAACTTTCTTCTAAGCCTGCTCTATCATCCAGTAAAATATTATAATAGGGCTTTTTAGAATTTGGGAATAGTCTACTACTTGTAAAGGGAGGTATGATCATATCATTGATAAGATTCCCTACCCTCATTTGAACACACTCCACTTGTTTCTCTATAATTTTATCTTCATCTTCTTCAGTGGAAAATAAAATCATTTCAAAACCTAGCATAGTACAATGTCTCAATAAGTTGACGACACAACTATAGTCTCCTCCATTATTATGGTAGTCAAAAATAGTGTTATCATAATCGAAAGCGACTATTAGCTTTCCATATTTCTTGTACTCTTCTAATAGTCGCTTCTTGCAAGCCTCTTTTCCAAATGGATGGTTAAAACTTTCCATAAAGCCCTTCATTAATCCGCTGTCTAATTTCTTTAAGAGTGTACTCCTTTTTAAGGACGCCATCTTCGAACACAGTCTCTAAGCAGCCTCCGCTTTCTACCTCAGGAGTTACCTGGTCTTCAGCATAGTAAACGCCATTAACGTCCTGATAGACAGCAATTAGACCTTTAAGAGAATTTTTAGTTCCATCATCTGTTTTAGGATGTTTGAATATTTCTTTCAATTCTCCATTAATTACACAAGCAGTAGCCTTAATTGCAAATCCTAAGCTATCTCTACTTGCATACTGATATGAAAATGAACCTACTCCTAGAACAAGATTGCAAGCTGCCATATGAGCATTCTCAAGTCTCATGTAGATTTGTTTCTGACGTTCAAGAGTGATAGAATCACCATACAACAAACCTATTTTCGTACTAGGATAGCGATAATCCTTAGAAGTAGTATTCCATCCAAAAATCTTACCAAGCATATAATAAGCACCGTAGTATTGACCTTCTGAAACTTCTACATACTCAGCATCATCGTTAAATGGGGCATAGCAACAATAATACTTACCCTCTTTCATCCTGGTATGGAAGTGGGGATTAGTTCTCAGCCCACAAATAATATCAACAGGGTCTCCGCTATCTGGACGAATAACTACACGTCCATCACGAGCCATAATATCCTTCTTTAATTTGGGAAGGAAGTTTTCAATAACATTCCAGAAGTCCCAAGTATCAGAAACTATAGAAACGAACCCAGATGGATACAATTCGTTAATTAATCGCTTAAAGGTTTGAAGTTCATCCTCTTCTCCACCAGCACACATTACAGAATGTTCTGTAGCTGGAACAGTGGCGGCAATTAATTCATTGTCAGAATTTGCACCATAATATTCTTCTAGAGCAGCAATAGCTGGAATGGTCTCACTTCCAACAAACGAAGTCATATGTGCCATACCAGAAATGATAGCGGCCTCTAAACCAGCCATTCCTCTCATAGAGAAGTCATGACACAAGAAATCCAGATTTACATCTTCTGGAAATCCAGTATGTACTGCGTGTCTTTTAAGTTCATTCTTATAGAGTCTTGCTCTAGTAGCAGAGGTGCAAGGCATCCACAGAGTACAACTAATCAAAGTCTCTAAATAATTAGTTAACCAGAAGAACTCTGACTTTGTATTAGTAATAGTCATCATAGGAACCCTAATAGGACACACTGAACCTTCTGGCAACGCTTTAATGCGAATGGGAAGATAACCTAAATCATACAAGGCTTCAATATGTTTATATCCTACGGACTCAATTCCCACGAAGTTATGAACTCTTCGATAAAACATTTCTACAGCTTTCTCTTTGGGCAATCCAAAGAAATTCTTGTTAAATTCGTCAATCAAATACCTTTTAATTAAGTACTGGATTCCGAATACTACAGAACCTTCAGTGGCTTCTGGAAAGTATTTGTTGCTTCTGGGAGTCCAATTACTGTAAACTTGTTCAGTACCTTCTGGGTACATTCTGTGGTGGCCCAATTTATAGCCATCTGTTGCATTAATTATTTCCATTCTAAAAATTATTTTAATAACTAATTGTTAATAAACTTTTCATGCCTTTACCACTAGCTAAATTCTTAAAACACTGAGTGATAAATTCCTTCGTTTCTGGATGGATAGCCCTAGGAGAATTTATATACTTAATCCACCAGTTATATTCTCCTTGAAAACTATTACCATTGTATGCTTTGCCGGCAGCTAGATAATCGCATACCAATTCCAGAGCATACTCTTTAGGCATCTTCACTGGAACGCCTCCAATGTCTAGCTTAGTTACCCAGTACTCGTAATGATGTGGATTTCTTCCTCTGTGATGTAAATAAGACCTAGAATATCCTAGAATTTCTTTTTCCTTGTTTAAGGGAGATGTGTTATCATCGTAAAATTTTACAGAACGAGAGAACTCATACCATCCGAATTTAGATAAGTCGTGCAAGACACCCTGTTTGTATAGACCTAACTGAAAACAGTAATAAGCTACCCAAAACTTATGTCTAAGTATTCGCCTAAGGTGTTTCAGTGTTATACACATACATTTAAGAATTTCCATATCTTCTTCACTATTCTAGTTAGAAAATTATTTCCTCTTAGATTGAACTTATGTGTATATCCAGACAACTTATCTGGATTCCACACAGCGTGAACTATATAGAATAAATATCCTACCGTGTATAACATAATGTTCAGTACTGGGATAAATCCTAGAATTAGTATTACTAAAACTAGCCACACTGGAACTTTAAGGTCATAGTCTTCTTCTATAAGTGCCACACTTCTGCTATACCCATTGTAGTAAACGGTTACATGGGTATCTTTCAAGATAAGCACCGTGATGATTACCATCACAGTGCATATTACTAGATACATCATTTGTTATTAGCTACGTCTTTAAATAAGGTGGGAACCTGACCATAAGTAGGAAGTTTTCCGTCCCACTTCTTAATCATATCCTGTTGAACTATGAGAACTGACAAAGATGCTGAAATTTTTCTATTATATTCAGCTTCTGCATCACCCTTAATCTTAAGAGCTTCTGCTTCTCCTTGTGCAGCCGCCACTTTCTTTTTAGCTTCGGCCTCAATAGTCTTAACTTCATTCTCTGCCTTCAAAGCCTGTTGAATTGCAGCATTCTTAGCATCAATAGAATTGACTAGCGTCTGTGGATATTGAAGACCAGAAGTCATTTGTTCAAGCTGAAAATTCTCAGCCAAGAGTTCCTTTGACAGTCTATCTTCTATAGACTTCTCAAACTCCTCACGTTTACTTACTAGTTCATCAGTAGTATAGTTATTTAGCTGAATACGAAAAGCATTCTTTACGTAATTGTACAAAGTAGTGTTAATTACCTCTACAATATCTTCCTTTCTATACTTCTTAAATACTTCTGGTGATTTCCCGTCAACAATCTTCAAAGAAATTGTAGGGTCTACAGTAAATGATGACCCATCTTTAGCATTAATACTGAAAGGAGGATAGTCCACAGTCTGTACGAATGTAGGATATTCATATACAGCCGTAGTAACAGGATTGTACCATACCGCACCAGTAACAAGAGACACATCGTCTACTCCTTTACCATCTCCGTATAGATTTACCTTGATGCCTTCATAACCAGCATCAATTCTCTCATAGCCACAACTAGATAAGCCAAACACTAAAGTTAATACACACAAAATCTTAATAATTGTCTTCATTTTCCTTATTTAAATAATGTTTCTTAATATATTTGAATATCCTATAAACTAAACTTGGGATTGCCACTAGTAATAGTAACAACCCCAAGATATTTGCAGCATACAATGATTCGGATAATAACCATAAGCTGATGTTGTAAATTACAACGATTAATAGAACGGCAACAAATGCCTTAATTAAGTTTTTCTCGACCATAGAATAATATATTCTCTATTGCCGCTTTTATTATACCATAGTAGTACATTATCCTCTGTAATATCTACATACGGGTCATAATAAATATACGCGGCAAACATTATGCACACAATTATAAACGCAATCATGATTTATCGAGTTTTAATAGACCCAGGTCTGGTAGTTGCAGCCTGAAAGTCTTTTCCTTGTTTATCCCACCATGCTTGCTTTGCTTTTAACCAAGCTACTTTTTTCTTATACTTCATTGTTCGGAAATTATTACGATACGATTAAATTCATTATCTCCAAATTCAGTGGTAATTCCGCATCCCTTAACAACCAATTTATCCTCTGGAGCACCATAGCTAATCAGAGCCTTCTTCATAGATTCTGCCCTAGCTACAGCAAGGTTATTATTAAACTCTTCTGGACCTTCTTCCGAAGCATATCCCTCAATTACATAAGTTTTTCCACTATTAGAAATATAGGAAGCTAGTTCTGAGACAGCCACATTGGAAGTTTTAGAAATCTCTGAAGAATTTTGAAGGAATTGAATTTTTGGAGTCAAAAGCTCTACTTTAGTAATTTCGATTGTGTCTGTCTTAACAATTTCTACTGGTTTACGAGCCATAAGTTCCTCATTCTTGGCTCTCAACTCATTAATAGAAGCGTTTAGGCTTTCAACCTCGGCATCACTATACAACTTCATAATTGGAAAGTCCCCTTTGCTAGACTTAAAGCGATAGGTAGCACCAATATAGACGTTAAACTCATGATTCAGAGGAGAAGTCTTGGGAAGTAACATATACTCAGGAGTAACATTTAATGCCCATCTATTAGAGATATTAAAGTTACATCTAACGGCTCCACGGGCGGATACATTATTATAGACATCTCCATAAGTATGATACCAACCAGCACCAACGATTAGTATAGGCTCAAACAGACGCCTATCTCCGTTATATCCACATATCAGGTTAGTAAGATTGGTAGTAACGTTAGCTGTCAAATTATGTGAATCAAAGAATGTTTTATTTCCTTGGTTCATTCCAGCCATCATGTCTAACTCCAAGCCAAAGATAGGAGTAATCTCCTTACCAATAGCAATGTTTACTAGTACATCATTTGGTTCTGCCCAACTTCTATGGTTATCCCAAATAGTAGTTCCAACATTACCAGAAATATACCAGTTATCCTTCATACTTTCAGTCTCAACAACTTGTGCGCTAGCAAATGCACACATTAAACACAAACAAATAATACTAAAAATTCTCTTCATAATTAAATTAATTAAATTAATCCCACCAAGTTCTCATACGTTCAAACTTAAGTTTATTGTACAAGTACCAGGCTTTTTCTCTTCTTAAATGGTCTTGAAGAATAGGTTTACTCAAATCAAGATCAGCAGCTTGAGACCAGAATCGTTTCCAGTTCTTAATGTTTATGTGCCTATCCACGAATCCTTCAGACCCAGGTCTGAAATCGCAATGATAGGCAGAATCTATCTCTAGAACAATATCTAAAAGTCCTAGTGCGAGTTTTAGATTCTTTTCAACAACTTCATTACCTTCAGCAATTCTAGATACCTTGAAGTATTCATACATTCTAATTAAAGCTTGTTTCTCTAGGGAGAGAACAAAACCATAATCAAACGGATAGAACTTCATAGCCTCTTTAATGAGTCTCTTGTTTTTGTTCTTTCTTAGTTTCATATTCTTGACTTGCTTCAACTGCTAATTTATCTGCTAAATTGTTCATTTCAGAAAAGAAATCGGAATTTGAAGTGTGTCCCTTAACCCAACAAAATTTTATGTCAGGACAAAACTGGCTTGCCTTAGCAAAAACTTTGTCATATAAGTTCCACAACTCTACATTCTTTTTTCTTTTCCATCCTTTTGTAGCACATCCTATTACATACTGAGAATCTGAATAGATGGTAAGAGATTCTATCTTACGACTTACTGCATTAAGAGCATATATTACAGCTAACAACTCACATTTGTTGTTAGTAGTATTTGGAATCATCTTGCTAAATTCATAGGATTTTTTCCCATCAATTACGAATACAGCTCCTACTCCTCCTGTATTTCTAGATGAACTAAAAGCTCCGTCAGTAAAGACCTCTAAATTACTCATTCTGAGTATTAGTCCTGAGATTAGTTCCTAGTATTGCTATCTTTAGCAGGTCGTCTTGATTGTCACAAAATATATTATCTAAAATATAGTTTGCGTAATCAACAATTCTAACTCTCTTTCCTATAGCACCATATTTTTCGTTAAGCCATTTAAGCTGAGGAGCAAAATCTTCTAGGTCGTCTCCTAAATGCCGTAAAGCCTTCCTAACAGGAACAGGAAACCACATTTTCTCCTTTATCCAGTCTAAATGACAATAACCAAACGCAAATGCTCTACTTAAATCCTTCTGAATAAACTCGTCTAACTCGAAATTTCTCTCATGCCTACCAGCTTCCTCGAAATCATCTTTCAAATCCTCACAAAAAATCTGATTAAATTCAATCATAACTCCAAGTTTCTAGGCAAGCTATAAGTTCCAGCATCCCATATCTGCAAATAACCTTGAATGGTCCAGTAGCTATAGAAAGATAAGGACTTTTGTTGTCATTGTACAGCTTCATTACTTCTCTTAGTAGTATACTAGCATTTCTGGATAGTTCGTAAAGAGTGGGAACTCTGTGTTCGTTCGGACCTACATACATTTTCCATGTACTTTTGCCTATACAGCGACCCTCGTCATCATACTCTCTATGACTCTTGTTCCACTGCATATACTCCAGAACCTTATCAAAATCAAAGTTCTCCATAATGCTTTTGTATTGTTCCTCCAATGGGGGACAATCATCCCTTGTCAGGACTGTTCTCTTTGTTTTGCTCATTTTTGTAACAATTAACAAGATTCTGTAAGTTGGACAACTTATCAGTTCTTACACTGACCAGTAGCCCACCCTTACGTAAGTTGTAACTAAGTTTAATTCCGCAATGATTTAGAATTTCGATAAACTCTCTCAATGCGCTTCCCTTTAACACATTTCTGTAGACTAGTTTCTGACCATCTTGATATCCTGCTCGATAATATTCATTCGCAACATCAGAAATAAGCCATCGCTTAATAGGAGATACCCTACTTAAGAGTTCATTGACTCTGGTTGCGATAAAATCCATATTACTGAATACTATCAATTACAAGACTATCCACACCTAGAGTGTCTACACTCATTGTGTCAGCAACTTCTTTAACGATTGCGATAGAATCGTTTTCTGGAGCCTGAGTTTTTGTATTACCTGCACAAGCAGACATCAGTGCAACCATTCCGAAAAGCAATAGTACTTTCTTCATTTTTCTTAATTTAAATTAGTTAATAATCATTTTATCTATCAAAAAAAAAGAGTGGTTCCAGTATCTGTGCTTCACCAGATACTTTCCCCACTCCTATCACTCCGAAGAGCTTGTACCATTATTAGGTTGGTCAACCTCCCTCTTCATCTTGTTGAGAATTTGGGATAATAGTCACCAAGTTTAAAGATTACTTGTAACTGAAGCAAAAGGCTAGAATCCCGAAGGGATTCCGTAACTCCTTCAACACGTGGTTGACGAGCTATGTAGGAAGCTAACGCGCAGGCAAAGATGAAGCCATAGTCAAAGACCTAGCTACACTAACAAAGACTAAGACAAAGACTCTCAATTAGAGAGTAGGTTGTAAATTTTTGTGTAGCCAGCGAATAAAGATTAAATCCATGCGGATTTAAGAATATACTGTTCATAATTATTCCTGTTAAGTATGTTATGTTAGCTTCCTACGGAAGTCCTCTAATTACTTAGAGGAAGAGTCGCCTTGTCTCCTAATCTCTTCGAAAATATCTAAAAGATTCTTAGGCAAAGCGATTTTTAGTTTGGAAATACGTTCCATTTCAGAAGTTTTCCAACTATTGAAACGACTTCTCAACTCTCCTAATTCGGAGGTATATTTGTCGTATTTTGCTTTAAATTCAGCCATTTTCTCACGATACTCTTGTTCTTGAGTGTTAGAAAGTTTATTAACCTCCTCCTTAAGCTCAGCTTTAAGAGCATTTAACTCCTTCTCGTAAGAACGATAGGTGTCTTGAAGAGACATGAACATATTGTCCACTTTTTCTACTTCGATGGTAGGGTCTTGGTAGTAGAGAATTAAATCTCTTCCAGAGCCTTCCTTATAGATAGGACAATTCTCAGCTGCATGAACTTCTTTTCGTGCTTTACTAAAGGCTCCTTTTGGATGAATATACTTTCCATAGGTAGAAGCAAACGCCTCTAATCTTAGGAATTTATTTCTCTTGTTAATATCCCACGACTTTATGATAGTCTCTTCAGTCGGAGAAGGTAGAGCTTCTGGATACTTAGGCTGCTCTGGCAGTCCTATTCCCTGACTTTCTGCCCAATCATCAAGCATAGTAGCAGATACTTTGCCAATCATTCCTTCTTTCTCTTTAATAGCTTCTCGTACCCAAGCACAAAAACTATTCATGGCAGCGACCTTTTCCAAATCATCTTTTATAAAGTCAAGGGACTTTTGTCCTACTGTCATTAACTGCTTTTCTCCTCCACCGATAGAGGCTACAGATACTTGAAAGAATTTCACATTATTCAAGCGTTCCTGTGCTGCTTGAATCATTTCTTGTGCGATGTTCGCATAGAAGTTTGCTGACGTAGAAGTCAACCCTTCATTTCCAAAAAATACACTGTTCATATTAGTTACGTTTTGTTAGTTTATCCACAACATTAATTATTGATTCTTCTCCTGCTATAAATCCATCACGATGAACATTTCTAAGTAAACTCTTCAGAGATTCTAATTCTTCGTCTGACTTTAGAGTATTTTTTCTATATATTTCAATAAGTTCTTCTATATATCTTTCCATATTATTGATATTAAATTAGTACCCGAAGTGGGACTCGAACCCACACGCCCATTACTGGGCATCAGAGCTTAAATCTGACGTGTCTACCAATTCCACCATTCGGGCATAGTGATTAGCTATACTCACGTACCGCTAATCAACTTACTATAATAACAGTACAAGTGTTAAATTCAAAGTTAAAAACCGTTAACTTATTTAAACTGCAAACAAATGTTAATAAATTTATCGACATCAGTTCCGCAATCTACATAATTCGGAGTGTTAGCTTCGAAGTATTTGAGAACAGCCTCTGTTCCAAAAAGTCCTATCTCTTCGAAATCATACCCCTCACCGTGAATATCCGATGTAGGCATATTTGGTCTGAATACTAACCAGGCTGTACCAGGAAATTCACAACACGTACAAACAGTCAATCCACTTTCCCTTAGTTTATCTAAGATTTGTGGACTAACTGTTTTCAATACGACACAATTATCCGAGTTCTGCAAGTCGTTGTCTGATTTCATCTTCGGACATACTTTCCATTTTCTCAGACTGTTTCTTAGCCAGCAGTTCAGTCAGGCGTGCCTTCTCAGCTGCCTTATCTTTAGCTGCTTCTCTAGCGGCCTTGTCTTTCAGCTTATCAGTGATAACATCTTTCACAATGTTGAACTTTAACTCCAGTTCGCTATTGCTAGGAGTATCATTAGTTATGAAAGATTTTCTAGGACTCTTGGCTAATTCTTCGTCATAGGACACTGCCAGTCTGTCCAATGCAGGCAGACTTAAGTCCCACAAATCTTCCACACTCAAATTACCTTTACTAGTTGCAAAGCGCAACTTCATTTTAGACGCTTGTTTGTACATAATTAGAATTTAATTTTAAATGGTTTATTATCAACTTTAACTACAACCTCGTCGTGAGACGTACTAGAGAATCCTAGTCCACTCAACTGGTTATCGTTGTATTCTGCTTTAGCTCTAGAGCCAATAGCTTCGAATACTCTCTTATGATCTTTTTCGAGATCGGGTCTCAGATATTCATTGAAGAATCCTCGAACTGGGTCAGGATTTTTACATCCATCAATCATGAAGAATAGGTGCTTGTTTCCTATTTCATTACCTTCCCAATAATTTGGAGAATACATGATGCAAGAAACAGTTTGGAAACGCATAGTATCAATGCCCCACTCGTTCATAGACTTGTATGAAGTTGCACCTTCGGCAATTACCGGACTTAGGGTTATATTACCAATAGAATCTACCTTGATAATTGCTACCGCAATATATTCTCTGTCTGACACCATCTTATCATAGTTGAACTTATGAAGTTCTCCATTGATTTCGATTTCTACCTCGAATCCAAAGTCTATATGTTCTCTTTTGCAGAAGTTATGCACACGCACTTCATATCGACCTGCTCTGAGTTTAGATTGGTCAGTCCAGATAATATTCTCGACTGCATCTCTGGTTTTACCAGAACCAGCGTTCATATCTACATCTAGTGTACCACCAGTTAATCCTCTCTTATGCCCGTAATAGATTTCATTACCACCAGGTTCTGTTACATGGAGGTCAAGGTCATCATAGTTAAACCAGTGTAGAGAACATCTTAGGAATCCATTTACGTTACCACCTGCTGCTTTTACTTTCTCCTTGAATGAATCCGCCATAGAGCCATTATACACCCAAGCGAAGTTATTCTTCCATTTGAACAGCTGACCTGCATCAGGGTTCTCTGGAGCAGTTAGGGTAACAAAATTAGGAATATGCTTATTCTCAACAAGAATTTGCACATCCTTAGAGTGTGGCAATACATTAGTTACAAACTCCGAAATTGAAATTTCAGTAGCTTTGGTATACTCTTTAGGATTAACCGTTGAGGTCTCTTTTAAAGAGTCAAATATACCTCCTTTCATACGTGCACGAGTGTCTCTATTTACGAACAGAACGTCGTTTACAGAAATATCTTCTACACGAGCATGACGGCGAGGAAGGGCATCAGTTAACCCAAGTTCTTCAACCTTCTTCTGAGCAGCCTCAATTTGTTTCTTAGTAATAAGAGCAGTAGGTCTCTTATAGTTAGATGGAGCCATAATGTTCTCATAAGACTTAACAGCTCTTTCCAGGTCTACACCATTACTTAAGTCAATCAGTAGAGTTCCCATAGCCGTATTTCTAATTTTAGCTATTGGAGATTTGAAGTTAAACCAACAATAGTTAGTGCGAACCTCTGGTGAGAGATTATCGGCCTCAAGCATAGTTCTTCTGAACTCTTGCAGAGTCTTTAGGAACTCTTCTCCGCGATAGAGATTATTATCCTCTATCAACTCAATTACGGTTTCTACCGCACTTAGTTTAAGCTCGGAAAGAGAGCGTTCAAAGACACCAGCTCTAGCTCTAACATCTCCGCGATAACCTGCGGCAGAATCGAAATGATGTACTCTCTTGTTGAATTTAAACTTGTTAGGAATAGTCACGTACAAGTGAGTCCAAGTTCTAGTAGTTCCATCAGGAAGAAGTTGCACATTATGGTCACAACCGTGAAACTCATTAACATCCTGAATGAATATATCTCCTATTCCAGCTTCCTTAACGAGCTTAGCTAAATCAGATGCGGTCTTTTCATAGCCAGGAGTGTGAACATCATCCCAGAAGGTTTTCACCTTGTAGGTTTGAGGGTCTATAGCGACTACCTTACCATAGTGACGTATGAAAGACTTACAAGCATTACAATTGTGATCTTGCCGAATTGTTTCGTCCTCAAAGGAGAGAAGATAACTCATCCACAAAAGGTCTTTGTCTACATTAACTACAAATAAATTATCTGCAATCATAGCATTGAAAGCAGACTCTACATCTTTCTTGAAATCTTTAAAATTCATAATCTTTATTCGTTAAATATTTGATTGCATAATATAATAGTTAGACCAGTCATAACTGCGGTCTCAAAACCCGTTACTTCCCTAGTTACTAATAGTATTGTTCCCATCAGAACTATTACTAGTAATCTTACTAATTCCTTTTTCCACCATTTCATGCTCTAGCTTCTTCAAAGTTTCTACACTCTCCTCATTGAACTTATCCACTCCCAGCTCACTAATCTTATATATAATAAGAATTTGGTGAAATCTTAGATAAGGATATTGGTCAATGATTTGACTTAATCTAGTTAATATCTTGAAATTAGCTTTCTTTCTAAATTTGATAGCTTCTTCAATTTGAGCTTCCATATTTATTAAGTATATCTAATTCCAATTCCTTAACTTTACTTTCATACAAGGAATCCTCAGCGTAGCCAATTCTGTCTAGGAATTTGTAATAATCCTCTTCTGGGTTATACTTACTAAGGATAAATTGCTTATAAGCGAACACGCAGCTTATCCAACTATCGAACTTGAAGTAAGACATTGTTCTGGAGTTATACAACCCGAACAGATTGTTATTATCCTTACAAAGTTTCGATTTAAAATTGCCAGATTCCAGAACAGCCTGAGCTGTTATAATTGCTGGATTTGGAAAATCGTAATGCTTCAAAGTATTGTACAATACTTCTTCGTTTACTTCATCCAATAAGTAGAATGGATGCTCTGGCAGCAATACCATTTCCTCCTGTTTCTGATTGAAATGTATCAGATGATGCAAAGAATAACCAGTTGCAAATCCGAATACAATACTAATCATAAGGATAATTAAAACTTTCTTTTTCATAAAACTTCTTCTTCTATTAATCTAATATCCCAGTAATTTTGAGTTACCGCCCATTCTATAGCGTCTTTCTTCTCTAGAAAAAGAGGAGAGATCTTCTCATAGTTTATAGGGACTTGCCCGTCATATGCCGTGGGAATTGAAATATAATATACTTTCATATCTCAATTGAATTAATAAATCTCGCATCATTAGCTAATTGATATACAGTAGTATTTAGCTCTGGCACATAGACTATATAGTAGTAATCAAAGAATTGATTATTATCCTCAAATCCTATGATTACTCCTTTTCGTCCTCCATCTACAATGCAGTCTCTATACATATATTTTGCAATATCTTGACGGATTCCGTCATGATTTATTACAGCCTGCAATGCAGAAAGTCCGTAGTAAGATGTATTTACACCCCTTATCTCATGTCCAAGCAAATCTTTATCAAAAGGAGAACTTACTATCATAACAATACTTTAGTTAGGTCCTCTACAGTTAGATTAGCTATCTTCGATAATTCACAGATTTGGTTTGAGAAATCTAGCCTTGTTTTAAGTTCTAAATCCCTCCATTGCCGTACCTCCTCTCGACTCTTTCTAAGTTCTTCTTGTAAGTAGGATATAGCCGCCCTTGCTGACTTTAATTGCTCTGTAGAACAAACGACAAAGTGCTTAGCTCCCTTCTTATTTGTAGAAGGAAGAGCGGCCTCAGCCTCTTCAATACTATCGAACTGTCCTAAGATAAAAGGAATATTATTACATTCCTTAATTAAATAGTACTTACTCATCTTTAATTCCTAGATAATCCTTTAATAATTGAATGTTTCCTTCTCTCAAATGCCGAATAAAAGCCTCCCTTTCTCTCTCAAATAGCAGAATTTTACTCTCTAACAGGTCTATTCGTCTTTGTTGATTTTCCTCGTATTCTTCAATAGCGTCAGAAATTGCTTTAAGTATAGAAGATTCCTTCATAGCGCTACTCATTGTAGAACTCTTCGTCCCCATTATCGTCGCCTATAGGATTCTCCCATCCATACTTTACAGCAGTAGCCTTAAACAAAGGCAACCCATCATAGCATAATTCTCTTCAGGATAATTCTCTAAGCCCTCTTCTAGAACTTGATTCCACCTTAGTACCACGTAGAACATTAGGCTAGCTGAAATGCCTCTCTGGTCTAGAGCCTTCTCAAAACCAAACTCCACGTCAGACTTAAGTTGCTCTAGGATATTCTCTCTAGTCCATTCCTTAGGCTCTGGATAAGGCTCATCACCATCGTACTTGAAGCCTATTTTTTCTAACTGCTCTTCTGTTAAAAACTTTGCTAATCTAGAACCGAAACGGTCATCGAGAACTACGGCATAGTCTTTGTAATTGTCTAAAATCTCATTTAACGTTTTCATTTTTTACATATCTTTTAGGTAAATATTTTGAGGATATTCCCCGAATACTGATAGAGTTACAGCACAAATCCATACCCTGTCATTGTAATTCTTACTTTTGCATAAGTAAGTTGCTCCACATTCATCCTCCTCAATTTTAGACAACGTTATCTTAGCTGCAGCTGGGTCAACCATCTGCAATCTAACAAACTTATTATCTAGAGAATCAAGAAGTTCATCTGCACCACCAACCATTGCTAGTTCCTCTGGTGTTCCGTCATAATCTGGCCACCAATAGAACCAGACTCCTCCAACCTTTACAAACTCAAATGTTTTTCTCATCAATTATTAATTATATTAAACAAAAAATACCCCAACAACTTCCGCTGCTGGGGTACATAGTAACGCCAACGGGATTCGAACCCGTATGGCAGGCGTGAAAAGCCTGAATCCTAACCATTAGATGATGGCGCTATCCTACTGCACAATTAAGCTATAAGCTTCTTGCAACAGTTTAATAGTTGGAACCATATGGTTATCAACAACTATTATTTTATAAATGTTCAGAATTTCTTTGTAGGTTAAAGATGTACAAGTTAGAAATATCTGCACATCTTCGTTTACAGAACCATTTGACAATCCCAAATCTACTTTAATCATACTGGGTAATGTTCCAATCTGAGAAATATCCCAAGTAGATTTAGTTCTCCTGAAAACTTCCCGCTGTTTGGAAGTAAGTTGCTTTTCTTTCAATCTAGACTCAATAATAGTACCATCAAACGTTAACGAACCTCCATCGGTATTACTATTATTTAATGCTAGCTGAATCTTCTGAACTGCAGAGTCTTTAGGTTTTGGCTTAAATTGCACTCCTTCCTTCAAGCCCTTAATAATCTGCAATGAAGGAATAAAGTCTTTTATTTGAGTTGCATTCCATACAAGAAATTTTCCAGGACTATCCTTAACAGTAACTATATACTTAGTCCCTCCGTTCAATGGGATAATTACTTGTAAGTCTGCATCACTCATTTTACTTAAATGGTCTGATACTCTAACTTTGACGTTTCCAATGACAAAGTAGCGAGAAACAGTGGTTTCAGCTTCGATAATCTCGGAAGCTGTTGCTAATAAATACTTTTCTAATCTAGTCATAAATAATTAATCTATTAAATTACCAAAGATCCCCCACTCGGATTCGAACCGAGGTCTCGAGATTACAAATCACGTGTTCTAACCAACTAAACTACAGGGGAATAAATGCCGAGACTGGGGGATTCGAACCCCAACCTTCACAGTGCCGAGAGTACCAGACTCGAACTGGTGACCTTCGCATAGACAGTGCACTATTCTACCACTGAACTAACCCTCGGTGTAACTGGATTACTCCAGACTAATTAAACCCTTCTCTAACATAATATGGTGATTCGGACATAACCATACTAAATTATTCTCGTTGTTAATCTCCTTAATAAGAGTGTCTTCGTCAAATTCTAATATTCCTTTAAGATGATGTACTTCAAGTATTGCATCAAATTCATGATTATGACAATATTGACATACTTTCTCACGTTCGGAACTTTCTAATACTCTACGAGCATTAGTCCTTATTTCTTGACATTTAGATGATAAGTACTTCTGCCCAGATGTATAATAACCTAATGTTTTGTTACCAATTCCATTAAGTTCTTCCCAGCAACTACGACACATTTCTGAATCTTTATGCTTAGGTTTACCACATCTAGGACATATCTTGTTTTCATCGTGCTTTATCCTACCTCTATTATTGTAAGAAGCAGCACACGAATGACTACAAAACTGTTTCTTCCTCACATCTGCGACCCTCTGATTATCTAGTACTTCGATTACCTTACCACATTCCTTACAGTGGTTAGGATTCTCATAATACAATTTAAGAGATTGTTCTCGATTCACAGATAAGTTTAATTAATTTTAATGACAGTGTGATATGCAAGCCATTACACCACAGCCTCGAAAATGCAGGTATTTATCTCGTTACACCTGCGAGTCCGGCAATCCTTTCTTATATACCGCGTGAGCTGGCGGTTTTGTAGGGCTAATCAGACTTGAACTGATAACCTCCACATTATCAGTGTGGTGCTCTAACCAGTTGAGCTATAGCCCTATTATGTGGACCTAACGGGAGTCGAACCCGTGTCCAAACAACCCTCGTTACAAGGATAACGTGCGTCTCATTTTTATTACATCAGCTAGGGAGTTCTAGCATTTAGGTAGTTTTATAAGTCTTACAAGAGTCCATACTAAGTATTTCTCTAGATGCTTATCTACAAGCTACCAAACTATAGGGCTGACCGAAGTCAACGTTCCACCACTCCATTTACGTTGGAGAACGGGATGATACTTTAGAGATTCGTCACATCTCATGGAACACATCTTCCATCTGTTTTATGACGTAGGAGATTCAGTCTTACTAACTCTTAGAGTGTTCTGATTAAGAGTATATTACTAGGATTAGAGCCTAGCTCTCCATTATATCAATATACTCAACCTCTTCTGTTTCTAGGTCTCTCCCGTAACCCGACTTAGTTAATAGTGTCTACCAACAAGCCAGCAGCTTAGGCTGCCATTCTTACAGGTGCAATTTCTGCAGTTATTTGTTTTCTTCGTTTAAAGAGATTGCGCTCTACACGTCCTTATAATTCGTAATCGCCTGTCAAATCCAAGTAGGCCCATGTTCCCGTCAATTAGACGGGAGTTTACATTGTTTAATTATTTCCTTAGTAATTACGTTATTAGCTTCTCTAGATAACTTATTCAGTTTCTCTAGGTCAAACTCGCTAGATTGAAACTTGAATTGAATCCAAGTTGGCTCGCTTGGTCTATAATCCAACCAAGATTCACAGTCATCGGTTCCAAGAACTTCTCGTACCATAGCTAAAATACGTTCACCAGCAGCTTTAGTTTTTACGAATCCAGATAAATCATATCCAACCCCTCTAGAATGCCAATATTCCCCTTCTTCTGGTCTAACATCCTTAGGTTCCCAATGCCAAGGAGGAATACCTTTTCTAGGATGGTCTATTTTTATAGCTTCTTCCTTTACCCATTCAGAGTTTGGGTCAGATGGATTTTCTGGATAAGCTCCATATAAGCACTTAGCAGTAGGGTTATTGCTCCTGACTTCAAAATGTATACCACAATGTTTACAAGTACCAGAAGTTAAACCTCCTCCAGATACGCAACTACCTTTAATGGCATCACAACCACAGTTGTGACAACCCCATTTTAGGTATTCGTCATAAAGTATTGATAACATTATTTATTGAGTTTAAATTCCACTTCTTTTAGAACAACATACATTTTACCATCCTCTTTCTGTTCAACACAATTATTAGCTTGTAAAAAATTAATTATGAAGTCCATAGGAATGTGGTAATTGTCAGTTACAAGCATACTGCCATCAATATGATAGCGTTCTTTTCTCTCTAATCTAGTGGGATTACCATTTATAGTAATCTCACCAGAACATTCATTATCCTTATCTGGTTTAATTCCCTTTATGTAAATAGAATAACCAGCTTCAGCTAAATAAACTTGTTGTATTACACTCATAGTTTTGGAACATCAGAACGATTATCATGATAACCTTCGTCCCCAACAAGTTGAGCCAGACAACCATGCATATAAGGAACAAGCTCAGGTTTCTCCTTATAACACCTGTATAGCATCCAACTCATACTCATGGAATTTCCACTATGTCCTTTGTCGTAGTACGGAAGTTTGTCTTTGATAGCCTCAATCAGCTCAAATAAGCTAGGATATTTCTCATAGAAGGCTTTACATTCCTCCAGACTCATTTCTTTGAAAAACTCAGAAAATGATAGAGCTTGCTTTATACAAGCCATTTCATAATCGAATAGGTCATTTTCTTCAAATGTACCATTACCAGCTTCAATGAATAAACGATTGAAACGTTCAATTCTCTCCTGAAATTCTTTCGGAAGAGATTCCTTCGTAAGATTCTTGAAATCCATAATCTAATTTTAATTGTTAAAAATAACTTAGTAGCGGGAGTCGGATTCGAACCGACGACCTTCAGGTTATGAGCCTGACTAGCTACCTCTGCTATCATCCCGCGATATTACAAATGCTTTTTAATTAGTTTACAATGATTATACTCTCCTCCCCATCTAATAGGAAACTCTTTTTCCTTAGCCTCTTTATACTTCTCTGCCTGTTTCTTGTCTAAAAAGATTTGGCAATCAGTTTCATAATTTTGAGGAGCATTAGCTGGGTGATAATTTACTACAACTACATATACTTTCATAATTTTTTAAATAAAGTTTGTGGACACGCAGGGACTCGAACCCTATCTTCCGGTGTGCAAAACCAGCGCTCTAGCCATTTGAGCTAACGGCCCATTTTTGGGATTTTCTTTTTAATTGGTGACATACCCATAAATTTCCACTGTTAAGATTCCACAACTTAACAACACCAGATAAGTTTTTTTGTTTGAATCATGTTCTAGTAGCATAAGTCCGCAACCATGCTACTCTCTCAGTTCATCGACTATCGTGTCAGAAAAGGTCTCTATGATTCCGCAGGGACTGGCTTTAACTTAAACCCCGAATGGATTTTTACCTTGCCAGGTCAGGATATTATTACGTTTCTAGCACTCTGAATTGATTTAGCCTGTTTAATCTTATAATCACGAACTACTTCTTTCATATAAGAGTTAAATTCCTTCATGTCTTTCCATGAAATCTCATTAGCTAGTTTTGGAGTTTGAAACATTTTGTACTTTTCTAATAGGTCTTTCATTTCTCTCTTTAGTTTTCAAAGCATTTTCACACGCTTGTTTCTTCATTACATATGGACAATCACAATTTCCACTGTAGTACCAACAACAATAATCACACTGATGCATAATCTAATATAAGGTCAATAGCTGGGGCACATGGACTCGAACCATGATTCTTTGATTAACAGTCAAAAGTTCTGACCTTTGAACTATACCCCAATAGTTAATTTTCTCCACGGGTGTAGATAAGTACCCCTTTGGTACTTACCTTTTAGTAGTATCTTTACTCTAGACCTCTATAAGGAGGCGGAATAGTTCCAGAAACTAACCATGTATAGCTCTTAGAACTCTGTTCAAAATACCACTTAGCAGCTTTCTTCACAACATTAATTACTTTCTTCATAACATCAAAGTTTAAAATTGTTAATAATTAATCTAATTCAGAGCCACAAAAGGAGTTTAGTTGCGGAGGTAGGATTCGAACCGTTTATGACGATTTCTAGGTTATGAGCCTAGCGAGATGACCACTTCTCTACTCCACGATATTGGTAACTACTTTACATCCGCTACCCAGGGATGCCTCTATCACCAGTGAGGCACGGACTATTCTAACCGTTGTGCTATACCTACAAATGTGCAGGTAGAGAGACTCGAACTCTCCCCTCCAGATTGGAAGTCTGGCGTGCTCAATCCATTAACACCACACCTGCATAATGGAGAGTTTTACGATACTCTCCTAAACGAATTACTCAGATAACAGCTCCTGCATATCAATCTCGCCAGCTACCTTAGTAATAGCGATTTTGAACGGATTCCCCTTGATTTTGTCAAACAAGTGAGCATCACGAGTTTCTTTCACCTCGTCAGGGACGTTAAATTTCTTCTTGCCTTTCTCTATGGTTTTCCATGTAACCACCTCGCAGCGAGTTATCTCGTAAACGCTGTCGTTTCGGTCAACGTAAACCTTGAAAAAGTTCTTTTTGTAGTTGAACTTCTCAACCCTTTTGAAATTCTTGGGATGAGCGTGAAACTTCAAGTCGCATTTTCCATTAGCTAAGAAAATCAATTCTGCCATAATAATACTCCGCATAGTCGGAGATTCAAAGTTAAACTATGTTAATTCCAGTCTTTCGTCTGGCACTCCACCTCGTTTTAACCAATAGCTACTATTATTCACTATTTGAGCTAAGCTCTAAACTGGGATAAAGGTATTAGTCTATGTAAATAAACGGTTTTCCAAATTCTTCCATGAAGGACTCAAACCATCCCTCCATTTCTTCGTCACTATCAAAATAGATAGATTCATCATGTCTTTTAGAGAACTCTAAAATGATATGAGGTTTCTGATATACTATTCCATCCTTGTAGAAGGATGTTCTCTTACTAATTGATTCGAGCATCCCTTTCTCAGAGTAAGTCCCAAAGCATGGGTCTAGAAGATACCAATAATCAATATGCCTTTTCCAGAATAAAAATTTGGTATCCGCTATTCTATGCTTCCATTCTGGATGTTTTCTAGTTTTAAAAACTAGTATCCTCTTTATTAAATTTCCATTAATATATTTATCCATAATTAATCCCAATATTCTGGACAATCATCTGTCGTTAATAATCCTTTCTCGCATAGACCTCCATCATAGAATATACATGATGAGCATGAAAGATTGTCCCTGGACTCATATTCCTGAATACCTTCTTGAATATCTCTTTTTGCTTTATATCTATCCTTTCTATTCTCTTTCTTGTATTCATATTGCATCATTCTGCTTCTATAAGGAGAAGTACAATTCTTAAGCATCTTTGCGTATTTAGAACTATCAAGGAAATCCGTAATTGACTCACAGACCTTCAACGCCTTATTCCTTATTATAGGAACATTATACCTTACATTGGCTTTAATCCCGGCAACAGGTACGTAAAATTTGCCGCAAGCGTTGTAAACCTTTTTAGCTCTCGAAATCCACTTTCTTTTAGAAAGTTCTCTTCTCAATTCTCTATCCATAAGCAATAAGATTAGTGTAGAATCTAGAGTGGGATTCGAACCCACGAAACACGGTTTTGCAGACCGTTCCCTTAGACCGCTCGGGCATCTAGACATAAAGGGGAGACTAGCTCCCCAAGTTTTATAGTACCAAAGAGTTGTAAGTACCTCTACGATACAGAGACGGTTTACTATTTGGATCTTTAACCCAGTAGTAGTTAACCTCATTATTTTCCTTAGTAACTACGATTCCCAACTTTTTGTCAATCGCAATGATTTCCTCATCATAGAAGTCGTCTCCAACTGACAGATTTGCGAACTTAATATCCGAGGATACATAGAAATATGACAGACTGTGGAAATTGTGGCGACGATATTCATAATACTCGTTAAGAGCTTTTCTTTCCTCAACAGTGCAGTTATCCTCATCGTCTACAATAGGCTTCGGTATCGGATTGTTGAATCTCTCAACAGCTTTAGAGAACTCCTCAATAGAGAATTTACTCTTATCGGCAGAAGAAATCTCATAAGCATATGCATAACCTCTGACGCAGGAATAGTCATACTCATTAGTTACTACATTGAAGAAGCTCTTAGCTCTTCTCAATCCTTCTATACCGTGAATATTGACCTCATTAACTATAGTTTTGAGAATATCAATAGTAGATATAGTCAAAGAATCAATGAAATCAAGCAAATCTTGACGAGCTTCCGGCACTTGAAGTGCGTCGTCCAGATATTCGTTCACAACCTTCAAATCCAAGTTGCCAAATTCCTTGACATAACGGATTCTAGACGGACGTCCTACCATATTCTCATTGATGGTCATAGCATTAGTAGTAAGCAGGAAAACCCTGCGATACTTAGAGTTGTAAACACCGTCCATGATTTGCAAGATAGTAGAATCCGATTCACTGAAATTCTTTTCAAATTCATCCAAGAACAGAATGCAATCTCCTTCAATACCAGAAAGGAACTCAATCATAGATTGATTATGGTCTCCCATATCCTTTACGATAATGATGGGCAGATTTAGCTTGTTAGCCAGTTCCTTAGCAGTAACAGTCTTTCCAGTGCCCTTTGTACCAGTAAGCATAATTCCGAGATTGCCTTCTGTAGCGTGATACGTCTTAATTACATGGTCAATAAACTCGTTCTGCAAACCATACATTTTGTACGGGAATACAAACTTATCCGCATATCTGTCTAGGTGATAACCTGTCATTGTCAGACAAATACTGTAGATTCCAACTGGGAGAGACTGCTCAACGCTATAGCCTGAGCTTACCTGGGTATATGTAGACCCAGAACACATCCAAACTTTGTTCATTTTTTCTTTTTCTAAGTTACTTAAAACAGATGCCTGTTTGAGACATCCTACTAATTGATTAGCTATAGAATCTATAGCTTCTTTGTTATCAGTTTCCTCTGAGAGTCTTTTTACAAACCACTCTTTAGAACGGGCAACTATTTGCTCATCAGTCTCATTTTCAGAGATTGTTTCAGCAAATTCATGGTAGATACTAGTCAGCTTACCTTCTAATTCTTCTACGGTCATTAGTAATCCTCCTCGTTATGTTCATTAGTTATGAGAGAACGAGCCTTTTCCATACCAGATTCGTAAGCCTCTGTAACAAACACTATGGCAGTTTTTAGGTCCATTCCCAAGTGAGGGTTATGTACTTCTCTATGAGAATTAGCGCATAGAAGTTGACATTTATCTGCTTCCTCTTTAAGCCTTTCTAGACTTGTATTAGATAAATGTCTCATATCTAACTGAAACTCTTTCTCATCTGGATTGATATGGTGAAATTCTAGAACAGCTATGTTTCTATCATAGCCGCATAGTTCACATTTACCACCACGAGATTTTATTAGCTCTAATTTGCGCTTTAAACCTCTTAACTTTTGTGTATTATAATCATTGTAATTCATATACAAATATATATGAAAATAATCATAATACCAAATGTTTTGGTGCAAAATTAAAAATTCAATCCAGAAGTTGTAGGGACGGTGGGGTTTGAACCCACGTGCGACCAACTACCCTTTCTACAAGGTATAAGCTTGAGGGGATACGTCCCTATCTGACTCATAATTAGTTGCTCTGACCTGGCTGAGCTATAGGTCCGATTTAGTCTCACTATCGTAGGACTATAAGCTCCCAACGTCCGACTGGCTACGGAAGGTTATTTACCGGTCTAATAACCTATTCTACTGTTAGTTCCTGTTCGCAGACATATTCAACTAGCAATTCATCATTACCAAATACCATAATCTGCAATACCACAATTTCCGGCCCATCCTTACTTAGTCTTGGTCTACTAGAGAATGCGTATTCTGACATAGAAGACCTAGAATGAAACCTTACGAATTTACTTCTAGGATGAGACCTCTGGATTATTCCGCTACTGGGAGTATTTAGAGATACTTTACTAGTTATCTCCCCAATATTGAAAGAAGTTACGTTAAGCATAAGCACTTATTGATTGACATTTAAATATTATAGTTTTACCGATAATATCATCAGGCTTTATGTTAAACTTAGCAAACTCCTCAACCAGCTCATTCATATCTTCTACAGAATACGTTTCTCCAATAACTCTCATATTATCTAGAGAAGTTTGGAAATTCTTTAGTAGTTCTGTAAGTAAACAGCTATTAATTATCACTTTCATTTTACTATGATTTGCTCTTCAGGTTTTAACTTAGCTGGAGCATCAGAGTGTAATTTACCACATCTTACACACCAACAAACTCCAAATGAATTTTCTCTCACTTTACATCTGCCTTTCTCACAGATTTTAACTACTTTTCTGTAATTCTCCTTATCCATAATTATATAATTTAGAAATACAGCCTTACTACCCCTATGTTCCTAGTTATTCTTTAGCTAGCTTTAGATTATTACTAGGTAATACCGCAACGGATTTATTCAGCTGACTTTACCGCCTCTTGGTATGCAAGGCTAGGTCTCCCTAGCGAAGCTGTATTTAGTTGGGCTACCAGGACTCGAACCTGGACTCTCAGAACCAAAATCTGATGTGACTACCATTACACCATAGCCCAGTTTAACTTAACTATTCTCTCGAACCGTTAAGCCCATATTTACCATGAAAAACACACAATGCGTGGGACGAGGCAGGATCGAACTGCCGCTATCGTCCTGGATTTTCAGTCCAGCGCTCTACCTACTGAGCTATCGTCCCATGTAATTAGATACTCAAATCTAATACTTTTTTGTTCCACCAGTTAGTTAAATCTTGTAAAGAAAACTTAAATTCTTCCTCAAATTTTTCTACCGGAACAGTTTCATCTCCTAATTCTATTGCCCATCTCCAGCAAGCTTCTGTTTCAGCTACGTCAATAGGCTCTTCCATTAACCAAGTATCATCCATAAGCATATCAAGAAATGACTTATGAAGAGACTTAAAGATTTCAATTCTTTCTTCCATAACAAATTTTATTAAGCGGAGGCAGCTGGATTCGAACCAGCGGGACCCGAAGGCCCTCCGTCTTAGCAGGACGGTGGTTTAAGCCACTCACCCATACCTCCAAATTGCGAAGGGGCTTTTGTTATACTTTACTATTGAAATTGTAAAGCCCCTTCGCTGTGAATTACTTCACTTCTTCAAACTCAGTTGTTTCAGCTTTCTTCTCCTCCAACTCTTTCTTGCCGAGAACACTTTTCAGTGTATCAGCGAAAGGTATAGAGCGAAGCAAGTCGAACGCAGGATTCAAGTTCTCAGCAGTTTTAGCCATGAAGTTACCAGCGGTATTCTCGTTACCATAAACAGTAACCTGTCCAAGGTGAACGTGTTCAAACATCTGAGCAGATGCTTCTGCAATACCTGTCAACTGGTCAACTGTCTTGTACTGAACCACCATTTCAGGAGTCAAGCCAGATTCAATCATCTTCTGGACTGCCAGAGCAGGAGCCATTTCAATAGCCTGGACTTTATCAGCCTCAGCCATCAAAGATGCTCTCTTACCCTCAGCTTCAGCAAGCAGTTTCTTTCTTGTACCTTCAGCTTCGGCTTCTAGCTGCAACTTTGTAGCATTCGCTTTAGCTTCTGCTTCTTTCAGAATTTCAGCAGCCTTAGCTTCTGCTTCAAGTACAGCTTTCTGCTTAACAGCTTCTGCCTCAATCGTAATACGTTCCTTTTCTTTTTGGGCAGGAACAATCGTCTCAGCATGAAGCTTAGCTTCCATAGCCAATGCAGCTGCTTCGTTTACTTCCAGTTGCTTTTCTTGCTTAGTTTTCTCGATAGTCATTTGAGCTTCTACCTTAGAAGTTCCTGCTACCTTTTCAGCTTCAGCCTTAGCTTTCTCGGCCTCTCCCTTAGCTTTAGAGACTTCAATTGTGGCATTTTGTTCTGCCACTCCTGCAATCTTATCAGCTTCAGCTGCCTTTACACGCTTGTCTGACTCATACTTAGCAACTGCAGCTTCCTGTTCGTTAATTGCCTTTTGCGTCTCAGCTTCCTGTTTTTGTTTAGCCTGAGCAATACGAGTTTGTTTCTCTGCTTCTGCTTCTGCTTTCTTAGAGTCAGCTTCTGCTTTAGCCTTAGCTACATTAGCCTCAGCCAGTGATTCAGACTCTGCTCTGTTAGAATCGGCTTCTGCTTGAGCTTTAGCTATAGCTGAAATTTTCTCAGCTTCTGCTTTAGCTTTCTCTGATTCCGCTGCAGTATTAGCTTTAGCAATATTGGCAGCTTGTTCAGCTTTCTGATTAGCAATACCTGATTGCTTATTCTTCTCAGCTTCTGCAAGTTTGATTTCCTTCTCCTGGTTAATCTCTGCCACACGAACCTCTTGCTCTTGTCTAGTCTGAGCAACAGTAGTTTCACGCTCTTTCTCAGCGTCTGCTACAGCAATTTCACGTTGCTTGTTGGTTTCTGCAATCTGAATATCTCCTTTCTTTTTCTCTTCTGCAATGTCAGCCTGTGCCTGAGCAAGAGCTTTAGTTGCAGCTTTCTGACCTAGATTCTTGATATAGTTTGCATCATCCGAAATATCGGCATTGTTAATGTTGATAATACTGAAACCTACCTTATTCAACTCGGTCTCAATATTCTCCTTAGCTTTGCCGATAAACTTGATTCTGTCAGCGTTAATTTCCTCAATCGTCATCGTAGCCATCAAGCTTCTCACTTCACCAATGAGAATATCCTTGATTTGGTCTGAGATTTCAGAAGTTTTAGCTGTTAAGAATCTACTTGCAGCGTTTTGCATTAATGTTTGAGTAGTTCCAATACCAGTGGTCAATGTTACAGGAATAGTTACCTTAATCATTTGACTGGAAACACCAGTAACATTTACTTGAATTTGGATAGGTTTCAAGGACATTTTAGCCCAGTCTTGGATTACTGGCATTACGAATGTACCTCCACCATGAATGATTTTGGACGGCAGAATAACTTCCTCCGACTTTCCAGTCTTCTCGTTAACTACCTTCTTCTTACCAGCCTTACCAAACACAACCAAGATTTCATCACTGGCACACTTACGATACCGTGACAAAAGTCCAATAAAGGTTAAGACTACTAGCAATACAATAACACCTGCTACAATAAGAGTTTCTGTTGTCATCTTTTAAAAATTCTTTTTTTAGTTAAAATAATACTTTCCATTCTCAAATTTAGAAATTACCACACGAGTACCAACCATATATCCCATTTTTGGGACTTCTGGATAGGCTACAATTTCCTCAGAACCTCCATTTACTTCAATAGTAATGAAGAAATGGTTTTCACAAGGAACTGTGATAATTCCAACCCTTCCAATCAAGGCTTCACCCTCTTCTGGAATGACTTGATGCTGGAGTTTTAAACAGAGTTTATATAAGTAGTAAAGTATAACCACGAAAAGAATACCGCATACTAATGCGATTAGATAATCATACCATTCTACAGAATGGGATACGGATTGCTTAACACAAAGCCATCCACTAGCTCCCATTATAAAATGGATTAATCCCTTAAATGAGACAATATCACTCACGTTCATATCTAGTTCTCCATCTAAATCAACATCTAAGTCAGTGTCTCCACCAAACCAAGATAAAATGAATTGAACTAGAAAAATGCCATACGAAATGGCTGCTAAGAGATAATAAGTTTCGCTCATTGTAATTTACATAACCCTCCTTGAGCCGTATTATGAAGTACGTAATACACTCTCCCAGGAACGGAGACTCTATAGACATTCATGTGACTATTAGGGTCGGTATATACCTTTATAACCGAAAAATGATTTCGGTCTTCCCTAGAAGTAAACGAACAACAGACTGCCGTAACTATTGCTACAACAGCCATCATACAAATTAATCTAATTCTCTTCATAAGTTTTTAGTTATTGATATTTGCATAGGATAAAAGGGTCGAACTCTTACTTTCAGTTTTGGAGACTGACGTGCTAACCATTAACACTAATCCTATAGATTGAGGAGGCAGTGGGACTCCAACCCACACATCGCTGTTACACGATTACTGGCAGTTTTCAAGACTGCTGCCTTAGCAATTAGGCTTATACCTCCATTATAATGAAACCTTATATTTATCCCAATCACTGGTTAATGTCAAGGCTCCTTTAACATTTATTTCACTTGAGGGAATCTCATACATGTCCCCAGTTATAACTACTACAAATACTACATCACAAGTAGAATTATCAAAATGTCTAATCTTAGAATCTCCAGATGAACCTCCGCAATTCTTCAACAAGACTTCATAATTTCCACTCTTTACCTAATGTTGAGTAGTTTTAACTGATACTCTCTTCAAACCCTCTTTATCTACTACAATGTCATATTTCTATGTATCATTCAAGGGAATTAGGACCGGAATGCAATGAGCAGTATAGTATGCTATAGCTCTTCCTAGTCCTAAATTTCCTTGATGAGATTTATACTAACTTTCCCAAGCGTTCATTTTTACAAAATTTGTATTAGATTTTCATCTTTACGATTACATTAAACCTGACTCTGCCACCCTTCCAAAAGCTAGTCTTATGACTAGCTAAGAATCATACCAAGAAGCAATAATACACAGAATATAGCTAGAATACACCAGCCTATAGCCTGGATTGCTCCTCAGCCAAATATACAAATCATTGAAGATATAAAGAATACAGCTCCTCCTACCACACTTGTCCAACCTCCAGCATCTTCATCGTTTTTGGATAGTTTTCCTCTACCAGTTAGTAGCATAAATACTGATATTCCTAATAGTATGGTGCCTACTACAATTCCAGCTATCTCCTTATAGAGAAGTTTCCATACTACGATAGTTATTGCTGTTTGTCCCAAATTAGAGTCTGCTATTCTGATGGCGGAATCTTCAACTGCTTTAAGAGTTTCATTAACAGCCACGCCTATTTCCTTACCAAGGTTAGCATACTCAGAAACTTCCTTGATTTCACCCTTTATAGCTTTCTCTGTTGTTATCTTCTCAATTTGAGTTCTAGTATCACTAGGCAACTTATCATAGTCTTCTTGTGATATAGTTATCTGAGAAAAAGCTGCTACGCTCATCCAGAGCATAGCAAGCATAATTACAAGGAACTTTTTCATTAGTCAAGCCATTCAAATTCTTCACCCTTGAAATGTCTTGCAAAACAAGCATCGAACACTAGCTTTCCAAACTGGGTTGATACGTATTTGGCAATCTCTTCAGATTTGCACGCAAGCATCCCGACACTGGAATCGGCAAAGCCGACGCCAAAGTTAGAACTGAAACAGCCGAGACCCGCACAGCCGCCACTATTCGCGCGGCTGCCCACCAACGCGAATTTCTCGCCCTGATAACGGAAGTGACCAATGACTTCTGCATCCTTCGGAACTGATTTCATTCTAAAGAAGCGAACCCAGGGATACCATATAGTACCAGTTAACAGATTGAACTTGTGACCTTCATTTAGCGCATCCAAGACTGTCTGCAACTTAGCTAGAGAATTTACAGATCTATTGTAGTAAATAGTATCTCTAGTAACACACCCTAGATAGTTTACAGCATCCTCATAGGTTCTTATCCGTCCCATAATGTTTTCTGGAACGATTTCAACATTGCCAGTTTCGGCATTATAGATGGGTTTATAACCATCTGGACATTCAATTTCAATTGTCTTTTTCATTCGTTATAATATTTAATAAAACATGATTAGGGTGTTATAGCGGACTCGAACCGCTGACCTCTACAGCCACAATGTAGCGTTCTGCCAACTGAACTAATAACACCATCAAATTATTCGAATAGCGGCAGCAACTTCTTTCCTAGTATCTTCACCGCTTTCTGTACATCAGCTACAGTTCTAAAATAAACAACACCTGGATATTTTACGTTTTGATGCATAACGACGTACACTCCTTTTATATCAGTTTCCGTCTTTCCAGATAGAGAAGAACCCCTTCCAAGAAAATAGCCAGTATTACCTTCTGTTTTGATCCATCCTTTATTTAGATAGTTAGCAACTATTTGTAAACTAGCTAGAGAACTGAGTTGTTCTGTCATGCTTGGAGGACATACTAATGTATTCCAAAAACCATAATCTTCTTCAGACTCTACTATCTCTTTAAAGGAAGGAATTAGCATTTCCTCACTAAATGCAGTAAGAGCTAATTTCTTCAAGTCTTCATTACCGCTTTCATACCATTCGCGTGCCTGCTCTAAAGTTACCTCAAGATAGGCTTTTGTCTTAATTCTATTCATTTTTGTTTATTAGTTTTTAATGGACACCAATCCGGAATTAATACCCTTTCGTAAGGTCTTAACATTCCTTCAATTAGTTTATTCTCAGACTCCTTACAGAGCGCTTTCTCGTCGTCATCATTGAACCAGTCATTAGGATCTGGGTCAGGAACAATTAAGCAGTGCGGACATTCTCTACACTGCTTAATTTCTTTTTGAAATACTACACTAGTACCAGATTTCTGGTAAGTATCCTTCTCCGTACTCATAATTTGTCATTTTGTAATTTCTTTAAATTCGTTTATAACTGTTTTTATAAATGGTTTAATATCAAATAATAGTATTACAATAACAAATATAGTATTTATTACTGGTAATGCCATTATTGCGAGTCTTCTAACTGTAACAAATCGTTCATTTACTGCCATATAAAGGCCAACTATGTACGTGCTTATTACGTATATAAATGCTGAATATACAAATATCATCATAATATATTGAAATTAGTGTGGGATTGGGAGGACTCGAACCTCCAGTCTCAAAAGAGAGCAGATTTACAGTCTGCGCGGCTACCAATTACCGGTTACAATCCCGAATCGACCTAGTAGAGAACCCTGGTTTCCTCATTTAAATATGACTAACCTATATGCAGTGGGTATACATATTTCTAAAATCCATATCCTAGGTCTCGCTAATAGGGTTTTATTCATAGATAGATTGATAATAATCTATCCAATAGTCTGCCTGCATATCTTCGAAGATTTCTTTGAGTTCTTCATCAGATAGCCCTTCATATTTGTCTTCCATTATATCTTTCTCCTATTAAATAGTCTAAAATATTCGTCAGAATATACGCTGCATAAGTCCTTACACTTTTTTGGCATAGGATAATCAAAGTCATCAAATGCAGACTCTTTAATAAATCCATCATGTAGAGCCATATTTGCTGTGGTAACAGCAATATTACAATTACGCTCCTTTCCCCAGTCAACAATGTTACTCATAACACTATTAAAGTATTCTGTATCATTATCTACTTGGAGATAGATTTCCACTCTGCAAATTGCAGGATTTTTGAATCCTTGTCTACCTTGTCTAAGAGTTATCTTAGATACGAAATTCAAGTCTAGCAAATCTGCTATTCTATCCTTAGCTACAATTCTAGAAATTCTTATCATCTTTTGGTAAGTTATTTTACATAATTGTGGGATAGGTAGGATTCGAACCTACTAAGCCTAAAGGCAACGGATTTACAGTCCGTCCCAACTCTCCATCGTTGGCGCTATCCCATAAAGCAATTAACAGATTTGTTCTAATTAACATAGCTACTACAATTCTTCCTCTTGGCACCCCAAGTCCTCTAGTAGCTAATAGCCGCACTAGTGCGTGGTAACAATTTTAAGGGAACTCACCTCTGTTAATTGGAGTAATCAGGGATTCATCTAAAAGGCACCCTACAGTCCTAATTGCTGTACTAATAGTGAATGTTGATTACTTCTTGTCTGGATAGCAGGACTCGAACCTGCGGTCTCTACATCCCAAATGTAGCATCTTACCAACTCGACTATACCCAGATGCAAACACGTGTTTCACAACAAATGTTTACTAGCGGAATAAAAGAAAAAGACTTCCCTATTAATAGGGAATTATTTCTCTATCTTAGAGAAAGTATAATTTAATCTTTCTATAGATATGATGCAATCTTTTGCAAAGTTTATACCTTTTGTCTAATTATTAGCTGGAGGTTCCTCCCTAATAGTAATAGAATTTCTATTAGCAACATCACATTCTGGAAATATATAGATGTTATGAAGGTCGCAACATATCATAATATCTATTTCATCCTCGTTGTATTTGTGAACGGTCCCTTTGTTATAATTATTACTTGTTAAACTAAAGTTCAACGAGTTATTTACAGTTTTACTCGCAGTAGTTTTCACCTAAGTTCTGTAAAACTTGTTATTATAATATATAACAAAATCAAATGGTAGATTGTCAGACATTGGTAATAAAATATCTAATCCATATTTTGATAATTCACCAATGGCTATACGCTCTCCTATTTCTCCGAGCTACTTTTTGTTTCTTAATTCGTCTACATTTATCATAGCTTAATTATTTAAAGTTGGTTCTCCCTAAGAGAGTCGAACTCTTGTCTTTCGATTAAAAGTCGAAAGCTCTACCGTTGAGCTAAGGGAGAATAATAGTCTTTCCTTCCAGATTCGAACTGGAATTATCTGTTTAGAAGACAGAGGTTCTATCCATTGAACTAAGGAAAGGATAACTAAGAGTTTGCCTACTATTATATAGTATAATCTAGATTTCTCTTAGTTAAGAATTGTTAAATCTTCTCTTCAGAGATTAGTGCGTTCCCACAAGTAATTCGGTCAGAATCTTCCTCCTTAGATGGAACAAACACTATAACATCCCAACCTTCTTTCAATAAAGGTTGTTCAAAGCGACGATAAACGTCATAATCAGAGTATCCAGTTACCTGGAAACCATTCTCTATAGCAGAAGCTGTTTCATGTATAGGAGTGATTTTAACAATAAATTTCTCCCTATCAAATAGCTTTGACAATTCCTTCGCATCGAGAATAGTTTGTGAGGTTACTGGAAAGTTTAGAGTATACTTTCTGCCTACCGGCATTGGTAACTCGTCAGCCAACCGAGAAATTTGTGCTAGTGACAAACTCTTAGAGTCAAACAGCTCATTTCTCTGTTCATCGTCTGTAGAATTGATTGAAAACTGCAAGCCTGCTTCTCCATTGTAGAACTCATTTTTTATGCTACACCAAACCTGTAAGAAGTTTCCAAGCTTATTATTTGCTTTCGGAAGCATCGTGGAAACTACTGGATGAACAGTTTTAGCTATTAACCCTGCAGACTTAACCATACCTCTGAGAGCAAGTCCAAATGCTAATACATTATCATTCCATGTTGGTTCTCCCATTCTAGCAAAGTGTACATTAAACCTGTCTGTTTCTCTGACACTTTCGCCTTCTATAATAGTTCGGATTTGTCTATCCATATCTTCTATAGAAGCATTTCCATAGAATCCAAACTTGGGAACATCACAGAATTTACAATGCATAGGACAACCTTTCTGGGTAGAAATGGTTGCAACCCACTTCTTACTAAGGTCAACTTCAGTATTAGCTACTCCATTAATCTCCTTAGTTAATCCTAGGAAATTAGCTTTGATATTGTTCTCCTTTCCATAGTCTCCTACAGTTAAGAACTCTAGTCTATGTTCTGTATCAACATAGATTTTTCCTGTATGGGTTAATACTGTTTTCATTCGTCTTCAATCATTTTCCACATGATGATTAATATTATAAATACAACGATGTATGTCATACAATCCTCCAATCTGGTCTATTTCTAGTTATACGAAATTTGTTAGCCTCAGACCAGCTTGAGAAGGCCCTAACGACCTTCCCATAACTGTCTAACAGATAATATTTCATAGCGAACTAGTTCTCCATTTATTTGTACTGTAATCAATACTATCTCTCCTACGATAATCATAGTTTCTACCACAATTATCTCACCGTTTATTTCGGTAATTCTTCTCATCATTGCCATAAGTCAAATACTTTTTTGGTTAGCGGATAGTTTCCTCTCCATTTTGTTGCATACTTAAAAATCGTAGACTGTCCTGTCTTACGCCAGATAGATCGAAATAGCGGGAATAAAATCGCCATAACGACAAGTCCAAATACTAGAACAATGAAAGTTAAACCTTTCAGTATATGTTCTAATAACCAAACGGGTAAAGTAATGCCCCATCTAACAATTGCTAATAAATCTTCCATATTAGTTCTCAACTATCAGAGTGTTATGGATTCTCAATTCCTCTTCCGAAATCGGAATTAATTCTCCAAATACTCTTATGTATTTTTGTTCTTTGATTACTAATGATGTGGTAATTTCAGTGATTACCTCGATGTTAGCATTGTGCCATCTCTTTAAATACTGAGAATGTATTCTTCTAGACAATTCGTAGTTGTCTGAAGATGCTATTCTCGCAGCTTTGAATCTTTTTCTCATGGTTTTCTTTTTAATTCGTTAAATCTTTTTCTTGCTAATTTTCCATTCACAAATGTTTCTGTAACTGTTCTGATGCCTTCTATGTGAATGGTATACTCGAAGGCGTGGGTTCCAGTGAGAGTTATCACTCTTCCCCATGAATCTGTAAATCTTGCGCGAACAGTTGAATCGCAGTGTAATCTGTTGAATTTTCTCATTTTCTTTTTCTTTTAATCCTGACTACCTATTTCTAGGTAGTTTCGTCTTAATTTTCAAAGACTCATCAGAGGATCTTCATATAAACCCAATTTATACAATTGCATTATTTCTTCATCTTTACTTTTAGGGTCTAATATAGAAAGACCTTTTCTTATTTTTTCTAATCTTTCTAAATTGTTTTTCCTTGATAAATCGTTCATGCATGTAACTGCACTGAATCCGTAGTCTGTTTCAGTCATTATAAATAGTCCTGTATCTGTGACAACTGTAGAATCAAATATTTTTCCTAAGCAAAAATCTTTGCAGATATTCCTTAGTATATTATCTAGTCCTACAATTTTAAACCTCTCGTTATACCTATCTAAAAAATGACGTGTAAACTCCAGTACTGTAGTATCAGTAGAATAAGCATATATTCTTTTGCCACATTTAGTAAATACCGTATAATTTAAACTATTTCTACTTAGACATTTCCATACTAAATAATATCTGTTATTTCCAACTTTCATCTGAGTTATTTCTCCAAAGTGTGGAAAAGTCATTTGATTTTTCATTTTCAACAGTATTCGCCTTTTCTTTACGGCCATTCTTTCTGCAATTTTATCTATTGAGTCTATATCGCGGTTAAATTCCCTGACAATATCTTTACCTGTCATCGTATCTACAATCATAAATTACTATCCATTAAATTATTAAAAGTGCTGTTTTACTTCTAAGCCAGCAAAGGACTTCCAATTCTCAGTTTAATTCGTATCCAAATTTTCTAAAAGCTTCTACTACTAGAGTCAATGTATGCTTTCCTACATTTCTAACTCTTAGTATATCTCTCTTTGAATACTGTTTAACGAAAGTACTTAGAGTTATGGTTACGTCATTAGTAACAGACCTTAAAGCATTATTTGCCCTAACATCTAACTCTTCAAATAGAACGTAGATAGGAACATCTATTTGCTCCTTCTTAATTTTCTCTGTCTCGTAGATTACTCCTAGAGAATCTAACACTTTCTTATAGAGCTTAGATTCTTCTGCATTGATAGACTGTTCTTTAATCTTGATAATTTCCATGATAAATATTTTTATTAATTATTACTAGAACTATTAGTTTTAGCTTGAATAGCTTACTTATCTCCTAAACCACGTAAAGGTTGTTCTTATCTTAGGAGTAGAGGCACCGCTGTGCCTCACAATTGTCTCAGAACTTTCCTGTGCCTATAGCCAAATGGCTATTTTCGATTATATAGTGTATAATCTCACAATACTTTGCCTTATCTCTCGATAAGACATCTCTCCAGTATCAAGGAGCATACTGTTTGGTATAAGAGATGCTCTGCATTAGTCTCTGGGCGTACCCATTATAGTCCTTAACAGCAAATAGAGCCTACAAGTAGTCATTGAATACCAAGTTCCCTACTCTGGACTTGAACCAGAATCTTCTCCTTTAGAGGGAGATATACTGACTTGTACTAGTAGGGAAATACTCCACCTATGCTATCTAGAATAAGGTGGAGAGTTATTTAGATAGTTTCCTACGCTATCTACGTTACTAACGTTCACTAAGAATATAGGTAGCTAATCCATATTCTTGCGACTGAGTTCGAGGTAGGAAATATACCCTTATGAGGTATCCTCTTATCAGCTAGCCTTATTAATCTAGCGGCTTATACTAGGCAACTTCTAATACAATTGCATAACATATAAAAATATGACATACATGGTCTACTGGTATGTCAGCAGTACTTTCATATATTGCTATAAGTGACCAATCTTATAGCTCAATCCTCTTGTAATAGTGTTTAAGTTTGCGAATATACACATTACAATCATAGCAGTTATTTTCGGATATTGGGCTATCTGCGTAACCCCGCTTTTTGTTGCCTTTTATAGGCTAATGTTAGAGTAAATAATCATTGTAGTATGAGTTATAAAACTCGTCCTACTGGCGATTTTTTGAAAACTGGAAAAAGTAGGAAAATCTGCCTTTGAGTTTGTGGAACATTCTTCTCCTTACTCTCCATATTTTCACGTGAAACATACACGATTTTACTAGAAATGATAGTCTTTCCTATCAGCCAGATATAAAAACTAAAACTACTACAAAAGTTAACTCGGTTTTGATTTTTTTGTTTTGTTGTTGATTTCTCCGTTGACCAATGATGGAGTTCATATGGGCATTTTATTTATACTCGTAATACCTTAGAGTTGCACGTTTGACTTATTTTAAATCTCGTTGTGCGCTGAGATTGACTCTAAAATTCGGTCACACTCTCACTTATTTATACACGAGAGAGTCGTGTTAATCTACAAAGACAATTCTTATTACTTTTGGGATGTCTTCTTCTGACTTTTGATAAGTCATAATCCATGCTTCAGAAGTTTTACAATAAACTCTGTCCGCCTTGAGATTTAACTTTTCTCCAGTCTTTGGGTCATAGATTATTCCCCAGCTATACAAACACTTTTTCGTTCTGAACTTTTTTCTCGTGTCCATAACTACAAAGATTATTTGTATATAAAAGAAAGGGGATTTCTCCCCAATCTTTTACTCGTAATCCTCAACCTCGAGTTTGTAAGTTCTCTTGGTGTAAGCCGGAACTCCTCCGTGTGCCTCGATGTCTTCAGAGGTGATGCTCTTTACCACAAATGTTACTTTATGGTCAATGCACCAAACAAGGAAATTTGCATTTTCCAAAGGAGTAGAACCAATAGCAGGAGCTTCGTCGTCGATAGTTACGCCAGCGAAGTGTTTAGCTCCGATTGATGCACCACTGTCAGTTGTGAAAGTGATAGGCACAAACCTTGCTTGTCCTTCTCTTTGTGTGTTGTTTGTCAATTCCATTTTGTTCATAGCAACAATCTGGAACTTATCGCCCTTCTTCAAGCCGACAACAACTGAACGTTCATTACCTTCCAAACCTAATGAGTTTACCACTGATTTAGCACGTTCTTCTACGCTGAGATTACTGTTCTTTAATTCTTCGAGTGTCATAATACTAAAAATTTTTAATTTGTTAATACTGTGAGTTACTTTTGTTTTTGTTTTAGTTTTATATCAATATACAGGGGGGGACTAAAGGGGTTGTGGACCGCCATAACAGTCTCTCATATAATTTTCGGAATCTAGGTAATTTTCACCTGTATATAAATTCCGAATTTATTAAACCCCCAGGGGGCTATTTATATAAAGTACCTGTACCCATTTGCGGATAACTAAATGAAATATGTATAATATTAGAATTAGAATTTTTTAACTTTGTATTTAACTTTTCAGAAGGTATTGTTGTATATAACTAAAAAAGAAACAATTATGATTACAGACTTAGAAACATTACTAAATTAGGACGAGTTTAAGAATCTCGTTGATGCAATTAATAAGAACTAGGAGTATTATCTATCAAGTAATGGTCTAACCATTAAAGCGGAATCTACAGATGATTCTTTATTCTTATTAATATCTTATGAGAGATAGAAAGAGGAAAGCTGTCTAGCTAATGAAGAAGTAGGCAAATTCCAGAAATACTTAGAATCTCTAGATGATGATTTATTTATAGATGTATGCGAATATCTAGGAGAGCTTGAAGTTCATAAAATACAAGAATGCTTAGAAAGCGGCAAGTTAGAAACAGTAAGAGCTGGTATTGCTAAATTCAAAATGGCATTGTCAGATATAGCTAAAAAGAGAATTGAACAACTGAAAGCTTATGTATGAATAGGTTGCTCAAATGAGAATACTATTAGCTAATATCAACGCTACTATGCAGGCTTTATTTCACGAAAATGAACAATTAAGAAAAGAACTAGAGAAATTGGCAGCAGAAAATAAATCTCTAAAAGAGAAATAAGTTACTGCCCTATGGTGTAATGGTCAGCACAGATGACTCTAAATCATTTAGTCTGGGTTCGAATCCTAGTAGGGCAACGCCAAAATTAATAGTTATGATAAAATTAAATGAGAATTATGTAGTAACTCCAACAGGAGCTAAAACTCTTATTATAGAAGAGGGAGACGATTGGAATAAAGTTTGTGAGAAGGTAGTTGGAAGTAAGTTTGATTATATCTTTGTACCTCAAGAATTTGAGAATCAAGCCTGCTATTTTCTTCCGCAAATAACAATTCAAGGAAAACAGATAGGCAAGATATGTACTTATAAGGTATTGAAATGAAACAGTGTGCAGTTGTATTAAATGGAAATGATGTTGTCAAAGTCTCTAATTTAAAGAGAAAATACGACAAGATAATGAATAACCCTAATATGAAAATATTAGAGGAATGTAATATGGAAATGTTAGATGAAAAGTACAACTATTGGAATAGAACATTAAATAGAAATACAGAAGAGGAGAAAAAAGAAGAGGCTAAGATGCACCACTTTAAAAATCCGAAAACTGGATGCTCTATAACAAGTATCTATCCAGATTTGGAAGAATGTAAATCATATATAAAAGACTGGATGGATTATGTTAAACTTGATTGAAAAATATAACGAACTTACTAAATCGGAATTAGAGGAGCTAGCAGAAATAACACTATTAGCTACAGAATCTTTAATTAATACTATTGTAGAAGAAGGAAAACAAAACGAACAATGGTTCTTAGATTATCTAGACAACTTAAATAAGCTAAGTGTATCGTACTAATATGTCAGTAGCCGCAAATATGATGATGTTCAATTCTTCAAGAATTGAGCGTGAAGAAAGGGAAGTATATGAAAAGGCTCTTAAACTTTTACAAAGAGCTGCAGGAATTTCTGGAGAAACTACAGATGATATAAAAAATTTCGTATTTGACATTTACATTAATGGCAAAGTACTTAGCAGTTTAAGGGCTAGCTATCCACAATATAGTCTTTCAGATGATTCTTCTATATTATTAGATATATGGAATCAAGTAGACCATCAAGTAAGAAATATACTACAACATGGTTTATATAAAGATACTACAATAGAGAAAGCAATTATTAACGACACTTTTGAAGGGTATGATAAATTATAAGAAAACAATAACTAATATTCATGAGCTGCTTCCAGAGCTAGACTTGGATACATTATTTAAAATAATGGAGGCTATAGTAGAGGAAACTACTCCAATTATAAATTGGCCCAATAGCATCAGAACTCCACTTTCAGATAAACCTTGGTGGGAAGAGCCAAACAGAATCACTTGTACGTATAATAGTAAATAAAAATAGGCGAGCCTAGACTTAATTGTCTAAGTTCGCCTATTTTGTTATGCATTAACTTTTAGATATTTTATCCATGAAAACATCTTTCTCTATCCTTCTAGATACTGTAAATTGTCTTCATTCATATAAGCTTCTTCTTCAAAGCTTACATCTCTGTAGCAATCATTTTGAGAATCTTTAAGTCTTAATAGTCGTATAATTAAATACTCTAATCCATACCAGATATAGAAAGATGGAATAGCTAACCATACCCATTCTAATCCAAATAATATAGATATAAGTATTGCAAACGCTATTGCACATTCTAAAATCTATACTGAATGGATATTCTCGTGATTCTTATCCTCATCAGTCAAATCCGACTTAGTAAATATTAATCCAAACAGATTAATTACTTTATAACCTCCAAACGGTATAATATTATTTTTAATTATCATATTATATAATACCAATCATTACGTTCCATAACTCCTTTCTCCTTGAGCTATTTGTTATCTAAATGATAGTCTCCATTTCTAAAATTTAATTCATTCTTAGTATAGTCCCAATAAAAATACCCTTTCCAGCCAGGGAGTAATAAAGTACGACCAGTAGCCGCATAAAGAGTTGCTCTATTATAGTCCATATTACTTATTAAATATAAATAGTAAATAAAGATATATCTTAAGTATAAATTCTTTAATTAATTTAACTACAGCGCTCATTGCTTTCTTGTTTTAATTAATCCATAATTTCCTTTCTTTAATCTAGTAGTAGGAATCCATCCATTATCTAGAATAGATCTATGTCCACTTGGTTTATGTATCTTAGCTCCATCTTCGTGTTTCCATTTAGCCGCGTTTCTAGCAAAGTTAGCACGCTTCTTCTGAAGAGGAGTAGCATTAGGATTGTTTAGTACAGATTTAGCATGTTCCTGTACAGACTATCCTGCAGCCTTAGCAGAGGCAGTAAATTTACCTTTGTTTTTCTCTTTAATATGAATGCCTGACCCGTTTTTAAAAATTGGACATCCAAATGTTACCATTTTTGTCATATTAGACATTTTTAATATAATGTATTATTTATTGATTTGTATCTTACAAAGAATATTAATATACTTGAAAAGTATCAAATAAATATAGATAAATGTGATAAATGATTAAATGAATTATGACTAATGGACAAAAGTAAAATTACAAAACAAAATGGGAACATAGCTTTCGAAGAGGAAGCTCATATTTATTATGATGTTACAAAGCCAGAACAGAAATTTATATCTGTAACGACTTTAATTCATTCTTTCACCCAACCCTTTGATAAAGAGTTCTGGTCAGCTTATAAAGCACTAGAGAAACTTCTACCTAAAGAAGATTGGGCTATCGAGAAAAAATCTCTGCTGAATACTAAGAAATTTGACAAAGTTCTACTTGAACTTCATAACATTACAGAAGACGAGTTTAATAAAGAACAACAAGCTATCTTAGATGCATGGGATATGGAGAACAGAAACTCTTGCGAGAGAGGAACTAGAATCCATGCAGATTTGGAAAACTCTTTTTACAAAAAGAAGAAGGATATAGATCTAAGTAAATATCAAATAGGTGGTAAGTTTGAGTGTATAAAAGACTATAACAATCTAGATTTGGAGAATGGGGTATATCCTGAGTATCTAATCTCTAGAGTATCTGAGGACGGAAAACTAAGAATAGCTGGACAAATTGACTTATTAGTTAAAAGAGGTAATAAGATAATTATTGGCGACTGGAAGACTAATAAAAAAATAGAAACAAAGAGTTTCTTTAATTCTAAAACTAAGACATCAGTTAAGATGAAGTATCCTCTAAATAATTTAGATGATGTTAATTATTGGCATTATACCCTTCAGCTAAGTACTTACGCCTGGATGATTCAGAAGAAAAACCCAGAATTTGAAATTGAAGACTTAGTTTTAGTACACTTCGACCACAGTGACAACATGACAGTATATCACTTACCATATTTAAAAGATGAAGTAATAAGAATGCTTTCTTTTTACAAGAAAGAATCTATATTGGCAGAAAATAAAAAGAAACGTCAACGTATTGAATATTAATTATGACACTAGAGGAAATAGAAGAAAGATGGAAAATATGTAGACGCTGTCCAATATGTAATCAAGAAGATGCAATATGTAATGGACAGTTGTATTTAAATCCAGAAAACAATGACATAAGTATTGGTCCAAAAGAAGGATATATAAAAGGATGCGGATGTCTACTGGAATTAAAGATACCTAATGAGAAGAAGCATTGTCCTGCGAAGAAATGGTAAATAATTTATTACTATATGGGACTCCAGTAATGGCTAACCCTACTAAGGCTTATATACTTATGACTCAAGAACCTACTGAAAAGATGTCAAAGAAATGGATTAAAGCAATATTTACTAAACCTTTAGTAATATTGAAGAGTATATATTTCCATATATTTGGAATTAATCAAGATTTAGCAACCACAAGATTAAATATTTGTAATACTTGTCCTCATAAATTACAGACTTCATTTGGAGAAGTATGTGAGGAGTGTGGTTGTATACTAGAGAACAAAACTAGAATAGAAGATGAACATTGTGATTTATGTAAATGGTAAAATGAATTATGGAAACTTTAAGAACAGAATTGAACAGTAATGAGAAACTAGCACTAGCTATAACTGGTATGGAAGGTACAGGACAGCACCTTATAGTAAATGGAGAAGCTGCAGATAAAACTTTATTAAGAGAAAAACAGGAAAGATTCAATACAGCAGTAGATGAACTAGAAGATAAATTCTCTAAACATAATGCAGCTTTAGAATCTTACGCCAAATCATTATCTGAGGATATGAATGGTGTAGAAATTATGCCCATGTATGGGTATGCATTAATTAAACCTTTCGAACAAAATCCGTTTCAAAAAATTAAAACTACTAAGAGTGGATTAATTACAGACTTAGGTGGATTTGCTCCAACATATAAATCTAATGAAACAGGAGAAATAGAAGAAGAACAACAATTTATTAAAGTGGGTACTGTTATTGAGGTTGGGTACAAGTGTGAGTTCCTAAAACCTGGAGATATAGTATTCTATACAATAGCTAGCGAGTGCATGGTTCCGTTCTACAAGTTTGGATTTGTTGTAGTTAATGAGAACAGAATTATGGCTGTAGTTAACGAAAAGCTAACTGAAAGAAGAAACGAATTGAAGTATGGAAACAATTGATGAAAAAGTTTATTTTAAGCCTGGGGATTGTGTTACTTTACGGTAGTGTAAAGTAATGCATTCTCCAGTTATGCTTGTTCTAAGAAGAGAAGCAGCTTTATTTAAAGATAACCAAGGATTACGAGGATTAAGATGTAGATGGTTTACTGATTCCGGACTTATGTAGGAAGCAGTGTTTAATACTAAGGATTTAATTAAAGTAGAAGAGTAATGGCTAACTAGGAAGAATTACAAAAAGCATTTATGGCATATCTAATACAAGATGCCGCTGCGTAGGGAATACAAGTACAATCTGAATAGGATTTACAAGCTTATGCTGAACAATTAGGTGAAGACGGCATTAAAGCTAAGTATCAGGAATTTATGCAGAAAATGCAAGGAGGAGTAATGGCTAGGCTTGGAGCTAAGCTTGAGTATTATAAGAAGCTAAAAGGAGTATGTCCAGAAGGAGAAGAGCTTGTATATTTTAAGCAAGGCGGTAGAATCTGTAAAGCTTGCCAGAAAGCACAAAAAGGAACTAAAGTTACTAAGAAAGCTAATGAAGTTGATAAATTTAAGGCTGGAAGAGCTTAGTATAAGAAAGATATGAAATCTGCTAGAGACGAAGCCTCAAGAGATTCTATATCAATCAATAAATACAATGATTAGGAAATCATGGCCAATAAAGGACATAAGGGTAATTTCCAGGGAGGAAAATGGGTTCCCGACAGAAAACAATATGCTAAGAAAGACGCTTGTGGCTCAAAAATGAAAGTCAATAAGTGCGGTTCCAAAATGAAAAAGAAATAATAAGATTATCTAATGTGTATGATAATGATTAATGATTATGAATGTATTTAACTATAACACTTTAACTAAATAGCTAGAAATAAATGAACCAGAGATATTGCTAGTTAAGGAATTTAAGGCTTTAATCTAGAGGGATAAATCTGCAGAAAAGGATAGAGCTACTAGAGAACTATCTTACATTTATTTAGCTATAGACTGGAAAAGTCCATACAGTTAGTATTCGGAACATGAACGACATGACGAAGCTATTAGCGATTCTGGATTGACAGAGTCGGAATTTAATGACCCTATATTTAGAGAAGCTTGTAGGAAATACAGAGCGTTACAAGATTCAAACAAGTCAATAAAATTACTAGAAGCAGCTAAAAGAGCTGCAGACTAGTTTATTGATTATTTCGAAACTATTGTAGATTTAAATGAGCGTGATAATAACGGCAAACCAGTATTCCAGGCTGAAAAAGTAATGAAGGAAATGGCTACCCTTCACAAAGTTCATGAAGAACTCATAACACTAGAAGACTAGGTTAAGAAAGAACTTACTGAACAATCTACTGTTAGAGCTGGAGCTGTGGATGGTTTTGACCCAGGAGACTTTTAATTATGCCAAGAAAAAAGATATTACCTGAAGAAATATAGAATATTGTAGATTAGGTAAGAGAAAAAGAATAGAAAGAGGATGCTAAAGAAGCTAGAGAATTAGTATAGAAAATAAGAGAGGAAAGGGTCAGAAATTCTGACTATTGGGATGTTAAAATAGGAGATAAAATAGAAGTATTTGACCCTACCTTATCTTATGAAATAACTGGATACAGACCTATTGACGAAACTCATGGATTGGACTTTAATCCAGATTGGTTTACCGAGACTAGGGAAGTATATAAACGAACTGGTCAATACTGTCCCTACCTTAGAGATAGTAAGCGGTACAACGAATTTTGGAAAGAGCAATATAGAAGATGTAAGTATGGAATGACAGTTAATGGATACACCATTACTGGAGATAATTACTTCTTCTTAAATTTCTATTAGTTACCTACTATTGACTAGCAGAAAGCCTCTGGTGAGGGTACTGATAATGACTTCCCAATATTCTTTGCATCACATTATATGTTCTTTCATTATCTATAGATGGCTAGAGTGCTACACAAGCACGCAGCTTTAATGAAAGCTCGTTCTATTGGATTCTCTGAAATAAACGCCTCTCTTTCTGCTCGTATGTACTCTGTTATTAGAAGAAGTAGGGTTATGATTACTTGCTTTAATGATACCTTCCTTAAGGGTACCTTTAGTAAGTTTGATAATGCTCTTACATTCTTAAATACCTGTACTGGAGGAGGATTTTTTAAATTGCGACTTATTGACCAGGATTTGAGAAAGAAATCAGGTAAACAAATCAAAATAAATGGTTAGTTTGAAGACGTAGGATTTAAATCTGAGGTTGTAGCAATTAACGGAGCTAAACCATCTAATATTCGTGGAGACCGTGTAGATTTATTAATATATGATGAAGCTGGTTCCTGGCCTGGACTTGATACCGCTGTGGTACAAGGTCAAGAACTTTGTGAAGTTCAAGGTATGCCTCGTGGAACAATGTTGTTTGGAGGTACTGGCGGTGATATGGGTGCTCCTCTAGAGGGCTTAAAAAAGATTTACTATAATCCAAGAGCATATAAGATTCTTCCATTTAGACATAATTGGACTTAGGATGGGACTACTATAGAGAGTGGATTCTTTATTCCATACTTTATACAATCTTTGAATCCAGAATTTATGGACCACAGAGGAGTATGTAATACTGTGGAATATAAGAAATTCTTATAGGAGGAGCGAGATAATCTGTTAGCTGTACCAGAAGACTACCTAAAGAAATGCGCTGAACGTTGTTGGAATGCAGAAGAAGCATTTAATCTAGAAGGTGTTAATAAGTTTAATAAAATTTTAGTTGCCGAATAGATAGCTAATATAAGACTTAAACAAATTGGCCCAAGACCCGAATGTGGTTATATTGATTATTTTTACAAAAATAATAAACATACTTAGGATAATATTGATGGTTTTAAATGGATTCCTAACAGCAATGGCAAAGTAAAAATTCTAGAGCATCCAATATGGTCTGACTTATATAAAGAACAAATGGAAAAGCTTAGATAGGAGGCAGAAGATAATGGCTAGGATTTTGAAGTTCCAGTTTATAAAGAGATGCGAGACTTATACGTAGCAGGTATAGACGGTATTGATATTGGAGCGAATTAGACTTCTAAGGAAACCAGAGACCCGTCTGATTTCTGCATAACGATTAAGAAACGTGCGTTTGGTATGAATGACCCTCAGTATGTTGCTATGTACAAGGATAGACCTGGAGACATCAGAGAAGCCTATAAAATAGCTATGTGTTTAGCTCGCTATTATAATTGTAAAATAAATATAGAAGCTACTCGTATGGGTATGGTTACTTGGGCTAGAGAAAAAGGATGCCTTAACTATTTTATGAAGCGCCCAAGAGCTACTCTAACTGACGTTAGAAATGGAACTACTAAATAGTATGGAACTCCTGCTACAAAAACTATAATCGAATAGCATACTGATTTAACAGCCGCCTTTATAGAAGACTATTGCCATACTATATGGTTCGAAGAAATGCTAGAATAGTTCACTGCATATAATGATGAAAATAAGGGTAAGTATGATATTGTAGCCGCTGTAGGTATGACTGAGTTAGCAGACCAAGAGCTATCAGGAAGACAGCCCGTACTTGTGGAGAAAGAAGTTGAATAGTTCCAAGATTTTGGTTACTATTACGACGAGAGAGGAATTAAAAGATTTGGAGTTATTCCAACTAAGAAAACTCCTGAACTTAATATGCAAAGAAACGAATATGATGACCCATACAGAGTTGAAACAAGTGATCCTAGAATATATGAGGGACTTGTACAAAATGGAGTATATAGGCGGACTAGATATTGAGAGTTTAGACCCAGTTGGGTATAAAGTCTCTTTTAACTTTGATAGGTCAGAAATGCCATTAGTAATAATAGCAGATTTACCAGACGAAGAATTTCTGCCATTTATTAAGGAAGAATTAAGAAGTAGGAAGTTGCAAAGAGTTAAGTATTATAACGCTACTAAACTTCCTCCAGAACAACATAATTTATGTTATGAAAGAGAAGGAATTAATAGACAAGACAAACGAGGCTATTGCGGAACTTGTATATGATAAGTATGAGTTACAGAAAGCTTATAATTATTATAATGGTAAAAGAGATCCTGAATAGTTCCGTTATCTGGAAGAAAACTTCGGAATAGGTAGCCCCACTTCGGTAGAGTTTACGCCTTTATTAAAGAAACACGTAGATGCTCTAGTTGGAGAATATTTAGGAACTCCTATACTTCCGAAAATTTCTTGCAAAGATTCAGATACTATCAGTAATATAACAAGAGAAAAATAGCTAGAAATAACCAAGGGAATAGTAAAGTTTTTGAAAGACCATTTAAGTAATTCAATTCTTAAGTTTATTGATGGCAAGGATATTACTGATAAAGCTGTAAAGACTTAGTTAGATAAAATTATATAGGATATTGACCAATCCTTTATTTCTCAATATGAAATTGCAGCTTAGAATATAGTACATTATATTATGCAATCCAGAGAAACCGATTTAATTACTAAGTTACGTTAGTTACTAACAGACTTATTAATTACTGGTTATACATTCTTTAGAGTGAAATCATCGGCTTCTGGAACTAATATTGAAATAGAGGTATTAAACCCACTTAATACATTTGTTGATAGAAATCCAGAATCTCCATATGTAAGGAACTCATATAGAGTTGTAGTAAGAAAGTGGATGAGTAAGAGTTAGATTTTAGCTAAATATGGCAAAGAAATATCTAGAGAAGATTTAAGAAGACTAAAAGATGAATGGCGAGCTGATGATTCAGCTGCTGTTTATAGAAGAGTATATGGAGATACTTGTACAGTAGTAAATGAAGATTAGAATCATGAAACCATTCCCGGCTATCCAGACAATGAATATAGTGCTCATAGGTTCTAGTTAATCCCAGTCTATGATGTTGAATGGATTGAAACAGATGATGATTTTGTGATGTAGAGATACAATACTATCAGAATAGGAGAAGAGATATATATTCTTAGAGGATTAGACAAGACTGTTATGAGGTCTAAAGATAATCCCAACTTCTGTTCTTTATCGGTAAATGGAGTATATTTCTTAAATCGCTCTTAGTAGCCTTATTCTCTTATATTAAAATGTGCACATCTGTAGGATAGATACGACTTATTAAACTATTATAGAGATAATCTAATAGCTAATAGTGGTACTGCTGGAGTTATTATGGATATGTCTCTGTTGCCTACCAACTTAGGAGTTAAATGGCCAGAACGAGTACAAAAATGGTTAGCTTATAAAAAAGGTGGTATCATGTGGATAGACTCAAGCCAAGAAGGTAGGAATGACGGACAGCAAGCTCCAAACTAGATATATAACGGATTTGATGATACCTTAAAAGCATAGGCTGTATAGGCTATTGAACTAGCTATTCAATCAGTAGAACAAACTACATCATCAATAACTGGAGTATTTAGGGAACGACTTAACGGTATAGAAACTAGAGATGCAGTTACTAATATTAAGTAGGGAGTAGCTAACTCGTATATAGTAACTAAGCACTATTTTTAGCAGATGGATTTAATAACCTGCGAGATACTACTAGATAGTCTTAATTAGGCTAAAGTTACTTATAAGAAAGGATTAACTGGAACTATTATACTTGGGGATAAATATCAACAGATATTCACCGCACTTCCTGAGTATTTTACTGTTACTGACTACGATATTCATATTACTGCTAGTTCAGAAGTGATGGAAGATTTATAGACTATAAAATCAATCATTCCAGAGTTCGTAAAAAGTCAACAGATGGATCCAGATATTATTTTTGAGGCTCTTACATCTAAGAGTCTGACAGACCTTAAATATAAGGTTAAGAAAGCTGTTCAAGTTCGCAAAGAGGAAAATAATCAGCTTCAGCAACTACAAGAAAAATTAGAAGAAACCTCTCAATAGGCTTAGTAGTTACAGCAAGAATTATAGAAAGCTCAGCAAAAGATTGAAAGCTTAGATGAATAGAGACTGGGATTAGAATAGTAGAAGATGCAGTTAGAATATAAAGTTAACTGGCTTAAAGCTCAGTCTGATTCTACTTATAAAGATAGACAAATGGATATTGAAGAAAAAAGAACTGAAATAGAGTTGGCTTAGCTTCATGATGGAAATCCATATAATGACAAAATAAGACAAATACATTAATATGGCAACTGGAACAATTGTATACAACAAAGATTAGTAGTAGATTTATCCTATCTCTGATGGGACAGTAATTATAAGTAATGCTTCCGGTTCTAAATCAAATGTAGAAGACGACTTAAAAAAATTATTTAAGTAGGTATCAGATTTATCCGGTTCAAGTGAAGCAGTTAATAGTATTATTATTAAAATACATTATCTCCCTGCTAATACTGCCGATGAATCTGAAATAAAACTATCAAGTAAGTAGTGGTCTGATACTTTTGAGCTTCCAACAGAAGAGAATCCATATATATGGAAAAGAACTAAATTTACTTTTTAGGGAGCTGATGAATCATAGGGAACTACTATCTATGAAATAGTAGCGAGTGATGTCTCTACTATTATATAGACTATATATACTAGAACCGAGGGAATAACACCAGTTATAGAGTATAAACAAAAAACGAATGAAAAAGGAGATCCTCTCTATATAGATTCTGACGGGAGAGAAACCACAGAAGTAACCTCTATTAAAGCCTATGACTATAACTACTACTGGAATGGACAGCCCTCCTCTGGGATTGATAAATTACCTCCTACTCCAGATGGATAGTCTTATACCTGGACTGACTATCCACAAGATATTAGTTTATCTTTTACTTCTGTTTTTATGTCTAGACGTATAAAGCAATCTGGAAAGTGGGGACCTTTTTCTACACCAGCTCAATACGGTCAATGGCCTAACACTTAATATTATTGCAATATGGAATTTAGTATTGATATACATACCCAAATTAATGGGGAAATACTGATAGAAGATTTCTCAAAAGAATATGGCTAGTATATTGATGAAGATGTAGAGGTAGTAACTTCTTACGACTCCTATAAGTATAGTGAGAGTGCTACCTTGAATACTATCATCAAAGTTAGTATAAGCGATGCTACTCTGATAGATGTCCTACTTAATGACCATACAGAAGACTTAGACTCGTGTATGTTTAAGGTCAAGGATGATGGTTATTACGTAGTAGACCATATCATTATTCCTAATATGAAATGGTATGAAAATTCATCGGACGAATACAAGGAATACTATGAGACTATCTATGTTACTGATGGAGAAAAATTATATAAAGAAGTAGAAGGTAAGCTAGAAGAGTGTACAGTTAAAGAAGTTCTTGAACGAAACATAGAAGGAACTACTATAAAAAAATGTAAGGTAGATGTTTTCTTTACAGGAAACTTGTAGTAGTGTTACATTAATTATTGTAAGAAACTCTTTGATGCTTTACTAAATAAGTGTCTAACTAGAGATTAGGAAGCAGATATATTTGCTCGAGATTTCATATGGATGACTCTTAACATTATAGATTATTTAATATGCTTTAAACAATTCATGGAGGCTGAAAGATTACTAGCGATGTTCCGTACCTGTGGAGGATTCTGTGACAATCACCACCATGGACATAAACGTATAGGTTGTGGATGCTCTTAAGAGAAAGGCTATTAAAAGGTATGAGGATTTTCTAAGAAAACTCAAAAAGGGATATAAACCAGATTATCAAGATATTCTTAATCTAATTTGTTTTATTAACCTACCTGTAAGACTAGATAATCACGAATTTATTAAATAGCAATTATTAAACTAGAATGATACAGTCTATTTACACTTCGGTAAGTAACGCAGATATAGTGCCTTGTGGTAAAAAGGGTAAGCCTATAAAATGTGAGCCTATACCTCTCTTAAGAAATAACTATTTAGGAGAATATAGGACAGAACTAGAAAAAGCTAAAGTAAGAAAGAACTTAGGTATTGCTGATGAGTAGAGTCTATTGTGGGGAAACATTAGTGGAACCATAGAACTGCAAAAAGACCTAGTATAGTATATAGAACAAAAATGGACCTATACTAGTGACGTTGCAGAAGGCATTAATACTGTGAAGGATGCCCTAGACTATGCCCTATACTTTATTAGCGAATATGAATCTAATACAGAAGCAATAGAAGAACTGAAAGTCGATATAAGCAATATTAGAACTTCTATATCTGTATTGAAGGAGGATTTACAGCGAGAAATTGATACTAATAGAAAAGGAATTAATAATCTATCTGAAGAAATAGTAAAAATCAATGAAGCTATAGTTGAGTTGAACAATGCTATTGAGAATATAGATGTTGATAAAAACATTCTTAATTGGATTAAGAATAGTCTCCAAAATTCCAAAACTATAGAACTAAAGGAAAATAATTCCTTAGAGGTGATTTTATCTACTTAGGAAGATAATGCTATTCATTTAATAGAATAGGAGATTGGAGAGGAAACCTCTTCTATTATCCTTCCAGGTATCTATGTTAAGAATCTTGAACCTGCTCTAGAAGAAACAAAGAAAGAAGTATAGAAAACTTAGGAAGCACAACAAGAGACAAATACTAAAGTAGAAGCTAATACTGAAAGTATTACTAATATACAAACTAACTTAGAAACTATAGCTACTTATTAGACGGAACTCCCAGATGATACTACTTCAACAGTAATTGAAGGGACTACAGTAGAGAAACTTAAGGGCAAGCCCTTTAATGAAATTATTGATACTTTACTGTTTCCAACAGTAGTTAGAGATTTAGTATACCCATAGCTTTATTATAGTTTTACTTCTCAAATAGTAGAAGTGGGAACTGCTTTATTAACTCCTGCACTTACATTTATAAAGAATGATGCTGGAGAAGAAACTGACAGACGAGAAACTATTACTTATAACAGTTCTCCTGTAGAGTCTGATACATATAATTCTATTGGTACTTATACTCACTCTGGTACAGTGAGTTATGCCGCTGGAGAATATTTGATAAATAATAAAGGAGAAGTTACAGATAAGAGAGTAGAAGCTGGTTCTATTTCCGCTACCGCTTAGGTAGTAGCCACATATCCTTGGTATTCTGGTAATACTGATGGTGTGATTAAATAGGCGCTAGTTCCTTTTGGACAATCGTCTGGAACTATCACATTTTCACTAAGTGGTAAGGCTATTATAAAATTGCCAGGAAGTAACACATAGTTAAATTCATTTACCGTAGATGGAGGACTTGGATATTTAAATGTAGACCTAAGTGGTTGGGAAACGTCTACCGAGTAGATAAATGGATTTACTTACAAGGTATGGACTAAGAAAGATACTTACTCCTCAGCATTGCCACATCAAATTAACTTTATTCTATCACAATAATGGCATTTAAATATACAGGTGATGCTACCTTAGGTGTCGCTTTAACCGTAGAAACTCCGAAGCCTCTCGATAATAGAACAGTCGTTAATAACTTAGACGAACTTTATTCTATTCCAGAGAAGTATGCTTATCAAGGTATGACCGTTGCTAACATAGATAACGGAAATATTTATATGCTGATTGATAAGTCTAAGATTAAATACAAGGAAGGATGGAAAGCATCCTATGAATCTATCTAGATAATCACCTGTACAGAGGCTGAATATAAAGAATGGTCTGAGAATACTACAGACGATTTTAGGCCCATAGATGAAAGTAAACCATATCTTCATGCTGAGACATATTATTATATATATGAGGATAGCTTAGACGATAACTAGTTTTACCTATCCGCGGAATGGGGGAAAAAGATAGAAGAGCAATTAAAATAGAAGGCTCTTAATACTACTGTAGTATAGATTAGAACAGACTTAGATAACACTATTGCTAGCCTATCAGATTATGCTACACTGGAAGAATTAACTACTAATTATGTCTCTAACGATTCTTTAGCTCTATCACTGACTAAGTATTATACTAAGGAAGAAACAAACGATATTTTCGTTACTAAAGAAAGCCTTAGAGGAGAGGGAATGGAAGGAGATGATTTTGTCTTCGTTACAAAGAAAGAATATGAGGAAGATTAGTAGGCTATCCAAGACGAGTTAGATAAAACTCTTAAGGTAGATGGAGATGGCTCCTTAGAAAGCATCACTGTTGGGTAGATAAAATCTCCTGTGGCGGAGGGAGAGAGCTAGTTAGTAGTAGACGTTAAGTCTGAAGGATTATTTATAGGTGAAGATTAGATTGCTACTGAATCGGATATTCCGAACTTAGTAACATTAACTGAAGAAGAGTATCTAAAGTTAGTAGAGGAAGGGACGGTAGAGCCTGATACATATTACTATGTATATGACGTTACAAATGATGCAAAGGTTTATATTACTAAGGAATATTTGGATTAGAATTATCATACTACTAATCAATATCAGTCCTGGGTTGCTACAAATTATTACTCCAAGAAGTAGATTGATGAAATAGTTCAAGGTTTGCAAAAACTTGGAAACTACGTTACTACAGAAGATATTAAGGCTTATTATACTATTTAGCAGGTTGATGACAAATTTCTTACTAAGGAAAATGCTCAGTCTACTTATGCTACTCAATAGTCATTATCTAATTTATCAGATTAGATAGCCGAAGATTACGTAACAAAAGAAAGTTTAAGGGGAGACTCTCCTGAAACCGGAGATGATGATTTCATATTTGTTACCTAGAAAAAATATCAGGATGATTAGGCTGCTGCTGCTAAAGAATTTAGCACTGAGCTTTTGAAATCTACATCAGTAGAAACTTCTGATATTACTATTTAGAAAATTGGAGAAAAAGAAGTACAATAGGGAACAACTGGAGAACCTTCTGAGGAAACAGGAACTGAGCAAGTTATTGAGAGTTCTGTTAAACTTACCACAGAAGATAACAGGCTATTTGCTGGAGGCAAGCAAGTTGCTATTACTGAAGAAGTACCAAAACTTGTATGCTTACCACAAGCTGATTATGATGACCTAGTTGAGAATAGTAAGACTGAAGAAGATACTTATTATTGCACCTATGGAGAAAAAGATTTACAAGATACTGGATATGTTAGAAGCGAATATCTTATAGAGAGATACTACACCAAAGCTGAGGTAGAAGAACTAATTAGCTAGGCCGTAGCCGAATTGTAGAAAAAGATAGACGCTTTATAGCCAGGTTCTAGTGTAGAGGTAGATGGAGAAAATGAACAATTAATATTTTAAACAATATGGGAACAATTTATATTGAAGGACAGTTTAAGAGTTCTGCCAAACCAGTAAAAGTTGTTGGAGGAAGTATAGGAGGAGGCTCTGGAGTAGACTAGGAAGTTCTCAAGAACTATGCTACTAAAGCAGAATTGTAGAAGGCTGTTGAGGACCTAACTGCTTCCATAGAGGGAATAGATCACGATGTAGTTGGTGAAACTTTAATAATACAATGATATGGCAGCAATCAAATCTATAAAGGTTGGGGAAACCACATACGATTTAAAAGCTACTTACGATGGTGCTGGAAATGTTATAGATACGACATATGCCAAAGCTAATGCAATTCCAACTAAAACTTCTTAGTTACAGAATGATAGTGGATATTTGACTGAGCATTAGGATATTAGTGAATTAGCTACTAAGGGTGAGCTTGAAGGCAAAGTAGATAAGGAGTTAGGAAAGGGACTTTCTGAAGCCAATTATACTGAAACTGAGAAGGAAAAGTTAAGTACTATAGCTAATAATGCTAATAATTATGTACACCCAACTACTTCTGGAAATAAACATATTCCATCTGGAGGAGCGTCTGGATAGATGCTAGTTTTCTCAGCAGATGGTACTGCTGAATGGGCAGATTCAAGTTCTAAGCTAGAAGAGCAATTTACAGCACTAAATGAGGCTTGGGAAGAATTGTAGAAGGCACAACAAAAGCTTGATAAGTAGGTTACTGAGCTAAATAGTAATATGGATTTATATTCCTATGGAGTAGAATGGGATGTTACAGTAGCATCTCCGGAACTTACTAGAATAGGTAATCCTTTGTTGCATAAATCTCTTCCTATTCAGTCAGCGTATAGAGGTTGTGTAGCAAACAATGATGTAGTAAATTACTATCTGTTTCCAGATGACTGGTCTTATAAAGAAGACGGCGAAACTCCATCTGTCTTAGATGGAACTGATGGAACAGTAAGAGTTAATACTCCTAAATTTTATGGAAAATCTGGCAGCGATGGAAACAAAAGATGGGTTAGAACTTCTACTGTCAAAATTGATGATTCATGGGTAGAAATTCCTGAACTATTAATAGATGCATACAGAAGTACAGTTGATACCACAGTCTCCGCAACTCCAAAAGCTGTATCAGTAGTTAATACTACTACTGCATTTAGAGGTGGAGGAAATAGAGCTAACTACGATGATTATCTAACTACAGAATTAGAAACTAAGGATATATTCAGAAGTGATTTAGGAAAGCCTAGAACTAATATTTCTAGAGCTACTATGAGAACATATGCAACAAATGCTGGTTCAGAATTGCTATGCTATGAATATTACAAATGGATATTCTACTGGAATTATGTCATTGAATATGCTAATTTTAATTCTTAGGCTGCATATAATGCAGAGTTAACTGCAGATAGATATCATCAAGGAGGTTTAGGATCTGGAGTTACAGATTGGGCTAACGCAGCTACAAGTTGGTCAGGGTATAATGCAACATATCCACTTACACCTTGTGGTTACTGCAATGAACTTGGTAACTTCACTGGAGTAAAAGATTTAGTTATTCCAGAATGTACAGCTCAAGATGGCACAAATACAGTAGCAACTCATACATTTAAAGTACCTCGCTGGAGAGGATTCGATAATCCGTTTGGAGACATTTGGACTAACCTGGACGGAGTAGTTATAATGAGAGCAGCTGCTAATGAGATTAGCACTGTCTATACAACTACTAACATATCGGAATTTACAGACGTAGTTGGAGAGAAAACCGTTGCAGGATACGAAGTAGCATCGGATGGTTATATTAAGGCATTTGACTTAGGTGAAACCGCTGAAATAATTCCATCCGCTGTTGGAGGAAGTGCTACTACTTATATTTGCGATTACCATTACTGCAACGCAAGCAGCACAGCGCTTCGCACGCTGCTGGTGGGCAGCGGCGCGGCTTATGGCGGCGATGCGGGTCTCGGCTGTTTCTATTCTTACTATGGCGTCGGCAATGCCGATTCCGTTGTCGGGTTCAGGACTCTGAATAGAGTATCTTAAGATATACAATATAAAAATCGATTTAGATGATAAATCGTAGGATATTACTTCTAAAAACCGTTGATTGGCAAAAAAGTACTGCTAGTAGGCAGCAACGCGAATAATGGCAGCAATGCAGGTCTCAGCTATTTCAATTCTAACAATGACGTCAGCAATGCCAATTCCAATGTCGAGTTATTATATATTTAGAAACATTTTATTATTTTTTTTTAGTTTGCTAAGTAATATCCTTGCCTCTAGGCAAAAGATAACGTAGTGTTGAATGAAGGGTGTTAGTAGGTTAATTCTCGAACGCTTCCGATGAAATATATAAAAAATTGAAACGTGTAGGATATTTGCACGAGAAAGTATACGCTGAAGATAACATCGAACTAGCTGACGATAAAGCTAGAAGAAATAAGTCTATTAGATGTGGAATCAAGCAGCATGATAAGAATAGATTAAAAGAAAATAAGGAATTATCCGATAAGTTAAGGGATTTGATTTATCAAACCTCTGAATATAGTACCTTTATAATATACGAACCTAAAGAAAGATTAATCTTTAGACTTCCATACTATCCAGATAGAATAACTCACCATGCTATAATGAATATTATGGAGCCTATTTGGACTAGTATATTTATAGACCAAACATATTCCTCTATACGAAATAGAGGTATTCATAAAGTAGAGTATGATTTGTTCAAGGTGTTATAGAAACATCCAGAAGAAACAAAGTATTGCTTGAAAATGGATATAAAAAAATTCTATCCTTCTATAACTCACGACATTTTATACGAAATGTTATAGAGAAAGATAAAGGATAAAAAACTATTAAAACTGTTGAAAGAAATAATTTATTCAGCGAAGGGAGTTCCTATTGGAAATTATCTATCACAATTCTTTGCAAATTTATATCTGACATATTTTGACCACTGGGTAAAAGAGGAGTTAAAATGTAAGTACTACTTTCGATATGCTGACGATATTGTGATTCTTGGTAATGACAAGAATTATTTGAGAAATGTATTAGTATCTATAAAACTATATTTGAAACAGGTTCTTAACCTAGAGTTGAAGCCTAATTATCAAATATTCCCTGTAGAAAGCAGAGGTATTGATTTCGTAGGCTATAAATTCTATCATACTCATGTTCTACTGAGAAAATCTATAAAAATGAGGATGTTTAGGCTTATAAATCTATATAAATAGAATAAGATTGATAAAGATGAATTGAATAGAAGAATGAGGTCTTATTTTGGATAGATGAAATTTTGCAACTCTAAGAACTTGCTGAGAAAGGTAGAGGAGTTAACTGGATTGAAATTCTCTAACTGGAATGGAAAAGAAGTTAACATATCTAAGTTTTATAATAAATATATTCACATTGTAGAGGTTATTGATTATGACAATCATTTTCGAGTGCATTTCATGTATAACAATAAACCCTACTATTTTAAAAGTAAGAATAGGAGATTACACTATTCTTTGCTTAGATACAAATTTCCTATAAATTTTAAAATAACACCTTATGTTAGAGCCGAATAGAATACAAATGGACGTTTATCCTTAGACAATCCAAAAACTTGGGAACGGTACTTATTACTATAACTATGATATAAAAGAAATTAGTGTTGAAGTACTTGATTTAGACAATACCATAAAAGAAAAAACTTACTATAGTTTTATCTAGGTATTATTAAATGGACAGCCTAATTACAAAGATTGTGTAAAAGCTATAGTTAGAAGATTCCTTACAGTCGATGAAGAATTTGATTTAATCAATTCATATAATAGCTATTCAGAAAATCTTACTTCTGATTCTGAAGTTATTAATGAATATAAGGAATATCTTAACATATTAAAATAGATAAAAGCTAAAGTCAAGGAAGATTTTGCTAAATTATGATATATAGAAATGGTAAGTTAATATTACAGGTCCAAAAAGATATTCTAGAACTTGTAGAACAAGTTTAGCAAAGAGTACAAAAGAACATTGGAGCTATATATAAAGGGTCGTAGTTAGTCTGGCTTACCGTATACGATGCTGTTAGAAGCTGTTTTGGTAGCGGAACTTGGCTACAAGACAGACCTTGGTTAAAAGATGATTCATGGAAAAATAATTGATTTGTAAAAAATGGCAAAATTTGAAAATTTACCTAATCAGATTACAGATTTAGCAACAGAATGGGATGGACATTCTGGAATGGAGGTTGAGGATTTCATAAGCCGAAAAATAGAGAAGACAGAGGGATAGGATATAGTAGATGCATCGTATGATTCTTCTACTAGCATCCTTACTCTTCTTAAGAGTAATGGAGATAAGGTAGAAACTGAAGTATCAGTTATTCCTCCCACGTACTCTTATGGTATTATGGTGTATGGAGTAATGTTAGACAATAAGACTGACAAAATCTATACCGAGGCTAATAGTTCTCTTTTGATGCAATATAACTCTGATAGAAATGTTAAGGTTGGTATTGCAATGTACGCCGTTGCTACTACTTCTGTAACAACAGATAGAATTGGACCTTTCAATGTTAAGATTAGTTATGGAACTCAATCTGGAACATTTAGAGTAAACAATATTAAATATAACTAGTGTATTATTGATCCTTCTACTGGAGCAATTACTGGAGTTAATGTATCATCAGAGGAATTAATTGATACTCTAGCTTGGATAGATATTACTGAGTTATTTACTAAAACTTAGTCTGCTAAGAAAATTACTGCTCAGGTAATAGATGACCCTGAAGTAGAAGATACTTTAGACCTTCCAATTACTACAGAAGTAATCACTCTTAATTACAATGGGGAAGTTGTCTTAAGTAACAACCTAGTTAATTTCTCTTTAACTGGAGGAACAACTAGCAATTATCACTTAGAGGGATTTAATAACGGCTCTGCATTTTCTACAAGTGGAGGGGTATTGAATTATTCTAGTTTAACCTCAGGACTTAATCAATTAGCTGTAAAGGCAGTCCATAATACTGAGAGTTCTATTTATACAGACTATATTTATGTAGATATTATTTATACATATAATTGCGCAGAAACAATCGTTGCTATTAATGGAGTAAGTAATGGTATTGCGAACAATGGCGTAGCTACTCTATATGAGTTAACTGTATTTAGCCCAGATAATAGCTCTATGGCTATAACTACTTATCTAGAGAATGAAATGCCAGACTCTGAAAGTATGAATCCTACTGAAATCATGAAGTATGAAGTTATTAGCGCTTCATCTTACAATGAATAGGGAGTCTACGACACTTCGTATAAAAAATATATAGAGATAAATAGTAGCGATTCTGAAAAATATTTAGTAATTAAAGTAGATGATACTTACTATAAGTTCTATACTGTATTTACTAATAGTTTAGGATAGACTACCGCCTATACAAGCAACTTCAAAACTATGAGAGTAGAGGCAGTGAATCCAGAATTTATATATTCGTAGGATATAGCTCCTTCTAAGAACTTTGACTAGATTGAAGGCTACTTAAATGATATTTTTGTTACTGACGAATATGCCACTGGTTCAAATCCGGCTACGGTAATATCAGATTTGGAATCGTCAGACGGATGGTAGGAAGAAGATGGGCGTACAATATTTAAAGTATCTGCACAGGATAATCCTATACTAAAATCACCTCTAAGTTTAGGATTAGGAAATAATTTCACTATTGAATTAGGATTTAAAACTTATAACATTAGTGACGAAAGCAAACCAATAGCTACAATAGGAAACTTCTAGTTGAGACCTACTCAATTCTGTTGGAATACTGAGGATACTGATTTATTTAATGCTAGAAATGCTCAATTCCAAGAAGGGGTAGAGACTCATATATTAGTAACTGTATAGAAGGGTTTTGTTGTCTCTAAGAGTGATATTTATTATCCGAACTTCCTAGCTAGCTTCTAGAGTGCTTTTGATTAGGTAGCTCCTACCACTAGCATTAACTTAGTTAGAATATATGTAAATGGAGTAATAGATAGAGAAATTTCTTTAACAGATTCTGAACTTAATACGTTTGCTTCTGCAGCACTGTAGATTAATCCTACAACTGCTGATATTGATTTTTATCTATTCAGAGTATATAATAGTACTGCTCTTACTTTCAATCAGGTTTAGAAAAATTATCTTTCTTTCTTAAAAGAAAAGACCTCTAAAGAAGAGTTCTTCGACAAGAATGATATTCTTGGAACTAATGGAGAAATCTCTTTTAGTAGAGCTAATAGTAAATATAATACTTTAGTATATGTATTCCCGACTGGAGCTAAATTCCCACATAGAGCTTGGGGAGGTGAAGATAATGAAACTCCTCCACAAGAAACAGCATAGAAAAATTCTCCAGTAACTTTATTCGTTAACTATGCTAACTCTTCCGTTAATAACTTATACGGAGGTAGATTAACTCATGGTCAAGTAAAGGGACAAGGTTCCTCTGCAATGAGATATCTAATTTGGAATGTTACCTATGCTTTGAATAAATTAAAGGATTAGGAAGGACAGAAAATAAAGAGTCCGTTTACTCCATACTCTTAGTTAGATACAGATACTAATACGTTTAGAGAAGATGCTTCTTCTACAAAGGGTTACTATGTAATGCCTCCTTATGATGGATAGCAAGATACTACTGCATATAAGATAACTAAATTAGTAGGTAAAGTAAACTTTGCTTCTTCTATGCAGTCTCATAAGATTGGTTCTTGTAAATTATTTGATGATGCCTATAAGGAATCTAGAGGAAATTTAATTTCAAGAGGACAGAAAGCCGTACATGAAGAACCATTCCTATACTTCTATTGGGAAACTGATTTAGAAGATGTTTCTACTATAGAACTAGCAGATTTGTTAGATAATGATGAATCTATCAAATTTATGGGATTCCAAACTTGGGGAGCAGGTAAAGGAGACGATGCTTCCAGTGGATATGACGAAGATATAACTCCTGAATATCTAATGCTAGAAGGTGGTGAAAACACTGACCCATCTGTAAACTTTAGACGTCCTTGGTAGGCGCTTCAAAGAGCCTCTGGTGTACTTGGAGAAGATACTTATGGACTAACTAATCAACCAACTATAACTTATACTAATTCTTTACTTCGTCCTTGGGATAATCTTCTAATCGAAGATGAATCTGTTGTATACGACTAGAGAGGAGCTTGGGATATTGATTATGGTTGTGAAGAAGTAGAAAATGATAGTGGAAAGACATACTTCCAATTTGCTGAATCAGTACATGAATCTTTAAAGAAGTTTAGAGAGTTCTATGACTTCGTTTATACACATGATTACAACATGGTTCAGACAAGTGCTACTAGTCCTTCTGGATGGGATGTAACTAAAAAGTACATTGTAACAGCTAGTACTTGTACGCTAAATCCAACTAGTCATAAGTCCGGAGATATTTATCGTTACGATGATATTAACGGAACTTGGGTATGTGCGGGAGTAAGCTATGAATCTGCTACTGGATGGGCTAGAGCTAATATCTACGAGTTAGCTGGAACAAGTAGCGCTTTAGGCATTCCTGCTGCATTAGATACAATGAAAGCTAATTTCATTACAGGAATTAAGAACTACATAGATGTAAATGATATTGCTTTCCACTAGGCTTTTATTAAGTTTGTATCTGGAACTGACAATAGAGCTAAAAATACATATTTCCAAATTATTGGAAAACTAAGAGAAGAAAACGAAGAAGGAGAATTTGTTGAGAGTGGTAAGGGGGATTATCTAGTTAGACTTATTGGAGACGACTTAGATACTATTTTAGTAACTGATAATAACGGTCTTCAGTCTAAGCCTTATAATTTGCTAGAGACTTCCTACAGAGAGGCTGACTCAGTATATTGGGGAGATGCTAACAATGTATTCTTCTATATGTTTGACCAATGTTTCGAATCTGAAATAAAAACATATTTAGCAAGTGTTATAAATACTTCATTTAAGAACAGTAACAGTATGGAAGATAAATCAAATTACTTCTATAAAGTGTTCTTTAATGTTCAAGAAACGTTCCCAGCAGTAGCATATAACCATACAGCTAAGATATATTATGAAAATGCTTAGGCTATTAAAAATTCTAAGGTACTTTCATATTATAGTAACAACGAGATTGAACCTATCGAACAAAGCCACGGCTCTTGCTTAGCTTGTGAGAAATAGTTCATGACCAAGAGATTTGCATTCCTTTCTACTTATGCATAGACTTCTTTAGGAGCTATTGCACTGAGAACTGCAAGTTCTGCAGGTAGTGGTGATACTCTGAGATTAAGAATGGAGTTTGAACCATATTAGGATTGCTATCCTGTTTATCATTACAACGGTAAAAACCTTTATCTATCTAATTTCTAGACATCTAACTTTGATGCAATTAAGAATTTAGCATAGACAGGAAATAGTTATACAGCCGAAATCAATCAAGGAGATCCTGCAATTAACCAAGGTATATACTTAACTACTTTATATAAGAAGTTAAATATTTTAGGTTTAAAGATGTCTACTATTGATGCAGATTTTGCTAGAACTACTGAGTTCCAAATTGATAATGCTTAGTTAGACGATTATACTAGTCTATTCCCAAGCGATTATCCGGACTTAGCTATCAGCTTATTTACTCCTTCATTCCCAGTGTTAGAGAGCTTAACTCTTAGAAATATGACACTTCCTACAGAAATGGATTTGTCTAAGTTCTTAAAGTTAGAGACTATAGACTTCTCTAAGACTACTACTAAGAGCGTAGTATTCCCACAAACTGGTAGACTAAAGAATGTAATTCTTCCTGATACTATAGAAACATTTAGAATCTATGATAATCCAGGATTGACTGATATTACATTTGAAGGATTGAATAATTTATCAACAGTATATATTGACTGCGATAATGTAGGAAGTTTTGATGTGGCTAATTTCTGCGAATAGTTAATTAACTGCAATGCCCTTCAGTCAGTAACTATTAGAAATGCTAATCTGTATATAACAGAAGATGCATTAAGAAAGATGATTCTTACTAATACTTGTAACTTAACTGGAGATATTTACATTGTAAATACTGCAGGAAGCACTTAGTTGAAGGCTATTAGCTTTGCTACAAAGCAGTTATTAGTTAATACATTTGGAGACATTTCTAGTTCTTCTTCTAAGATTAGAATCCATTTCCAAAGTGCTGAAATCCTAGACTTTAGTTGTGCAGGGGAAGTTTCTGTATATTACTAGGCTGGAGAATCCGGAACTATTGTTCGTCAAAACCTATTTGACATTACAGTAGATTCTGGTAATGATGTTGAAATAAAATCTGGAACTAACCCTTATAATCCATTAGTAAATGGATACTTAGATATTACTTACTCTATGTCAGGAGTATCAACTGATATTGCTACTATTGATTAGACTGGTGCTATTACCTTGAAGAAGGAATCTAGTAGTACTGCTACAGTAACTATTAGTATGAAGGTTGCTAATAGTGGAACTCCCATTAGAAAAACTGTTAAAGTAAGCTTCGCTTGGAAGGCTCCTTAGCTTGGAGACTTTGCATATGCTGATGGTACGTTTACTAGCTCATTTGATGCTACTAAGACTTTAGTTGGTCTAGTGTATGCAAAGGATGAAAGTGATGATACGTCTGGAGTAGTTTACATCATTGGTAAGGAATACACTGATGAAGAAAAGTCTTACTACTTAGGATATAGTGCAGATGGAAATTCTGGTTCTCAGGAATAGATATTACAACAGCTGTATTAGGTACAAGCCTATTTGTCTAGCGTGTCTGTTTCTAATTATGAAACTGTTTCTGATACTGCTACTCCTAACTTAATTAATAATATTAATGTATCTACCTACAACATACAAGTAAATACAGCATTTGCTGGTAAGTCTGATACTGAATTATATATTAATCATGTAAATAGTAAGTTACTTCCTATTTTGTATAATAACTCAGCTTGTAAGCCTTATATTAGCAGAAAACAAGTTTCTTCAGGAGGTAGTACTTCATGGGAATACTACATAGAATCTAAGTCTAACTTAAATAATCTATGTGAAGCTATTCAGACAGTATGGACCAATGCTTCTGGAACAGATATTATGAGCTGTCTATTATATCCATACTTCTATAGTATGTAGGTATATGAACCGTCTGTAAAGGATGGAGAAACTCTAAATTCAGCTTATAAGAAAGGTAATTGGTATGCTCCTTCAGTAGCTGAGTTCTCTAGAATTATTTACTATAGAGGTTATAGTGTCTCTGGAAGTAATTTCAATACTGGAGATACAGTAAGATAGCCTATTAGTACCTCAGTTGCCAATGGAGGTGGAGTGCTAACAACTCCAATTTTCTCTATTGCATATTCTAGAGCTAACAACTAGTTCCCATCTGTATGGTCTAATATAGTAGGTTCTGGAGATAATGCTGGAGTAAATAATATTACTACTTCTATTAACTCGTCAGCTGCTAACAACTATTCTTATCAAAGAACTTAGCAATATGACGGAGGTTCTGGAGGTTATACATACTCTAATGAATGGGTTACTGGTAGTTATAACGACCCATCATACTGGAACACAGTTCAATATAATAATGCTTGGAGATTAACTAAACATCAAGGAGTACCATTTACTAAATTTAATTATTCTAAGAATGGCTAATAATTTCATACAAATAAGTCATAATGATCGTTATTATGTAATTAATAAGGATGACTCTTTGAAATCCTTACTCACTCACGAGGAGCTGTTAAGGCTCCCCTTGAGTGTTTGGAAGGAGTTATTTGAGCGAAAAGATGGAGTATGTTATTTTAAATTAATGCTTCCAGTTTTAGAAGCAGCTATTAAAGCATATGATAAATCATCTAATGTTGATTCGTTCTATTATAACGACAAAGAGTATTGGTTAGATAAAGCTACTAGAGTCGGACTACAAAATTTAGCTAATTGTAGTACTGATAATATGTCTTTGGTTCTTGGTAGTGAAATAATCGAATTACCAGTAGACAAGGTAAAAGAATTTCTAGCTTAGCTAGAGGTGTACGCTGGGAAATGTTATGTAAACACAACTCAACATCTATTAGCTATAAAAGAGCTTAAGACAGTTGAAGATGTTATAAAATATGATTATACTTCTGGGTATCCAGATAAGATTACGTTAAATGAATGAGAATTTAGAAAAGGATAAAATATAGCTAGGGAATGAAAAGCCCTAGCTACTTCCTTCTAAATCATTACTTAATACTATAAAGCTTGGCTATGATACTAAGCCAGTTCCTCCACCTCCTGAAAATCATATTGATTTTATAGAAGGGGATTCTGTGATGACTACCATAAGTACAGGGTTTGAGCATAATGACAAGCCAGTTCCTCCACCTCCTGAAA